CTGGACCTTCTTGTCCGTGACCCGGACGGTGATGTCCATGCCGAGCTTGGAGAGCACGCGCGCGGCCGCCGCGTTCAACTGGCCCAGGGCGTCCCGGAACACCCGGACGCGCGCCCCGCGCGGCCCCAGCGCCTCGCAGGCGGCCTCCGCCACCTGCATGTCGCGCTTGAACTTGGCCGCCTCGAGCTCGGCGTCCTGGACGCGCTTGGTGTCGATCGTGACCATCTTCTGGAGCCGGGCCCTGGTCTCCTCCTGGCCCTTCGCGGCCGCCAGCTCCGACTGGAGCTTGACCAGCGGCGTCCCGACGTCCTCCAGCGGCTCGCGGAGCTTCGCGCGGACGTCCGCCTCGGCCTGCCTCATGTCAGCGAGGTCCCCGGCCGCCGCCGCGCGCTCGGCCTCCAGTTGCTCCTTCGTGAACTTCACCGGGGCGAGCTCCGTCGAGTAGTGCACGACGATCTCGTGCCGCTCGTCCGCCCCGACAGGGCGGAGGCATACGGGGCAGTCCTTCAGGTCGGACCCGGACTTCACCTTCCCCTGCAGCGCCTTCACCTGCTCCGAGAGCATCCGGATCTTGGACAGCTTCTCGGAGTCCTCCGCCTCCATCTTCCGCAGGACCGCCGCCACCCGCTCCGCCCGGGCCCGGAGCGCCTGCGACGCCGTCACCTGGGCCGCGTGGCGCTGCGCCAGGACGGCGACCTCCTGGGAGATGACCCCCACGTCCCGCCCGCCCCTCTCGCCCGCCAGGGCCGCGCGGGAGCGCTCCAGGGAGCTCGCCGCCTCCCGGACGGCGCCGTCCGCCACCACGGACTTGGCCCGGCGCATCACTAGGACGCTGCGGCACTCTTTCTCGGCCCGGGTGAACTGCTCGAGCCCCAGGACCGACTCCAGCAGGGTCTGGCGCTCCTTGTTCGTGGCGTTCGAGAAGCGGGACAGGAGCGACCGGGAGAACACCCGGGTCGCCGCGAACCGGCGCCAGTCGCCGAACTCGCGGTCGACCTTGGCCTGCGTCTCCGCAGGTGTCTGGCCGGAGATGTCGCGGCACCCTTCCAGGCCGCCGTCTTCGGGTCCGCCTTCCGCGGTCTCACGCATGCGCAGGTCGACCAGGCGGCGCCCGGACCGAACGCGCCGGACCAGGGTGTCCTCGCCGACCCCCGAGGCGTCGCCACGGAACTCCACCTCCACGTCCCCGTCCGGGGTCGGGTCGGCGTCGCGGACGGTCTTCCCCCAGAGCGCCCAGGCCAGCGCCTCCACCCCGAGCGCGCTCTTGCCCGACCCGTTCGGCCCGACAACACACACCAGGCCGGCCTCCGGGAACTCGACCTCCTCCTTGCGATAGCCGAAGAAGTCCCGGAGTAGGATCCGCTGCACCCTCACCGGGGGACCTTCGTGCCGAGCGAGGGGTCACCGACCAGCGGCTCGAGTCTTAGCGCCTGGTCGGCCAGGTTGTTGATCTGCGCCAGGTCGTCGACCAGGTCTCCGGCCGTTCGCTCCGAGGCGATGATCTGAATCTTCCGGAGCGCCTCGCGCAGGTGGAGCGTCTCCAGGCAGCTGCAGACTTCGATGTTCGGTGACTTCGCCATGTCCCTCAGGCTCCCTTCGTCCAGCATTCCCTGACCAGGTCCAGGACGGCGCCGCGGTCGATGCCGTCCGGCAGCTGCTGTCCCTCCACGAACTCCGCCAGCGCCGCCAGCGGCTCGATACTTCCTGTTTTGCCTCCCTCGGCGAGGGGCGAAAAAGAGGAAGTATCCCCGCCGGTCGCGGGCTCGACCCCGCCGAACTCCTCGGGATGCGCGACCTCGTACGCACCCAACCCGCGGACGAAGATCCTCTTCGACTCACCGTCGCGGATGAAGTCATTCTCATCCTCCTTGCAACCGATACTGACGAACCGCGGTCCCGGGACCTCGACGAACGAGAACCCGCCGTCGCGGTAGGTTGCCATCAGGCCGCGATCGGTCAGGCCGGCGTCGCTGAACGACGCGGGGCAGAGCGTGCCGAGCTGGACGACCCGGGACCTCTCCCCGCGCCAGATGCGGTGCTCGTGGTAGTTCCCGACGAACGCGGTGTCGATGCCGGCCGCCTCGAGCAGGTCCAGGAGGAACCGGGCGCCGATCGCGTCCTTGGCGCGCCTCTGCCAGGGAGGCGCGTCCGCGTCGTCGTAGACCCCGACGTGCGTCACCAGGACCCGCGGGCGGCCGAGCAGGCCCGTGGGCTTGACGGCGAGCACCTCGGACAGGTGCATCGCCATCGGGACCCGGGACTGGAACGGGACGAGCAGGGCCTCGCAGTCGCCCGGCTCGCGCCAGCCCGGCTCGCTCACCAGGCTCGCGTTCTGCCAGAGCGGCGCGCAGGCCGTGTTACCCCCGGCCGCGTCCGCGTCCAGCATGTCGTGGTTCCCCGGGATCACCGTCACCCGGATCCCCGGTGACGCGCGGTGGATCGCCTGCTGGACGCCGGCGATGATCGCGGGCTCCGGGCGCCGGCTGTGGAACAGATCGCCCGCCACCACCAGGTCTCTGCACCCGCGCTCCGCGGCCATGATCAGCGCGTGCTCGAACGCCTTCAGGGCGATGGCGCCCCGGGCGTTGATCCCGTTCACCACCGGCCCCCCGAATCGCGCGTGGTTCGCTATGTGGCAGTCCGCGATCACCGCGAGCCCCCCGAGCGCCTCGGCCTTCTTCTTCGCCATGGCTACGGCCTCGGCGTCGAGGACGACGTCCCGACGTCCTCGAACCGATCGCGGAGCTCACAGAGCGCCTTCACGCGCTGGCGCTCGTTCGTGATGAACCCGTCCGACTGGTCGGGACCTTCCCGCGGGGTCGTGCACTCGTTGTCCAGCGCCAGGCGCGCCTTCCTGATGAGCCGGCCGAGTGCGGTGATGACACGTTCGTAATCGTCCATTTGGTCTCCTCCTGACTTTACGTGTTGGCCGGCTTCTTCGACGGGTCCTCGCCGAGGTCCACCTGGACGTCGGCGGCTTCCGGGTTCGTCTCCCACCCGAGGGCGACGCGGGCCTCCCTCAGGCTGCGGCAGGACGACGCGACGGCGCCGGCCTTCCGGGCGAACAGCATCGTGGTCTTGTGGTCGTCCCATCCCTGCTCGAAGTGCAGCAGGGCCATGGCGTCCCGGTACCCGCTCGCCAGGTGGTTCTTCTGGGCGCGGAACTTCACCCACTTCCCCGTGGTAGCCGGCCCCTCCTTGTGGGATGGTCCGTGCGTCAGGGAGAGCCGGAGGCTGGCGTACTGCTTTATCGCGCGCCCCCCGGCGGTCTCCTCCGTCGGGCCGTAGAGCACTCCGATGCGACTTCTCAATTGGTTCACGAGGATGACCATGACCAGACGCTCGGATATGAGCTTGTTCAGCTGTCGCAGGCCGCGCGACCAGGACGCCGCCATCGCCCCGGGGATCTCAGACTCGCGCAGGTCCTCCTCGAATGCCTTCTTCGGGGTCGTGCTCGGGACCGAGTCGAGGATGAACACGAGCTTGTTCCGGGCCCCGAACTTCCGGACCGTGAGCATCACGGAGGCGATCCACTCCTCCACCGTCGTGGCCGGCAGGAGCAGGACGTCGGGCCGGCTGACCCGAAACGTGTCCACCCAGTTCGGCTGCACCTTGCGCTCGCTGTCCCCCAGGGACGCCGTCGCGCCGTCACGCTGGGCGGCCGCGATCAGTCCGTTGATGAACGAGCTCTTTCCGGTGTCCTCGAGCCCGGAGACCTCGACGATGCGCCCGTAGGGCAGGCCGCCGATCCCCACCACGTGCCGGTCGACCACCTCGATGCCTGTGGGGAGGACCTCGCGGACCATCGAGTAGCCGCCGTCGCCGAACGTGTCGGCCGCCGACTCGTCGTTGAAATGCTTCCGCACCTCGTCGCGCATGCGCTCCGTCAGCGTCCGCGGGTCCTTCTTCTTCTCGGGCTTCTCCGCCTTCGGAGCCCGGACCTTCCTCTTCGCGCTCTTAGTTTTCGGCATCGGATTATTCCCGGAAGATTCCCCGCCCGCCCGCGGCGCGCGCCCCCGCCACGGTTGGAGGAGGTGTTGGAGGCGCGCGCCGCGGGCCGTGCAGAGAGCTTCTGGCTAGACCGAGCGCCCCGACGCGCGGAGGTTGCGGCGGTAGTCGAAGACGCCGGGGTTCGCCGGGTCTTCCATCCAGTCCTCGTCGTTGCCGGCGGGGCGGGAGGCCACCTGGCGCTGGGCCGGGGCCGGGCCGCCGCCGAACGCGCGCTCGTCCGGGTCGTTCGGGTCGGCCTTGGCAGGGGCGGACCCGTCGCCCTCCAGGATCCCGCGCGTGGTCACGTCGTCCGGCAGGTCGCGGATCTTCGTGAGGTCGTGCATGTGCTTCAGCCAGTCGTAGTTCGGGAGCTTCGTCCGCTGGCGCGACGGGGAGATCTCGTACTTCGTCTCCTTCACGGACTTGTTCCCGATCTTGATGTCCTTCCCGGTCTCGATGCGGTCGATGATCAGGTTGAACCCGGTCTCCGGGTGGGAGAAGTCCCCGCCGAGCAGCTCGGCCGTCTCGGGCTCCTTCCAGATCCGGTTCATCTTCTCGTAGAGGCCGATGGTCAGCTGCAGCGCGCGGGGGCCGCGGTCCATCTCCTCCTTCTTGTCCAGGCGGACGGCGTTCACGAAGATCTCCTCCTTGGACCCGATCTCCTTGGCGAGCTCGGCCGCCGCGCCCAGCGCCTTCGTCGCGCGGGCCAGCTTGTAGAGCTGCGCGACCAGGTCGCAGTAGAGGCACGGCTCGTCGCTCATCTTGCTCGGGCAGACGGTCGCCTTGAACCCCTGCCCCAGGTGCGACTCCACCAGGTCGAACACCTTCAATGCGTCGGCGATCTCCTTGCGCGGGACGTCCGGGAGCGCCGCCAGGATCTGCGTGATCCGGTTCAGCACCTCGTTGTTCACGCTGTGGGTCCAGATGCGCCCGAAGAGGCGCTTGGTCCCCTTGATCGGCGGGAGGGGCCGCCAGGTCGTCTTGCCCTTCTCCGGCTTCGTCACGGCGCCGGCGCGGCGCCGCTCGGCCGCGCTCTCCTCGTAGTCGGCGTAGTCCTCGCGGACCCAGTCCGGGTCGGCCGGCTCCCAGTCCGTCTCCGCCGTCGCCTCGGCTACCGCCGCAGGCGCGGCCGGCGCGAGCGCCTTCTCCTCCGGGTCACCGGCCTGGTTCTCCGCCTTCGATGCTGCTCCCTTGCGTGCCATGTGGTTCGTCTCCTCGTGCTGCGTGTTTTGGTGGTTCGTGTTGCGTGTTGAAAATAAGGCCGGCCTCGGACTCCCCCCTCGTGCTCGCGGACCGGCGCGCGAGGATCCCCGGAACCCAGGAGGCGGTCTTGCCCCGACCCAGGACCATCCTGGGTCGGCCGCACCCTTACCGGCGAGGGGAGAAAGCTAACTACCGCGGGCGTCGGTCTCGGATCGAGGGGTCCGCTTCCTTCTCGGCGCGGAGGTCCGCGCCGAGGGAGACGAGCATGTCCTTCTTCGCGGCGACCGCGTCCACCATCACCTGCGCCTGCTCCTTGCGCTCCGTCGCGTCGATGACCCGGAGGCGCGCCTGGCGGTACTCCGCCGAGAGCGTCACGGCATCGTCCGCCGCGTCCTCGGAGAGCGGCTTCAGCTTCGAGTCCTTCCCGGCGGCCTCGACCTCCGCCAGGCGCGCCTCCTTGGCCGTCTTCTTCGCGGACGCCTTCACCACCTCGAGATCCAGTTCCGCCAGGCGCTGGGCCTTCGCGAGGGCCACGCGCTCGCTCCCCCACCGGGCCAAGATCGACGGGAGCTGGATGTACTCCAGCTGGACGTCGGCGCGGATGGACACCGCGTTCTTCACGTCGGCTTCGGTCGTGGCCGGGGGCCTCACCGGGGCGGCCATCAGTCGATCCCCAGCGAGTCGCAGGCGACCGCCACCCGGTCGGTCAGGTCCTCGGCGGGGATCATGGCCAGCACCGGCACCGTCCTCCCGCGGTGGAGTTCCTCGGCGCGCGCCAGGATGGCGTCGTGCGTGATGTACCCGTCCGACTGCAGGAGCTTCAGGAGCTTCAGCATCGTGGTGGCGGTGGCGTACCGGGAGGGATCGGCTCGCGGGACAGCAGGCGCGAGAACAGGGCGTCCCGGAACAGGAGCCCCAGGAGCATCTCTGCCTGCGCCGCCTTCCACCGGATACCCTGCGCGCTGCTGAGCCACTGGAGCGTGCGCCGGCGCGCCAGCCGGTTCATCCTCCCGCGGTAGACCACGTGCAGCTGCCGGCGCCGCCGCGCCCTCCGACGCCTTGCCATCGCAGACTCCCCTCTCGACCGCCGCCAGCGCGGCGCCGACCCAGCGGCCCACCTCGCCGGGGTCGCCGGCCTCAATCGTGATCGTAAACTTGAGCATCTCGTCTCCGTCTTCTGTGTTGGCCGACGCCGGTTCAGCGCAGGCCGAGCGCGCCCTTCAGGGTCTCCGCGAGCTTCGCCATGACGACCGAGTCGACCTGCGCGGAGAACTTCTTCTTGGCCTCCGCGACGATGACGTTGAACTCCTTGTCGAACAGGGCGTCGATCTTCTTCTTGATCATGACCTCCAAGATCGTCAGGCCGGCGGACCCGCGGGTCTCGTACGAGTCCCGGAACTTCGCCATCAGTTCCTTCTCGATCATTTGGGAGATCGTCGTGCGCGACTTCTCCTTACCGGTGTAGCTGTCGAACTCCGGGATCCCCTGATCGAGGACCCGCTCCACCGCAGCGCCGACCGCCTCTCTGGCAGAGGCCGCGGAGATCTCACCGACCTTCTTGTCCAGGCGCTCCACGAGCATCCGCTCGTAGCGGTCGCACAGGTTGTACTGCGACTCGAGGACGCCGCGGATCGCGGACTGGACGGCCTCCTCCGAGAGGCCCGTGATGGTCACGCCTGAGGACTCCTTCGCGACGCGCTCCTCGTGGTACTGCTCTTCCTCTTCGGGATTCGGCTCTGGTGGTTCTGGTGGGTACGACATCGTCACTCCTCCTGGGTTGGGTCCCTGTCCGCGGGCGGCGGCCGGGGTTCGCAGTCTATATTGGCCGTCAGACCCCCGGGTCTTCCGGCGCGTCGTAGAAAGCGGTGAACCGACCGTCCCACTGGACGGGGATCTCCCCGCCCTCAACGTCGTCCCTGGCCTTCGGGACGAGCAGGAGCGCCTCCACAGGACCCCCGCCCGCCGAGCGCGTCCCCGGCTCGCGCCAGGGGAAGATCACCACGTCCGCGTCCTGCTCGAGCGCGCCACTCTCGCGCAGGTCGGAGAGCTTCGGCTTGCGCGGCTTCTTGCCCTTTTCGATCTCGCGCGACAGGTGGACGATGAGGATGATGGTGACGTTCAGCCCCTGCGCCAGGTTCTTGAACTCGCGGCTCATCTTCGTCACGTCGTCCATGCGGTTCTTCCCTGGTTTCTCCGGGACCGTCAGCGACATCGAGTCGATGGCGACGACCTTCAGCGGGCGCTCCTTCCCTTGCTGCGCGGCCTCGCGATCGACGCGGTAGCACCAGCGACGGATCTCCGCGCGGATGAGCTCCGCCGTCAGGTCTGTCCGGTCGTCGATGTCGAGCGGGAGGTCGAAGAGGACCTTGCTCCCGCGGTGCACGTCCTTCCAGTCGCCGCGCTCGATCGTGCCGCGCCTGAACTTGCGCGCATCGATGCGCGAGGTGAACGACAGCGCTCGCTCCACGATGCGCTGCTTATTCATCTCCTGCGAGAACAGTAGCGTCGGCACGCCGTTGATGCCCATGCGGATGAGCGTCGAGACGACGAACCCTGTCTTACCTCCGCCTGGTCTCTGCGCGACGATGACGAGGCTGCCGGCGGGGAGGCCGCAGTACATCGCGTCGTACGCGGAGAGTCCGATCTTCACGTACGCGCCGGACGGCTTGTCGCCGCGCTTCTCGACTTCGTCGACCACGTCGTTCACCATCTTCCCGATCCGCGACGGTCCACCCGTCCTGGCGTATGCGCCGATCTTCTCGAGCTTCGCCAGGCAGTCTGCGGCGAGCTCCTCCGGATCGTCAGCGGCGTACGCGCGGCTCGCCGTCTCCGTGCACACCGCGATGAGCTGGCGCAGCTCGGACTTTGCGCGGACTATGCGCGCGTAGTGCATCACGTTCTCCGCGGTCGACACCGCGTTCGTGAGCTTCAGCAAGTACATCTCCCCTTCCGGGAGACGCGCGGTCACCTGCCGATCGCGGAGGGCGTCGGCGATGCCGATGACGTCGAGCGCCTTCTTCTCCGCGTCGACGTGGACGAACGCGTCCCAGATCTCCCGGTGCGCGGGGATCAGGAAGTCGTCCGTGCGCACGAGACCCGCCACCTCGTGGAAACGGTCCGGGGACAGGATGATCGCGCCGAGCACCGCCATCTCCGCCTGCCCGTTGCTCGGCGCGACCTTCCTGACCGGGCGCCGCGCGCCACCCTCCGCGTGGTCGCTCACTCCGCGTCGTCCTCGTAGGACAGCGTCTCGCTCTTCGCAAAGCTCGACCTCACTTCGACACGGTTCACGCCGTGGAGCTTGAGGACGGGTTCCAGCGCCGTGACGATGTCGCCAGCGAAGTACGACTCTTCTTCCGGGTAGACTTTGACCACCAGCACATAGCTGGTCGACTCGCAGTCTAGTTGCAGCTCCAGCTCGCCGCGCGGCAACACGCTGCCCCTGTCGTGCCACTCGTCCCACTCATGGATGATATCGTGCATCGCCGCCTCGACGAGATCACGAGCGCGCTGCAGCGGCGTCCCGCGGAGCCTCACGACTCACCCGCGTCAGCGAACCCAGAGCAGGACACCGCCCACGGCACGATCTTAGGCGGCGGGCAGATGATGGCGTTCGGCGGCAGGCCGTTGGTCAACCCGACGTTCAGGCCGCGACCGCCGTTCGACTTCAGGTCCGGGTGCCGGCACCCGAGCCCGCTCCGCCAGACGCACGGGCCGCAGAGCACCGGCAGGTGCCCGGGGTTCCCGCGGACCCGCGCGTAGAGCCGCGGGTGGTCCTCCAGTAGCTGGTGGCAGAGCACGTGCGCCGGGCGCTCACCCAGGAACACGAGGGCCCCGTCGCCCTCGACCGGGACGTCATGCTCGTCGTGCTCGCGCTGCGGGTTTTTGTCGAGCGGGCCCGGCACGCCGCACAGGTTGCAGGCGGAGAGCAGGTCCTCCGGCCGGCGCGGGTGCAGGGTCAGCGGGACGGCGTTCCGAATCGTGGTTCGGTCGGGCTTCTTCGGGCTCGGTCGTCTGGGCACGGGGGACCTCCTGGGTTTGCTTGTTGGCCGCGCGGGCAGCGCAGCGGAGACACTTCTGGGGCGCGAGCCCGACCGCCTTCGGCGTCCAGCGCCGGGAGACGAAGTCCTTCAGGCACCCGGGGCAGAGCACCTCCCAGGTCACGAACTCCTTCGTCAGTTCGTAGATCGGAGTCCAGATGGACGAGCTCGGAGAGTAGGTCGCGAACGTCTTCGCGGGCGCGGGCTTCGCCATCAGGGCGCTTCTTCGGAGGGCGTGTCGCAGATCCCCCAGCGCATGCACCCTCCCTGCGGCGGATCGGCCAAGAGCTTCAGCTGCCGTCCTCCGCGCGACGTGCGCGACCAATCGACGACGGCGCGAATGTCCATCGGCTCGACGCCATGCCGAGCCATGAAAAACGTCGCCTCCGGGTGTTTGTAGCGCTCCGGCTCGGCGGCGTTTCGCTCAGCGCGCAGGGCCGTCATCTCGACCTCGAGCGCCGCGATCTGGTCGATCTTCTCTGGCGCGTGCTCGGCCACCAGCGCGATCTCCTCCTTGCCCGCGTAGATGCACGGGAAGCAGCCGACCCGGTTGTGACCGCGCTGGTAGAGCGGGTTGACCGGGATGCCGTGCCGGTTGTGCATGCCGATCACGTCCTCGACCGTCCAGCGGATGAGCGGCCGCCACACCCATCCGCCCCACGACCGCGGCCCGTCCGGCTCGTCTTCGAGCTCCGGCATCTTTGCCCGGGCGTCGCTCTCGGCCGCGCGCACGCCGACCGCGCAGACGCTCTCGAGGCCGGTCTCCTCCTCGACGCGATCGTGGTAGGCGCGCAACGGTTCCAGTTTCAGTTCACGCGTGCACCATCGCTGCATCCGGCCCGGGAACCCAGCCCGCGCTCGGATCTTCGCCTCCATCCCGCCTGGCGTTCCGACCACGTCAATGGCGAGCCCCATCCGGGTGCGCAGCAGGTCGAGATAGGCGTATGTCTCCGGCGCCTCCCACCCCGTATCAGCGAACACGGCCCGATGCGGGATGCCCTCCTCACGCAGCGCCAGAAGGAGCGCGGTCGAGTCCTTGCCGCCGCTCACACTCGCGATCACGGCCATGCCGACGAGCTCGACAGGGAGAGCGATGCGCTTCGCCATCAGGTCCCTTTTCGGACGGCGTCCACGGCGTTCAAGATCTCGGCGAGCACGCACCCGTCCTCATGCTTACCGGGATACTCCGCTGAGCCCTCCGCGCCGCACTGCGGACAGCCGCCACTTCCCTCCAGCACGAACGCGCTACCTTCCCACTCGAGGTCGCGGAGCAGCGCCAGCATCTTCGGAGCCAGCCTGACGAGCTCGCGGACCTCGAGCGAGGCGAAGATGATCTCATCGTTCCCGTCCGTTTCGATGACCGATTCGCCATCCTGGGTAGCCACGAACTCCGCCGCCAGCGGGTCCTCGGGGCCCGTGCTCGGACAGACCACCCACGGCTCCACCATCTCCACTTGGTTCGCCATCAGAGCGCACGCCCGCGGAGCGACGGCCCGCCGAACTGGTAGAACACGCCCGACTCGCGGATGCGGTCGAGGATCCGGATCCCGTAGCGCGCCTCCCACTCCCCGGCGTCCAGGTTCGTCGTCACGACCGTCCGCCGCTTCTCCTCGAGCCGCCGGACCAGGACCTCGTCGAGCAGGGTCAGGAACGACCCGCGCTCGTCGTTGAACTCGGCCCCCAGGTCGTCGATGACCAGGAGCCCGGGGTCGATGAGTCGGTCGACCTCGTCCTCGTCGTACCGCTGCCACCGCGCGAGCTGCGCCGCCTTCACGAACAGGGCCGTCTTCGTCTTCGGCTGGGCCACCAGCCAGCAGGCCGCGACGGTCTTCCCGGCCCCAGCCTTCCCCGCCAGGACCAGGAGCTTGCACGCCTGGTTCTGGCGCGCGACCTCCATCGGCTCCGTAGCCCGGACCTCCTTCACCAAGATCTCCAGGACCGACCTCGGGACGCAGGCCTGGTCACGGAGCCACCGCGCGTCCTCGTCACGCCTGGCCTCCTCCTGCAGGCGCAGGGCGAGCGACGCGTGCGCCGCGCCCTCTGGCGTGAGCCCCCACGCCTCCAGGCGCTTCACGTAGTCCCCGATCTTCTCGTCCTTCCCGATCTCTGGTTTGCTCATACCGCTACCCTCCCGGTCACGAAGACCTTGTCGGACGTCGCCTTGACGTGCCCGTTCGCGTGTTGGCCGGCGGGACGCTCCGACCGATATTTGTTCACCCCGCCGCTCGTGCAAAAGAACGCCAGGCTCCGCCCCTGCTTCTCCACGAACGGGTCCCGGTCGCGCATATACCGCTGGAACATCACCGGGAGCTCAGCCATCAGCGCCGCAGGTAGACCGGATACCATCGCCTTCGCCTGCCCGGCGTCCCGCGGGAGCAGGCAGTAGCGGGCCCCACCGTTCGCCTCCTTCCAGGCATCGCAGAACCAGCCGATCACCTCGCGGACACCAGGCTCCCCGGCCGGGGTCAGCGCGGCGCGGCGCGGGCGCGGAACCTTCGGGGTCCGGGGATCTCCGGATTGCACAGACAGCAGGGTTTGCTGGACCGGAGAAGCGCGACCGGTTTCGGTCGCGTGTTCTTCTCTGATTCTGATCTCTGGGTTTGGTTTGGTTTGGAAAGGAAGGGAAGGGAGAGGAAGGGTAGGGGCTTTTGCCTGGGTTTCAGTCCGGTTACCCGGCTGGTTAACCGGCAGGTTTTTACCCTTCGATTCTGTTGGCTTTTTCGGCCGACCTCCGCTCTTGGCTCCATTCGAGCGCATCGACTCGACACGCTTCTGCCCGCGGTAGTCGTAGCCCTCTACGAAAAGGCCGCCATCGACCCACCGGCAGAGGCCCGCCTGGACCGCCACCTGGACCTCTGCCAGGGTCACCCCGGCGCCCAGGAGGAACGTCCGCTCGGACGATGTCGGAGTCAGCAGGAGCTCGTCAGACTCGGCGACCGCGGCGGCGGCCGCGAGACGGACCCAGGCGCCGAGCGCGGCCGGAGAGGCGTCGGAGAACGGCGGAGCATTCAGGGTCGCCGGGTAGACGGCGGCGAACTTCATGACGCCTCTCTCTGAGACAGCTTCCAGACTTCAGCCGCCGGGACTCCAGCGGGGAAGTCCCGCGGCGTACTCACAACCTGCTCGGACCCGGCGCCCGATGACACGCGCGCGCTCATGCGGCACCGCCGACGTCAGACAGTGCCCGCGCCGTCAGGACTTCGATCGCGAGCGCCGCTTGCTGCCAGACGACGGCGTTTCCGAGGCAGCGCAGGCGGTCCACTCGTCCGGGAACCCCATGAGCCACTCGACCCACCTCGGGTTCAACGCTCCAGTTGCCCCAGCGCCGGAGACCGCGATGGCGTCCTCCAGGTTGCGCTTCCCGTCGTCCAGTCTCCGTTGCGCGAGCTCCGCCGACGGCATCCCCCGCTTCGGATCGCCGTTCCGCGCCGTCGGTGTCGGCCAGCTCTGTCGAACAACGGCGTCCGTAAGCGACGTCCCCGCGTGCGTCCGTGAGCCTGGCTTCGCTGCGGTCGTGTTCCTCCCGCCGCTGGCTCTGGAGTCCCCCGCCGTCGGAGTCGGAGTCGGCCAAGTCCGTACGGCACCGGATAGCGTCAGACTCCCCCGCGCGTACGTTCCGCTCGATCGGCGACTGTCCGCTGCCGTGGGCGTCAGCCACAGCCCCTGCGCCGCCATCGAGTCGAGACTCAGACGAGTCGGCCCGACCCTGCCCGCCGAGCCACCCTGATTCGAACCGTAAGGCGTCGCGCTCGGCGTAGGCAAGAATGAAGATTCGCGCTCGGAGATGGGGCGCGCCGACGTCGGACGCTCGAAGCACGTCCCATTCCGCATCGAACCCGAGCGCGGCCAGATCTCCGAGAACCCGATCGAGCCCCCGAACAGTGAGAGCTGCGACGTTCTCCACGAGGACGATGCGCGGTCGAAGCTCGCGAACGATCCGAGCGAACTCCGACCAGAGGCCGGATCGCTCGCCGTCGATGCCGACGCGCTTGCCGGCATTCGAGATGTCCTGGCAGGGGAAACCGCCGCAGATGATGTCAGGGGGGGGGGCGTGGCCATCGATCTCCTTCACGTCGTGAAAGCAACTGACCTCGGGCCAGTGACGGGCCAGCACGCTACGCGCGTACGGGTCTCGCTCGGCCTGCCACAAGGGGGCGTGGCCGAAGTGTTCGAGCGCCAGGTCGAGACCTCCGATCCCGGAGAACAGGGAGCCGAACCTCAAATCCCACCTCCGCAATACCGAACGCAGACCACGCCGCGCTCCGACGGTCCGCGAGGGTCGACCTGCAGCCAGCATCCCTGGGGAGGGATCGGGAGCTTCGTGTCGACCGCTCCGCACCATGTGCAGGAATTCCCATGGAGGGACAGGATCCGAGCGCGCTTCTTGGCCCACCCGGAGGCGACCGCACTCACCGGCCGCCCCCAAAGTCGGCTAGAACAACCCGCCCCGTCCCGCGGAACCCCCGGCTTGCTGAAGGCCAAAGACGAGCGGGACGGATTGATCTAGGCGACCTTGGTTCAATCATGGGGATTCCTTTCGGTTTAGGCGACCCGGTTTCCGACCAGGTCAGCCCCAGCGGGGAGAAAATTAACGCGACCGTTTCCAAAAGGAAACAGCGATCAGGTCTTTGACGGCTTCGTCAGCCCCAGAACGAGCCCCCGGGCGCGCTCGTAGGCGCCGGAGACGTTCCAGGCGCGGCAGAGGCCGCTCGGGTGGGGCAGGGACGCGTACCGGACAGAGAACGCCCCGCCTGGCGCAAGCCATGAGCCCACGGTGAACGGCTCGTAGGGAACCCGGAACGCCTGGGCCACCTTGGCGCCCAGGAGGACCAGGGGGACGGGGGAGGCGGAGGGATCCCAGTCGTGGGCGTACGCCTCCACCGCGACCTCAACCGCCCGGACCCGGGCGTCCGCCAGGCACCAGCCGACCGGGCAGAGGTTCACCCGGTGGAACTGGTCGCAGTACTCGAACGGGGAGAGGCCGAGGACCTTGTGGCAGAGGCGCCAGCCGGCCGACCCGATCGGCTTCGGGAACAGGGCGGCGCGCGGGTCACCGCCCAGCGGGTTCGCCTCGCCCACCAGGACCGCGCGGTAGCTCGGGCGCCAGAGCGGGTCTTTCCAGCGCTGCGGCGACATGACCACCGCGGAGGCGATGTACTCGTGCAGCTCGCGCTCCTCCCGCGCGCTGCGCTTGGTCACGCGACGCCCTTCCGGACCATGTCCCGGGCGCGGACCCGGAACAGCGCCTCCCCGACGTCGCAGGCCCGGTCGGGGAGGGTCGGGTCGCACGTGCAGGTGGCGTCCACCCTCGCGCTGGCGAATCCACCGGGGAGGCCGAACCTCCGGACGTGGTCGAGGTACAGGTCCATGCTCGCGTGCCAGACGACCGCCGACCCCCTCACGGCCGGAACCCCAGCCGCTCGAGCGCGGCGTCCACGGCGTCCTCGACCACCTTGGACACCTTCAGGGCCTCGGCCTCGACGGCCTCCCGGCTGATGCGGTTCGCGGCCACCAGGTGGGCGCAGTCGGCCGTGACCATCTCCAGGAGATTCGGCAGGGCCCGCCGGCGCAGGCCCCGGAGGCACTCCTCGATCCCAGCTCGCTGCGCCTCGCTCACGTCCGACCACGCCCGCGCCATCAGACGCCCCCGGACTTGGGCGGGAAGTTCATGCACCCGTCGATCGGCACGCTGTCGCACGGCGGCGGGTAGTAGTCGCACTTGGGAGCGTTCAGGTTCCCGTTGGGGCACCCGCAGGACATCGAGTTGATCAGGCCGACGTTGACCGCGTCCTGGCAGCTGGCGGGCGTGGCGGACGTCTCGAATACCTTGTCCAGCGGGAGCACGGTGGTGCGCACCCACCCGTCGCCGCACCAGCCGCTGCCCGGGGTGCCGCCGGCCTTCCCGGAGGACAGGTAGAAGTTGATCTTGCCGTAGGGGTCGGTCGGGTCGGCGTACGCGCCCACCGGCGCCGGCGTGTAGTAGTACGCCCGCAGGTACACCGTCGTGATCGGATCCTGCGCGTGCCACGACGCGGGCCAGACCGTGTGCAGCTGGCAGGAGATCCAGTTCCCCTGGTCCCAGTTAGATCCGTAGAACATCCCGTAGATCGGGTTGCCGCCGGGCTGCTGCCCGTAGTCCTGGATCAGGATCCCCCCGTAGCACGTCAGGTAGACGTCGGCCGAGACGTCCTGGTGGTTCGACCCCACGGTGTCGGGGGTCGACAGCCCGATGTCCGCGTACGACCCGGTGGGGGAACTCGCATCCCGGTACTGGTTCCAGGAGAAGAACATCCGGTACGACCACCCTCCGCACGAGTAGAGGTCGGACACCTCCGCCTTCGGGTGCCCCGGGACCGTGGTGTACGCCGTCCAGTTCCCGATGCCGGGCGGGAACGGGATCGGCACGGCCTCTGACTGCGGCGCCTTCGCCGGCCCTCCCGCGGGTTCGGGCGGCGCCCCGCCGCACCCCACCGCCACCAGCATCACGCCCACCGAGAACACCTTGAACATCTTCATCTGCGACCTCCCCGTCTCGTTGTTTGCTTCCCACTCCGCCCCGGGGCGACATACCCCGGCGCGCTTTCCCGTCACGTTAAATCGGCACCCGCCCTCAGCGGCAGTCCGCGGCGTTCGTGCACTTACCGCCTCCGGTACCGCCCTCGGTCGGTGCGTCGCTGTAGCCACCGTCCGGCGGCGGAACCGGCGTCGCGCACGCCAGCCAGGCGTCGTCGCACCCGGCCAGTGCCAGCAGGGCGACCCCGGCGACCACCATCCACTTCGTCATGCTGCATCTCCGATCTTCCGGTAGCTCTTGACCTCGACGTACGCGTCCACCTCGTACCCGTCGAGCGGATTCCCGGACCGGTAGGTCCTGCCGTCAACGAGAGCGACGAACTTGCCGCCCGCGGCGACGTCGGCCGGCACGTCGCCCTCTTCCCATAGGTCACCCGGTAGGTCACCACCGAACGCCTCCCAGGCATATCCACCACCGGCTTCCCACGCTTCGTACCCGCGGGCTCCGTGCGCCTTCGGTTCTCGGAGCTTGTTCGGGATGTTGCAAGCGATGAACTTCCACTCGCGCTCGTACTCCGCCGTCTCTGGCGAGACGCTGAACACCACGTTGAACCTCACGCGGCCCTCGCGATCGCGCCCAGGTCCTCCGGGCGCACGTGGTGGACGGTGTACCCGCGAGATCGGAACGCGTCGGCGCGGTGGCGGGAGTGCTGCTCGAGCCAGCGGTTCCCGACGTCGTCGAAGTCGAAGTACCGGACGACGCGGTTCTTGCCCTCCACCACGCGCATGAGCCGGCCGACCTTCTGGAGCGCGTCGATCCGGCTGTCGCCGGCGGCGGCGTTCACGCCCCCCTCGACCTCGGGGATGTCGATCCCCTTGTTGAACACCTTGGACGTCACCAGGACGTCGCGCAGGCGGACGCGGAGCTGGTGGCGGGCGGAGTCCCGCGCCCGCGAGCTCGAGGCCCCCTCAACGAACACGGTGCGGACCCCGAGCGGGTTCAGCGACCGGTCGAGCGCCCGCCCGTGGGCGAGCTTCGAGAAGAACAGCATCGACGGCCGTGGGCAGAGGTCGCGGTCGGCGACGATGCGCCTGACCAGCGCGTTGCGCCCCTCGCACAGGGTGACCCCGGCCTCGTACACCTCGGCGAACGACCCGGTCATCTTCTGGTGCTGGTGCCGGACCATCCAGATCCTCGGCTCGGCCAGCCAGCCGGCGGCGATGAGCGGTCCCGGCATCACGTCGTGGATGAGCGGCCCGAGCACCTCGATCGCCCGGTAGTCCGCCTCGTCGGACCGCTCGAACGGCGTGGCGGAGAACCCCACCCGCCACCAGGCGTTCACCGTGGCCACCGCCACCTTGCGGAACTCGGTCGCCGAGAGGACCTGGACCTCGTCCGCGATCATCCCCTGCGCCGACGCCAGGAGCTGGTCGACGCGCCCCTTGTCCCCCATGTGCTTGTGCAGGGTCTGCAGGGTCGCGACGGTGTACCGCCTCGGCTCCCACTCGCCGTCCCCCGCCAGGCCGGCGCGCTCGCCGGTCAGCTGGTAGAAGCGGTCGGCCGCCTGGTGCATCAGGTCCTTCGTGTCGACCAGGACGAGCCAGCGGATCCCCACGCACGCGCCGAGGGCGGAGAACACCTGTGTTTTTCCAGAATTGTGAACGACGATCCCGTTCGCGATGAAGTTGCGCGGATCGGCCTCCATCTCGATGTCGAACGTCTCCTCCTCTCCGAACCGTTCGATCGAGACGATCTCGTCCAGGAACGTTGAGGCCGTGACGTGCTGCCATCCGCCCTGTTTCCCGTGAACCCTGTGATGCTCGTCCTTCGGCATGACATCCAGGTTCCAGCCTTCGTTGTTGCGCGGGTTCTCGTCCCGGTGGTGGACGGAGACGACCTTCGGGTCCAGGAACTTCAGGTCAGCGATGCGACCACGCCTGACCAGTCCGACGAACTTCTCGAACGAGAGTCCGTTGAGTCGCGCCTCCGCGACGAGCCTGTGCTTCGGTACACTCCACCCGCCCTTGCCGGGTTTCACGCCCTTCCGCCCAACGTACGGGTGCGCGCGAAGCCCGGCGACGAGCTGGTACCAATTCTTCTTCCCCTTCGGCTTACCTCCGCCTCCGCGTGACTTCTCCACGAACACGTGCATCCCGGGCGACAGGTCTCCCAGGCGCTCCCATCCCGAGACCGTGAGGAACCGATGGTCTGCAGTCGCGCGGATTTTTTTTCCGCCCTTCGTCTCCACGGTGAAGGTGGTCTTGATGCCGCTACGGTAGACCCCCTTCATCGAACGAACTCTGATGAACCCGTCCTCCTCTCGGCACCGGACCTTGGTCTGGATATCCTGCGTCCACGGGCGCAGGCCGCGCCCGTTCTGTCCGCGCTCCAGATCCCGGATCTTGATCCGAAAGCTGCGACCAGCCCGGTACGCCCCGATCTCCGTGTCGCCCGACAAACATCCGGTCGGCATGGAGACGATGCCCCGCCCGCGACCGAGCACGACCCCCAGCGCCTCGCGCTGGTAGTCGCGGAGCCAGGGGATCGCGTCTGGCTCCCACCGGTTGTCGACGACCCAGAACGGCTTGGTCCTGACGTCCTTCACCTCGAAGGCGAACCCGGCCTCCTTCGCGCGGCCGGCCACCAGGCGCAGGAGCCCGGAGGCGATCCGGGACCGCTTCCGGTCCAGGAGCTTCACCGACCCGTCCCACACGCCGCGCTCGTACGCTTCGCTGTACTCGGCGCCCTTCACCGGGACGGTCAGGTAGCCGTCCAGCCAGTCGAGCTCCTCCGCCGTGGCGGCCTCGATGACCGCCCACAGGTTGTCAGCTGCCAGGCGCACTGCGCCCCCCCCTCGTCCGGTCCACCACTCCGCGGATGTGCCGGAGGGCCCCCTCCGCCGACCGGAGCGACTCCCTGGCCGCCTCCGCCGCGCGCAGGGCCCCGGCGTCCACCAGGTCGTCCCGCACACGGCGGAGGAGCGTGACGGCGCGCTCGATGAGCTGGACCTCCCGCTCGGTGTACTCGCGCGGGTTCGCCATGCCGGCCATCAGGCAGCCCGTCGCTTCTTGGGCGCGCGGACCAGCCGGCGCTTCCCGCGCGCCGGCTTCACCTCGGCCGGCGCCGCGGGGGCGGCCGCCAGCCCGAACGCGACCGGGACCTTCTTCTGGAGGTCGAGGAGGGACACGTAGACCGACCCGCGGCCGCGCCCCCAGTTCTTCCGGCGGATCTCACCGGCGCGCACCCAGTGGTAGATGTTCGAGCGGATCACCTTGGCCGCCGCCGCCGCCTCGTCGATGGACACGTAGGGTCCGCCTTCCTCCTCCGGGATGGCGGCCATCTCTCCGGCGCGGGCGGCGTGCATGGCCGCGATCTGAGGGTCTTTGTAGTTCACGGGTGGGGGTCCTTTCACGTACGGGGTTTCGGTCTCAGGCCGAGCTGGATCAGGTCCTTCTCGACCGCCAGTCCGTCCTTCAGGGTCACCGGCCCGGTGACCTCGAACACGATGCTGTTGTCGTCCGCATCTTCGATCGTCCAACCCTCCGGCAGGGGAAGCATGAGCGCCTCCAGTTCGAGCTCGGTTGGCCCCCGCCCTCCAGGGCGTTCGATGTCGATCTCGAACCTGACGAAGCACGCGTCCCACGGGGTCCTCACGTGTTCCCTTCCCGCTTCTCGGGCGGCCGCGGGTCCAGCAAGATCGCCGACGTCAGGCGCACGCCGAGCACGGTCATGATCTTGACGGCCTCCTCGCCCTGGGCCGCGCGGATCGCCTCCGCCAGGATCGGGCGGACCCGGTCCAGGATCGCAAGGCGCTCCGTCACCTGGTACACGAGCTTGTCGTTGGCGCTCACGACCCGCTCCCAGAGCGCCGCTGGACGACGGCGGCGACCGCCTCGGCGAGCGTCTTGAACCCCTCCGCGGTCATCACGCGGACGGCCTCCATCTTGGTCGCCTCGCTGGCGGTCATGACCAGGTCGATCCAGGTGAGCCCGCCGGGGCGAGTCGGCTCGTCATCCCACGGGGCCGGTTCTAGGATGACGATCTCCTCGACGCTCATGACGTCACCTTCGCGGCGACCACACCCTGCGGAAGCTTCGAGAAGCACGACGGGCAGAGCGTCACGGTGCTCCCGCCGCGGGACGACGGCCGCGCGCCACACCTCGTGACCAGGTTGTCCCCGAGCTCGAGGAGCGTCCCGCACCCGGCGAGTGCCGGCACCTTGGCGACGCTGGTGGCGGGTACGGCGGCCGAGTATGGCGCGCGTAGGTCGCACTGGAAGCAGTCACCGACCGGGCGGTCGGCCCACGTCGCCCCGCACCTCTGGCACTGCCAGCTCATGACAGGGCCGCCTCGAGCGCGCGGACCTCGCGCGACATCCGCGCGGCGGGCGTCCCGGAGATCCGCTTGTTGTACTTGGACACGGCGCGCTCGGCGTCCTCGCGCCACACCCCGAGCTGCAGGGCGACCTTCTTGGGACGGAGAGGCGGACCGTCGACCCCGATGGCCAGGTCGCCGGCGGCGCGCACGTGGCGCGGCAGGCCGCGGGTGGCGCGCTCGACCTCGCGCCGCCAGGTGACGCGGAGGGAGGACAGGCGGCGCGCCAGCTCCGCCGCGTCCTCCGCCGCCTCCAGGAGCGCCACGGCGTCCGGGAAGTTGGAGACCAGGTTCGCGTCGCTCACCTCGACGCGCCGCTGGAGCGACCCGGCCCCGCCCGCCTTGGCGATGGCGCGGGAGATGGACGTGGCGGAGATCCACTTGTGGACGATGGCCGCCGTGTGCAGGAGCATGCCCCGGTAGAAGTACGGCTCGGGCGGGCCGAACGCGGGGTCGTACCGGGGGGCCATCTCCAGGCCGACCACCCAGGCCTCCTGGGCGATGTCGGCGGCGAGGGACGGGAAGTGCCGGCCGAGGTGCCGCTCGATGGCGAGCGCGGCGCGGCCGATGGGGGCGTGATTCACGGGACGGGTTGCGGTCTGCATGACGATCCTCCTGGGTTCACCGGCTGGCCGGGCTTGGCCCGCCGAGTGAGAGTTACCGTAACTAAATCTAGCACGCGAAACAAACGTTACCTGGTGCCGGCGACCGCCAGGGCGACCATCGCGGCGAGGGAGGCGGCCCCCAGCGCGACGACGCACGAGACCTTGACGACCTCGACCCAACCTGTCATTCGTTTGGACATCGGGGATCCCTCCTGGGACTCTGTTGGTACGGGCGAGGGTCTCCCCGGGCCGGGTCAAACTGGCCCGGGGAGGGTCTCTCAGCCGACCCGCTCGAGGTGCTTGCCGTAGCGGACGTGGACGCTCTCGGCTCCCTCCGGGTCGCGGCAGAGGAACTCCTTGCCGCTGGCGGAGACCTTGTCGACGACCATGTCCGCCAGGAACTCGGCGGAGTACAGGCCGGAGCGGGTGTACCTCGAGAGCGCCTTCTTGGTCACGCGGACGGCGTCGCCGACCGAGAACTTCGGGGCAGCCGGAGGCTTGATGGCGGGGACCTCCTCGGCGTCCAGCCACTGGAGCGCGTTGTGCGCTTCCAGGATGCCGGAGACCAGGCTCGCCATGGCGGTCGCCAGCTTCCCGCCCACGGGGGCTGCCGGCGTCGGGCTAGATTCGACAGCCACGGCCACGGCCTTGATGCGTACGCGGAGCTTCTCGAGGCGCGCCAGCTGGCTGTCGAGCTTGCGCCACGTGGACGGCTTGCCGGAGCGCGGCTTCTTCCCCGCCTTGGCGGCGGCGGGGGAGGCCGCCTCCTTGGCGGCGGCGGGGGAGGCGGTCTTGGACTCGGGGGCGTGCTTCGCGGACGGGTTGGGCTTGGCCATGGGTATCTCCTGGGTTCGGACGGCGGGGCATCCACCGCTCCCCGCCGCCCCGGTCGCACCCGGGGCCGCAGGCAGCGCTAGGAGCTACGCCGCCCGGAGGACGTCGCCGGCCAGGCGCTCGAGCTCGAGCTTCTGGTCGGGATCCTTCGTGTCGCGCGCCACCAGGGAGATGGCGTTCGAGAAGCGCCACAGGGTGTTACCGGGGGGGCAGCTCGACGACGTCGGCCGAGTTGAAGGCCTCGGCGATCGCCTTCTCCGTGCCGGCCCCGATCTTCTTCCGCATTCCGGCGAGCGTCACCTTCGCGTCGATCCCCTCGGCGTTCGCCTTCGTGATGAGCGAGGCGGTCTGGGAGATCTTCGCCTCGGACAGGAGGGCCCGGGCGACGTCGCGCGTCCCGGAGATGGCGGTCTTCGTGTCCAGCTCCAGCGTGCGCTGCGACCACTCGACGTCGTCCGTCAGGGCGCGCCCGACGTGCACCTGGCGGAGCGCCTGCTCCATAGTGGCGCCGTTGAAGCACGCCAGGCGGAAGGCGAACGAGCGGACCCAGTTCGCGCCGGCACCGTAGTCCGAGGTCCCCCAGGCGAACCCGAACACCATGAACTCGCCGGGGGCGGGCTCGAGGACCTTCGGGATGATGAACTTCACCTCTGTCCGGATGTCGGAGGCGATCGCGTCCACCGGGATCGCGCCGACCCGCTGCGACTCGCCGATGAGCATGTCCAGGATGGGGCGCGAGTCCAGCCGGCGGAACTTGGAGGAGAGGACGGCGCGGACCTGGCCACCGCAGGAGCGGACCAGGTAGCGCGACCCCTGGTGGCCGTACTGGACGCCATCCGTCAGGTTGCGCGCCAGGAGCTCCTGGCCCCATCCGCCCTGGCCCAGCAGGTGGTCCACGTAGGCCATCGGCATCTTCGCCAGCTCGGCGGCCTGGCCCAGCCCGTGGCGGTGGAGCGGGTTGGCGACCGTCCGGCCGTCCTTCCGGTCGAGGACCATCTCCAGGCCGGAATCCCGGTTCGTGTTGGCGAACCGGATCGTGCCGGCCGGGGCGATGTAGTCGGTGGGGACGTCGCGGACGACCTTCTCCTGGACGGCCAGGGCGCGCTGCTGCCCCTCCTGGATGTAGCGGTCGAGGCGGTTGATGGCGATCTCGCGGGTGACCTGGGTCGTGGCTCGAAGGTTCATGGGTATCTCCTGGGTTCGGGTTTTGTCGCTGGTCCCGGGCTTGGTTCCAACCGACAACCTCACACTACAGTAATTAAAACTAGAAGGAAAAAAGAATCTTCAGCCGGTTGAAAACTCAGCCGTTGTCGCGCGGGCGGAACTCGCGGAGGACCTCCGCGGCGCGGACGATGGCACTCCGTGCCTGCACGCTTCCCCACGGGCGCCCCTCGGCGTGCCACATGAGTTGCGCGACCTCAGAGGCGGCGGCATCGGCCCGCCGGAGGCGCTTCACCTCCGCGGCGAGCTGGTGGACCGTCCCGCCCTGCCACCCGAACATGGCATAGACCTCGCGGACGAACGCTTCGAGCCGGCGCGCGGCCGCCTCCTCGATGGCCGCGCGGTCCAGGGAGGAGACCTTCTCGACGGCCTGCCCGGGGGAGGCGGGGTCGACGTAGGACGGGACGGATTCCCCGATCCCAGCCTCTTGGGCGTGCCAGACGGCGGCGTGGGCGTGGCACATGCCGTCCTCGGCGTCCTCGCAGGCGACGAGCTCCTGGCAGTCCGTTACGCAGCAGTACCCGGGGCACTTCTCCTCGGGAGGAGCACCGTCGGCGTGGAACGCGCACGGGCCCCGATCCGTGCAGGTCATCTGGTGGCCGGACATCACGCCCCCTCCTTCGCCGCATGGACGCGGATGGTCGGTTCCTCCGAGCCCCACTCCCCCATCGCGATCCCGTGTTCCAGGGTCATCCGGAGGAGCGCCTCGAGAGCGATGACGTCAGTCTCGGTGGGGCGGAGGACGGGCCAGAACCTGGCCAGGTACGCCTCCGCCTGCTCCTTCTGCGTCAGGAGCGCCTCCACGGTGATCACGTCGCCCCCCCGACCGCGCCGTAGAGCATCTCGTCCAGCCCCACGCCCGCCAGGAGCGCGCGGGCCGTCGGGTTGGAGGGCGGGACCACCACGCGGGCGCGCTGCAGGTGGGCCACGGCCTCAACCGCCAGGGCGTCGTAGGTGTCGACCGGGAGAGACCGGAGCACCGCCAGCCGGACCTCGCGGGAGTGACCCCTGAGCTGGCCGGCGACGGCGCGCGCCAGGGGGGACATCACCGTGACACCTCGGCCCTCGCCCTGGCGTAGTTGATGGCAGCCGCGACCATCTGCCGAGCTTGCTTCGGGGTCATGGACCGGAGGCGCTCGATCTCCTCGAGTGAAAGGAACTTGGTGGCGCGCGTATCGAGTTGGTATGCGCGGGCACGGTCGCAGACGAACGCCATCATGTAATCCCCGGCTTCAACCGCTTCGTCAGCTAGGGCCCTTGCCTGCCCGTTGGTCACCGTGGCCGCGGTGATCACGGTGACACCAGGGCGACGGCGAGGGTGGCGGAGCAGGCGTCGACCGCGCGCTGGGCGGCCACCCAACGGTCCTCGATCTCCGCCGTCGCGTGCTTGGCGGCGCGAACGGCCTTCGCCTCGCAGGCGGCGGAGACTAGGTCCAGCAGGGTGGAGAGCCCCTGGCGCTCCAGGATGACCTGGATGGAGATCTCGTCCGAGAGGCGGTGCTGGCGGGCGGCGGCGTTCTGTTCAAGGTTCATCGGTAGTTCCTCCTGGGTTTCCGGCTGGCCGTCCCGGGCGGGGACCGATCCAACCGACAAGAAGAACAGTACCGTAATTAAAACCAGAACGCAAACCGAAATCGTCCGCCCGCCGGTGGCAGCCGATCTGAGTCCGTGGTCAGGCGCCCTGCGGGGCGATCCGGGCAGGGACGCGGCGCCGGCGGGCGGGGGGCTTCGGAGGGGTCCGCTTGAGGTACCCGTGGGCGACGAGCAGGAGCCAGAAGGCGAGCGACAGGTGCTGGCTGAACCTCGCCGCGGGGAGTCCGCACGCGGCGACGACGCTGGCCGACGGGCTCCCCGTCACGCAGGAGATCGACGCCACGATCCCCCACGCCTTGTCACCGAACGCGCTCCCCGAGTCGGCCCGGGAGATCATCCCGCGCGCGGCCGCGTCGAGGTCGTGTCGCTCCTCGATGCCCATGAGGAGGAACAGGCAGGCGGCCCAGGTGAACATTAGGACCGCGACGACCGCGTTGTCGGCGTACCACCTCGCCTCCGCGACGACCTTCATCAGGATCGACATGAACGACGCGAAGTTCACCGCGAAGCGGACGTTCACCTTCTCCGCTCCGGTCGCGCGCATGATCGCGTGCACGCACCAGTCGAACGCTCGCTGCACGTGACGGTCGGTGTCGGCGACGAACGCGACGACGGCACCGACCGCCCTCATCGCAGGCCGAGCTTCCCGAAGTGCGCGAGCAGGAGCGCGTCCGCGCGGTCGATGAGCAGCGCGCCCTTCGGTCCGCGCAGGTCGCCGGCCGCGCGCGGGTAGAGCTGCTGCGCGAACGGGATGACCGCCTCCTTCGTCTTCGGGAGGCCACGCATGAGCTCCGCTTTCCAATGTGACGCGTGGACGACCTGGTGCGAGACCTCGAGTGCGGCGAGCAGCATCTGCCACATCCCCCAGCCCTCGCCGGTCGAGAACGCGGAGACGGTTCCGGTCTGGCGGAACGAGCCGCGGATCGGGGGCATCGGCTGGACCTTCTCGATCGTCACGTGGTCAAGCCTCGCGTCGCGCACCAGGCGCAGCATCTCCGCGGGGAGGTAGACGCGCCGGGTCTTCTTGTTCCCGAGCTTGGTCTTTGTGGACAGCTCCACCGTGGCCAGCGGGACCCCGTAGAACTCGACCGACCCGTCCGGGCGGATGACGGCGAGGCCGCCGTCCTTCCCCGGGTCGATGCCACCGAACGACTTACCCTCAGGTTGGTTTGTCTCCATGGGTCTCTATGTTGGCCGAGAGGCCCCAGCGCAGGCAGGTCAGGAGGGATCTACCTCCATCCAGTCGATCGAGACCCCGATCTGCATGGTGCCGGTCCCGGGGTTGACGACGTTGCGCAGCACGATCCCCTCGTTCGCGGCGAGCGTCAGAGGGTAGTCACCGTTCGACGGCTCCCAGCGCAGTATGTCAGTGGGGAGCAAGATCGGAGAGGCGGTGGGGTCCAGGACTAACGCGCGCGGTCCGCGGATGGCGAAAGTCTTCGTGCCGCCGCCGAGGGCCGCAGTCGTCGCGATCCTGCAGTCACCGGAGGCGAGCAGCGACGTCGGCATGGTGTTGCGCTGGAGCCCGCACGAGGTCGTCGCGACGTCCACGACGGTGCCGCCCGTCCCCTGCGCGGTCCAGGCGGTCGCCTTGGAGAGCTGCCACACACTCGGGGACGCCGTGAACGCCGTCACGCCCTTGGCGATCGACAGGATCAATCTCCTGATGACAGCGAGGTGCGTGGGGTCCGTCCACCGGAACTGGAACAGCTCCAGGGTCGTCCCGGCCGCTATCTCGCCGGACGATGCCCCAGCGTGGTACTGCCCTCTCGCAACCCGAGGGGGGAAGGAACTGTTCGCGTTCGTGATCATGGGCTGTTGCTCCTGGCTTTCAAATTTTCAGTTCGTGGTGAACGATGCGTTGTGGGCCGGCACCGTGATCGGGATGCCGGAGTAATCGTACTGCGCCCCGACCACGCTGATCGGGTGGGCGGCGCTGGTCGTGGCGTCGAAAGCGGTCAGGGGCGTGGTGGCAACGGAGTTCACCGAGCACCCCGAATAGGCGACGTTGACGATGAGGCCTGTGTTACCAGACCCGTGGATAGCGTCGATGCTGGCGAAGCTGTTGTTGTCCACGAGGATCGCGGTCGTCGTGTCATCGTAGACGTAGAGCGTCCCTAACCTCGGGTACGACGAGTGGGACACCCAGAGCTGACCAGTCTTCGCGATCACGTTTACGTATCCGTGCAGGTCGCCTGACCACGTGACGCCCTGGAACGATCCGCCCATGATCAGGCTTCGGTCGAACGAATTTTGTATCTGGACTCCCTGGATCGAACCGCCAGCCGTGAAGATGACACCTTGGCAGATGATCCCGCCAGTGCGGACCACGTTGCCGATCGACGCGGGCCCACTGAACCCCGAGAGTCGTACCTGGGAGAAACCTCCGATAATAAGACTCATGTCGAGGTAGATGAAGTCAGTCCCGTTGAAGCTGCCGGAGTACTCGGGGAGCGACACCTTGGGGAACTTCGGCAACGCCAGGACTTCATAAGCATCTCCGATCGCGAAGGATGCAGATGCAGGTCCCGATACGGAATAGTCCGCCGAGTACCCGGTGGTCGGCGACGTCTGCGCCGTTCGCGCACTATTCTCATAGGCCATCATCGCGTGCTTGGTGCGGTCAGTCTTCCTGATCACGCGAGACCCGTTCGATGTCGACAGGCACCCCGACGCTGACCATGACGCTGGCAGGGTCGCGTCCGACACGGTCCACGGAGCATCTGTGGCTCCCGTGAGCACCCCGGATCGTACAACCGTAGGCACGCCCACGAATACGAGTGTCGGCGCCATGGAACCGATCGAGAGGTTCCCCGGGACGATCCCGGAGAGGTTGATGCTCAGGCGCGTGGTGTCACTCAACCAGCGCACGACGATGTCCGACGTGTAACTCGATAGCTTCCCTATTCGGCGTAAGAGTTCGTCAACGGTCAGACACGGGTGCAGATCATCGGCGCAGGTATTTTCGTCATTCGCGAGACCGGTGGCGTTGCTCTCGTCGACGCTCCACGTGCCTTGCGTCAGCCACTCCAGGCTCTGGACGCCCTGGCGTGACCAGTCCCTGCCGTCCGGAGCCCTGACGTGCACCATGGGGACGGGAGTCGTCGCTCCAGCCGGCTCGAGGATGAACCAGTCCTTCACGCTGGCGACCCAGGCGCGCGTCGAGAACGACGGCCGGCCCGCGACGGAGGCGGTCGCCAGCTGGGACACTCCTGTGGCGATCCCGTCGCAGATGAGCGTGGAGTCGGGGGCGGCCACGGGGATCGCCGTCGCCGCTACCCCGAGGGCGAGCACGACGCCGAGGACCGCGAGCTCTTGCCACTTCTTCATGTGAGCACCCACTGGAGGCCGGAGATGGACGACGCCAAGAAGGACGAGCCGTCGTCGGGGTTGGTCCCGCGCGGGTCGAGCGTGTAGTAGCCGATGTTCCGGACGCGAGCCAGGGTCGCCCCGGGGATATAGACGCTGGCGTCGGTGGCGGTGAGGAGCGCCGTCGAGTCGAACGACCCGACGAACCCGCCGCGCAGGACCGGAGAGCCGCCCCCACCAGCGGCCGTGTCGCCGGCGGCGACGTACTCGATGGTCCCGGTCCCCACGATCTTCGCCGCCAAGATCGGATCTCCGGGGGACGGGACGTGCAGGTAGAGCACGTCCGAGAACGGCCACGCCTGGTCGACGCCGCCGGTCGCGCTGGTCAGGAGGGCGACCATCGCCGCGCGGTCGACGGACCGGATCATCAGGAAGCGGATCGCGCCGACGCCGCCGGGGGCGAGCAGGTGAGGAGCCTCGGACGTGCCGCTGACGGCGAACAGGCCGGAGTCCTGGGCCGCGTAGTTCCTGCAAGCGACGTCGAGCTCGATCGTGGACGACGAGTGGGTCGACCCGCACGGGGTCGACGGGGTCACGGAGGCGAGGCCGCTCACGGTCAGCTTGCTGGACATCTGGTCATCCCTTCTTCGCGCGCTGGTCGACGACCACCGGGGTCTCGGTCTTCCGGCGGTCCGGCAGGAAGAAGACCTCCATCTTCTGCGGGAGCACCAGGCGCCCGTCCCCGGGACGCGCGGCCGGCTCGACCGGGCTCTTGCACCAGTACCACCCGCCGGGATCCCGGCTGCCGCGGCACGCGCCGTCGTAGGGCGGCCCCCAGGCCGCAGCGTGCGTCACGGGGATCCCGAAGTCGCCCTCTAGCTCGAGGAACTTCTTGCTGCACCCGGGGCACCGGCGCTCGAGGTTCGTCGGCATGTCCTCGAACTCCGTGACCTCGATGTCCGCGGCCGGCGGGACCTCCGGGGAGGCCACGGGACGCGGGATGTCATCCCGCGACGGGAGTGGGATCCTGGCCGGTGTCATCGCGCCTCGGGCACCGCGCCAGCATCGGTCGGGAGGCCGCCGACCGTCAAGGATCAGGCCCGCTTGCGGCCGGGGCGGGAGTCCTCGCCGCGCTCGCGCCTGGCCCGGCGCGTCTCGCTGGTCTCCTCGGTCGGAGGCGGAGTAGCGTCGCGCCCGCGGTCGAGGTCGATGGCCTCCGCGCGCGCCAGGGGTCCCTGCGCCGCGAGCGTCGGCATGAGCTCGTCTAAGGCGTCCGCGAAAAGGCGGAGAGTCGTAGCTCGGTCGACTCCCTGAGCTCCGACAGCTGAGCCTTGAATCTCGCTGAGAGTGTCGAGGAGGGCCCGGACACGGCGCCAGTGCCGTCGGCTCTCTTGGTTGTCCTCGAGCCTCCGATTTGCTTCCGCGAGGCGCGCCGCCCTGTCACCAGATCCCGCACTACCGTTGCGAGGCTGCCCATCATTCATGACTCCCTGCCGGCGGTTTGGAGATGCGCATCTGGCCTGCTGAACAGGGTAACCACGTCCGTCACCCCTTGCCCAATCCGGCGTCGAGATTCTGCGGTGCGGTCGGCACCACCGGCGCCACTGTCGGATGGTCGTTTTTGTCCGGTGCCGGCGTTAGCCTGATGGACGCCGGGGCGACGGGCAGGAGGAGCGGTAGCGGCTTGAGCGCGGGGACCGGCTTCTTGCGCCGAGCCTCGAGCTCCTTGCTGTTCTTCGCGGCGTTGGCCTTCACGTCCTTGACCAGTCCAGCGTCGATTCGGCGGAGCGCCGCCGGGTGGCCTTCGACCACGAAGTCGTGCGCCAGGGCGACCTCGATCGCGCTCTGCGCCTTCTGCGTCTTCTCGACCGCGATGAGGCGAGCCTCGCAGGCCTCGACCCTCGTCTGCAGTTTGTTCAGCGGGTCGGCGAGGCCCGACCACACGCCGCCCACCACGCTGGCGGTCTCCGTCTTCGCCTCGGTCTTGGCCGTCGCCTTGGCTTCAGCTTTGACCTCGGCCTTGACCTCGGTCTTGACCTTGTCGGTCTTCTCGTCGACCGCGCTGGTCGTGACGCCGTGCTGGATGCGAGCGATCGCCAGCATGCCGAGCGTCGTCAGCAGTGGCCAGAGCGCCTTGTCGAGGAACCGGTGGTAGCCCTCGCTGTCGCGGAGACTCTGCAGGCGCGACGATGTCCGGCGCGGCCGCCGCGACTCCGCCGGGGTGACCTCCTCCTCGCCCACCCCGTCAGGCCCCCGCCACGGGGGCGACCGGGACCGCGTTCGCCGCCGCCACGTGAGCGAGCTTCATCTCGTCGACGGCGGCCTCGATCTTCCCCTGCAGGGTCGTCGTCATCTGGACGACGTCCAGGCCGTTCAGCTTCGCGAGGTCGACGATCTCCTTCGTGGCGACCTCGCGGAGGCGCTTCACGGCGACGCCGCGGAGGTACTCGCGGTCCTCCGGCGTGAGCTGGCCGTCCTTGGCGCGCGCGGACAGCTCCTTGTAGGTGGTCGCCGAGACGTCGCGGACCACGTCGGAGGCCGCGTCCGCGAGCCGGTCGAGCACGCCCCGCAGCTGCTCGTTCTTGGTCTTCGCGGCGATGAACTTCTTCAGCTCCCAGACCGCGAGCGGCACCAGGGCCGCCAGGATCGAACCGAGCGCGGGGAGGACGGTCTCGACCAGGAACTTGTTCATCTGGCCGATGATGCACCAGCTCCGGGCGCGCCGTCTACCATGCGGTCCGACGCTGCGGTGCGGCTCCTACTGGCAGATGTCAACCGCGGCGCACGTCTCGGCAGACGTGATGCACATGACGTCGTACGAGATGATCCCGGAGGCCTGGGCGTTCTCGCAGGCCGGGACGCACTGGGCGGACTTGTTGGCGCACCCGAGGCGGGTGATGTTGGCGCACGCAGTCGCGCAGGTCGGGGACCCGGTGACGAGCGGGGGAGCGGGCGGCGGTACGGTCGCGACGCACCCGAGAACCACCAGGATAGCCGCGAGCCTCACAGGGACCCCTCGGAATAAAGCGGACAGGAAGCAATCATCCACGTGTCCTCCGACACCTCGAGGTAGTCCCAGGCGATCTTGAACCAGCCGTGATCGAACACCCCGTCGCCCCAGCTCGTCCGGGCCCAGGCGTAGTCTGGCGTGTGGCCGCCGAGCAGCATGCAGTGGCCGCCGGCGATCGCGTCTCCGGGGCCTGGTGCCTGGGCGATTCCGGTCGGCCCGAGGTCGGCGTTGACGAACGCCTCGGTGACTTCGACGCCGAACACCACCGGCATGCCGCCGCCGAGGGCGCGCTTGACGTCGTCCACCAGGCCGCCGCCCGAGCTCAGGATGCGGCGGTAGTCGACCTCGGGGCGCTTGTCGTCGCGCTGGTCGAAGGCTGACTCGAGCGCGAACAGCGGCGGCTTCTGCTTCCACTTCTCCCCGGCGTCCGTGTACGGCCACGCGGACTCGGGCGCGAACCCGAACGTGTTGAGCGCCTGGAACGCCAGGTGGATGAACGACCCCTGGTCCACGTCCTGCTCGCCGGTCTCCGCGCGCGCTAGCCAGTAGAGCGCGAGGCGCGAGAGCAGCTGCGCCCTCCCCGGGTCAGCGCCGAGCCGGACTTGCACCGCGCGCACCGAGTCGGCGATCGCGTTCGCGACGCACGACGAGAGGGCGAGCTGGTCGACCGCGGGCCCGAAGATCGGGCGCAGGTCAGACGTCGTCGGCGCGGGCGCCGTGCCCAGGTGGTGGCGGGCGTCGCGGTCGCGCGGACCCCCGCCGGGGGCGCGGCGGTACCCGAGGGCCCTCATTCGCGCACCCCGCCGTCGGCCTTGGCCCCCCAGGACGGCTGGGTCGGGTCGCAGCGCGGCCAGTCGACCGTGCTGGGGTTGCAGGGCGGGTCGCCCTTGTAGCAGCTTCCGACGAGCGCGCACGCCAGCGCGAGCGCCACCATCCCGACCAGGCCGACGACTTTGCTCATCCTGCGATCTCCCTTCCGCATCCGACCGAGGTGGCGCAGTCAGCGCCGTGGAACACCCTGGCGTCACGCCCCGGCAGGGCCGCGCCGCACGTCAGTTTCTGGTGGGCCAACGCCTCCGTCACCGCCGAGCTCACCGCCGCCGCCTGGCCGGCCGCCTGCTCGCGCCGCATGTCCTCCGCGGCCTCCCGAGCCCGGCCGAGGAAGATCCCGAACCCGACGTCCACCAGCGCCTTGACCGCGGCGGCGCCGATGGCGAGGGGGGGGCACGCGAACCCGAGCGCGGCCGCCAGCGACATGACGTCGTCAGCGACCCGTTGTTCCTCCTGGACGCGCGCGACGTCTGCCATCACCGCCCGAGGATCAGCGGGTCCGGGGCCACGTAGCCGCCGCGGACGGCGCCCATGGGCGATCCCGGGGTCGCGCGCCTCACGCCGAGGGGGCCGAGGAGGGCCACCAGGCTGGTGTAGGCGGACTTGAAGTCGGCGAACGCCAGGTCGACCTGAGCGTTCGTCAGCTCGGTCGTCCCGTCGCAGATCCGGATCCCGGCGTCGAGCGCCACCCGGGCGTCGGAGATCCCCTTCTCGACCTTGGCCTGCAGCGCCGGGTTCGGGCTGACGACGAAGTACCCCCTCTCGAAGGTCTCGAGGCCGGTCAAGATCAGCTCGGCGTCCTGCGCGTAGGCCACGGCGTGCGGGAGGTTGCTGACGACCGGCTTGAACAGTGCGCACCCTGGTGCGGCCATGGTGGCGGACATGAGCGCGAGGGCGAAGGCGGCGGCGATGATCCTGTTCATTCGCCCATCGTGCTCCCGCCCGCGCGCGGCCGTCAAGCCTTGCGGCGGCGCTTGGCGCGCGGCGGCGCGGGCATCTCGGTCGCCGGCACGACGAGCCGGGGCTCCCCGGGCTTGCGCTCGAGGTCCACGACCTGCCAATCGGAGGAGGCGAGCTCGTCGGCGCCGGGCTCCCAGGCGTGGATCTTGGTCCCGTCGTCCGTGTAGACCGCCATCTTCCCGTCCTCGGCGGCGCCGGCCGCCGTGGGCCCGACGTAGTCGGGCTGGGGGATCGGCTTGTTCGCGCACCAGTGCGCGTGGCGGACGAAGTGCCCGGTGGCGACGGCGTCCTTGGCTTGTCCCCAGTTCAGCTGGTACCCGAGCACCCTCATGCCGGGCAGGATATCACGGGGCCGGGTCGAGCAGCCCGCCCACCAGCGCCGGCGGCGCGGAGAGCGGCTCCCGCGCGAACAGGGCGCGCATCGCGTCCCGCTCCGGGTGCTCGGGGAGGTGCACCGCCCGGGCCGCGAAGTCCTCCTCCCGGAACGTCCCCCAGTTCCGCAGCGCGGTGAACAGGACCGCGTCGGCGCCGAGCCCGCGGCCCATCTCCACGAACGCGGGCGCCTCGCGCCAGTTGTTCGCCTGCGTCACGAACGACAGCTGCAGCGTCTCCAGCGGCCCACCGCGGCGCAGGCCGGCGACGAACGCCAGGTTGCGCTGGAGCACGCCCCAGTCCCCGCCGCGGTTCACCGCGTAGGTCTCCGGGGTTGCGGCGTCCACCGACACCTCGATGGCCCGGACCATCTCCCTGGCCTCTCCCAGGCCCGCCCAGGCGGTCTCGTCCAGCAGCAGGCCGTTGGTGTGCAGGCGGAGCTTCAGGCCCGGCAAGCGCGCGGGGGAGAGCGTACGGAGCAGCTCCAGGTGGGGGGCGCTGGCGAACGGGTCGCCGCTGCCGCTGACGGACAGCCAGTCCAGCCCCTCCAGGATCCCCTCCGACAGGGCGGCTGCCTGGACCCGCCGCACGCGGTCCCGGTCGGCAGGACTGGACCGGTGGGGCGCCACCCGGCAGCTGGGGCAGGCCAGGTTGCAGGCCAGGTCCACCGCCAGGTTCAGGTAGCGCGGTCCGGGGGGGACCAGGGGGTAGGCGGACAGGTCCGCGTCCTCGGCCACCTGCTGCACGGGCCCGGTCGAGGTCGCCAGGAACGGGCACGCCTTGCAGCGCCGGAACGATCCGTCCAGGACCGAGATGCGCACGTCCCGCGCGTAGAGGCCCTCCCACACGGCGCGCGGTCCCTCGTCCACCACGTTGCCGATCGGGCGCGGTTGCCACCCGGGGCAGCAGGCGTAGGCCGTCCCGTCCGGCATGACCTCCAGGTGCTCGAACGGGTTGGCGCAGAAGCGCCTCACCGGAAGTGGTCCGGGAGCGCGGACCCGGGCTGCCGCCGGAGGCGCATCGCGTCCACGTCGCAGAGCCACGCCCGGGAGCTGCGCGGCCCCATCAGCGTCCGGTCCGCGCTCACCAGGGACGCGTGCCCGACGTGCTGGAACAGACCCGGGTAGTGGTACCCGACCAGCCAGTCGCGGCGCCCGCCGACCGCCGCCATGCACTCGTCGGAACCTCCCAGCGCGTGGGCCTCCATCTCGGCGCGGGCGCCGGCCAACTCCCGGCAGGTGGCCAGGGGGACCTTGAGGGCCTGGCAGAACACGAACTGCGCGGCGGGGCGCCGCCAGATCCCGTGCGGGAACGAGATGTCCCCCCAGGGCGCGTACAGGGAGAGCCACGCGCAGTCCCTCGGGACGGGCAGCTCCTCCGCGTAGCGGACCGCGTTCGGGCACCCGACCACGTCGTCCTCGAAGAACAGCAGGTCCTCGCCGGCCGCGACCGCCGCTTCGAAGGCGGCCCACGTCGACCACCGGTTCTCCGTGCGCGGCCTCCCCGGCGGCTTCGGCGCGCCGACCACGACCCACCCCGGCCTGACGGTCACGGAGTTGGATGCGCCGTCGACCAGGACCACGCGGAGCTCCGAGGTCGCCGACGAGTCGACCGAGGCCAGCGTGGCAGCCAGGTGCTCGCCGCGCCGGGGGTCCGTGAGAACCACGATCACGGGGGTAGCTTAGTTGAATTCGACCGTGGCGGCGTAGGCGCAGCCGCTGGAGCTGATCGGGATTATGGCGAGGCCCATGCCGCGATTGACCCCGGCCGGGATGGTCAGCGGCCCGAGGGCGATCGCCCCTCCGATGCTGCTGACGCCGATGCCGTGGGCGGAGCCGGACACGACGGCCCCGTTGACGGTGAGGATGACCACCGCGTCGGGGCCCACGAAGTCGGCAACGTACCCGCGGAGGAAGCACGTGGTGGCGCCGTTCGCCATGAACGACTCGATCGGGAACTCGAAGCGCGTGGGGGACGCGAAGTTCCCCCCGTAGAACCAGATCGTCGTTGACCCCATGCTCGGGATCAGCCCGCCGAGCTGCAGCAGCCCCTTTATGTGGGCCGAGATGATCGGGTTCTGCCCACCCGTGGAGTCCACCCCGGCGGTAGGGACTAGGCCGATGATGCCGGTGTTCGTGATGACGGGGTTCTGCCCGCCGGAACTGCTGATGCCGGTCCCGCTGATGACCGACAGGACCCCGGTGTTGTTGACCACGGGGTTGGCGCCCGTCCCCGTGACGCTGATGCCGGTCCCGTGGGTCACGGCCAGGACGCCGGTGTTGCTGACGATCGGGTTGGACCCTGCCGTGACGGAGATGCCCGTGCCCGCGCCGACGGACACGACGCCGCTGGAACTGCCCAGGACGCCACCGACCTGGACCATCTTGTTGGTGGCGTTCTCGAACCGGAAGGTGGCTGACTGCCCAGCGGCTACCGATGCGTTCGCCCCGGACGACAGGACGAATGCAGCCTGGCTGACACCGCCGCCGCCGGCGTTGTGGTTCAGCGTCAGCGCGGAGACGAAGTAGAGGACGACCTGCTGGCCGTCCAGCAGGAATGCGTTGTTGTAGAAGCTGGTCGTGCTGGTCCCGGTGACGTGGAAGTACTCCTGCGGGCCTGCCGGAGCGAGCGTGGTCCCGGACGCGATGTCGAGGCCGTGCAGGTGCTGCTCGTTGATCTGGAAGTCGTCCTTGCGAAGGCTGGCCGCCGAGACGTTGCCTCCCTGGATGTTCTCCCCGCGGGTGATGATGGTGACGGCCATCTCAGCCTCCTATTCCTGCCCCGAGGCCGATCCCGGACAGCGTCGACAGGTCCATGATCGGGATCTGGGAGACCGTGTACGTGGCGCCCGCCAGTGTGATCGGAGAGGCGTCACTGGTCGCGACGGTCGTCGTGGCAGGTGGTAACTGAGACACCGTTCCGAGCGACCCCTGGAGTATCTTCGCGGAGTTTCCGGATCCGTAGAACGGAGTCGCTCCTACGGTGGCGATGAATCGAGCACACCGCGAGCAAGAGATCATGTGCCCACCCGACACCGTGTTCGGGACGTTAAAGGCTGAGACCGCTCCCGATCCGTCTACGGATATGTAGGCGTCGTGCTGGAACTGCAGGCTGGAGTTCTCCAGGTCTAGTGGCGCCTGAGTCGCGAGGATCGTCCCGCCAGTGAACACGACGCTGAGTCCGAGGACGCCTACGCCGACGAGAGTCGTCTGCCCGTCACCGCTGAAGGAGCTGAAGTTCTTCGAGAAGAGGCTCCCGATGATCGCGCCGCCGAACCCACCATTCTTCGCGATCGTAACGCCATTTATGATCGAGTGCGCGACGAACAGGTCGTTGCCGAACTCGGCGATCCCCAGGTCTCCTACGTTGGAGTTGCGACCTTGGATCTCGCACGTCTCGATCGCCGCGGACATGACCTGATGCGAGAAGGGAAAATTACGCAGGACGGGCAGGTTCCACACGCGCACAGTCTCGCCGACCGAGAATGGGGCCGAGAAAGATCCCGACTGGGAGATCGTGTCCCAGGCGTCTGGCTGCTGGATGCGCACCTGGTTCGCGCCCAAGCTCGACTTGATGAACGCCCACTTCGTCTCCGCGGCGTTGGTGACTAGCTTCCCGACGTTGCCGCCGGCGCCGAGACCGGTGGCCGACAGGAGAAAGCCGGTGTTGCTGGCCGGGACCGCGGCGGCGTACGCGGTCACCGTGTAGTCGCTCCCGACCTGGGTCTTCTTCCCGATGAAGATCGGGAATCCCTGCCCGTGACCACTCTTGAGGTTCGTCAGGACGTCGGATCCGGACAGGGTCGTCTCGCTCGACAGGAGGTGGAAGATGCGCGTGGTCGGCGCGTCCACGCCCACCAGGCGCCGGTTCAGCTCCGCGCGCGTCAGCAGCGGGACTGCGTCGGCTGCGGCCTGCGACGTGCCCCAGCCGTCGTTCTCGTCGCTGGCCACGCCCGTCGAGTTGCTGGGGTCGATCGCCCAGTACGTGGCTTGCTGGAAGATCAGGTTCGGGATGTTCATCCGGACCCACTGGCCGCCGCCGCCGCCGGTGTTGAGCACGGCGTTGATCCCGTCCGTCTGGGGGATCGTCGTGGAGGGCGTGTAGCGGTAGAAGTCACCGACGGAGAGCACCTCGCAGATGTGCGCGTCGGAGGTCAAGAAGGCGCTGGCGTCGATGCCCACCATCCCGGCGATGTTGGGGCGGCGGTACAGCACGGGGGTGACCGGGCCGCCGCCCGTCGCCGCGTTGATGATCGGGTTCTGGGCCGTCCCGCCCAGGGAGACGTTCGTGCCAGCCGTGATCGACAGGACGCCCGTGTTCGTCACCACGGGGTTGGCGCCCGTCCCCGTGACGCTGATGCCGGCGCCAGCCGTGATCGACAGGACTCCGGTGTTGTTCACGACGGGGACGGTCCCCGTCCCCGTGATCGATATGCCTGGCCCGGCGCTGATAGACAGGACCCCGGGGGCGCCGCCAGACGACCCGACGGTTCCTCCGATCTGGACCATCCGCGCCAGGGTGGCGTCGTACCGGAGGATGAGCGTCTGCCCGTTGAGCACGCTGGCGCTGACCCCGGCGGACAGATCAAACAAGACGGTGCCACCGGGCGGAGATGACCCGTTGTGCACCAGGGTCTGGTTGCCAACGAAGTAGAGGACGATCTCCTTCCCGTCGAGCAGGAACGTCGTGTCGTAGTAGGTGATCGTCGTCGTGGCTACGTTGACGTGGAAGTACTCCTCGGCGCCGGCGCCACCGATCACGCCGCCGGCGGCCGAGGTGATGTCCGCGCCCCGGAGCGACTGGTCGTAGAGGGGGAAGTGGAACTTGTCCGTCGCGGCGGCCGTGACAGCCTCACCGCGGAGCTTCTCGCCGTCTGAGGTTACGTAGCCCATGTCAGGTGGTCACCGTGATGGAGGCGTTCTTCGAGAGGCGGACGACCGGGAGGTCGGCGTAGTCGAACGTCTTGCCGACGATCTTGATCGGGTGCGCGGCGGCCGTCGTCGCGTGGAAGAACGCGGCCGACTGCGGGCAGGACACGGAGCAGTCCGTGTCCTGGACGTTGATGATCAGGTCAAAGTTTCCAGACCCGCGCACCTCGTCTAGGACAGGGTTCGACCTGCTGCTGACCGTGAGGGGGACGAACGCGCAGTCGTACGCGTGCACGACGCCCAGGCGCCCCCTGCTGCCATGGGTCACCGACACGGTGCCGTTGTTCGCGACGACGTTGGCCTGGCCGCTCGAGTCGCCAGCCCAGTCCACGAACTGGAAGTCTCCCAGGACGATCGACCTGTTCAGGGAGCACGCCTGTGACCCCTGCACGGTGCCGCCGAACGTGAACCCGCAGCCGCGCAGGACGTGCTTGCCGCCGCGCACCTCGCAGCTCAGCGCGGAGGCCGCGCGCCAGCCGCACATCCGGTACTCGTTCGAGCCGCCAAAGACGTCCTGCATGTCGAGGTAGATGAAGTAGCAGCCCGCGATGTCCGTCCCGTGGGAGTCGGGGATGGACTGCGGCGGCTTGACGCGCGGGAACTTCGGCACGTTGATCACCTCGTACGAGTCCTCGATGACGAACGTGGCCACGGGCGTGCCGTCAGACCCGAAGGCGTAGGTGTTCGAGTACCCGGTCGTGGGGGACGTGTCCACCGTCTTGGCGAGTGGCTCGTACCCCATGAAGGCGTGCTTCGCCCCGTCCGGCGTGCGGATGAACCTGGACGACGCCGACGTGGAGAGGCACGCGGACGCGGCCCACGACGTCCCCAGTGAGGAGTCGACCAGCTCCCACGGTCCGACCTGAGACACCGCGCTGAAGGTGCCCGCGCGGACGAGCGTCGTCACGCCGACGATGACCAGCGGGAAGGCCGCCGTGAGCGTGCCCGCCGCGGACTGCGCGCCAGCGTTGATGCCGGACAGGTCCAGCGAGTAGTGCGTGGTGTCGCTCATCCAGCGGATCGTCGTGACCTGCGGTAGCACGCAGCGTCCCATGCGCCGCGCGAACTCCGCGCCGGTGCGCAGGGGGTGCGTGTCGTCGACGCCGGTGTTCTCGTCGCTCGCCAGGGTGCTGATGTTCCCCTCGTCGATGGACCAGGTGGCCTGCGCGCGCCAGGCCAGGTTGGGGATCAGGAGCCGCTGCCACTGGCCGCCGCCGCCGCCGGTGTTGTTGATCACCGTGATCCCATCAGGGGTCAGCGTGGTCCCGGGGACGTACTTGTAGTAGTCGCCGACGGTGAGGACCTCGCAGATGTGCGCGTCGGAGGTCAGGAACACGGAGGCGTCGATCCCGATCATGCCGGCGATGTTCGAGCGCCGGAACAGCGTCGGGTTGGCGCCCCCGCCCCCGCCCCCGGCGGCGTTGATGATCGGGTTCTGCGCCGTACCACCCAGGGAGATGTTGACCCCGGCCGTGATCGACAGGACCCCGGTGTTGTTGACGATGGGGTTGGCGCCCGACCCCGTGATGCTGATGCCGGGACCGGCCGTGACGGTGAGGACGCCGCCGGCGGAGGCATTGATGATCGGGTTCTGGGCCGTGCCCGTGACGGTGACGTTCGTCCCGGCAGCGACCGACAGGACGCCCGTGTTGTTCACGATCGGGACGGCTACGGTCCCGGTGACGGAGATGCCAGTGCCTGCCGTGACCAGGAGGACGCCGGTGTTGTTGACGATCGGGTTCGTCGCGGTCCCCGTGATCGAGATGCCCGTGCCGGCGCTGACTGATGCGACGCCGCCTCCTCCTCCGCCTCCTCCTCCGCGCAGCAGCTCGAGCCAGCGGTTGAGCATCGTCGCCCAGCCGGCCAGGAGGTTGTGCACCGACGTGTCCTCGAGCGACTCGAAGGGTCCGAGCTTCGCCAGGGGGACCGTCTGGCCACCGGGAGCGGGGATCGTCAGGCCGGTCAAGCGGCGGAAGATGCACGTCTTCCGAGTCTCACCGGGGGACCCGGGGTTGATGGTCGCCCAGACGGTGTACGTCCCGTCCCGGTGGACGCCGCCGTTGTCCAGGTCGACGGTGAACGAGGCGGTGAGCGCGGACGCCAGGGGCCACGGGTTGGACCCGGTGCCGCCGGCGACCGAGAACTCCGGCCTCCCGGCGATCTCCCACCGGACCGAGCTCACGCCGACCGTGCTCGTCAGGGACAGCGCCAGGACGTCGGCCTGCTCCAGGTCCTCGCGGTAGCCGACCGTCAGGCCGGAACCGTTCCTGGTGCTCTGGATTCTGCAGTTCTCGAACGCCATGTCCGGTTAGCCCGCCAGCCGGTGGACGCCGTGGGAGTACCCGAGGATCGTGAAGCCGACGTTGCTGGCGTTGTACGTGAGCCAGGCGATCCCGTTGGACCCCACTCCCAGCGGGATGTCGAGCGTGCGCACGAATCCGATGACCCCGGAGGCCCCGATCGCCTCCTCGTCGATCGTGCCCAGCCCCGTGCCGGCGGGGACGCCGGCAGCCGACGGGTTGATCGAGATGCCGGCGTTGATCTGCGCGCCGGTTGAACTGAGGACGCAGCGCACCTTCGCAGTCAGGTCGGAGTGGCTGGTGGGAGCGGGGATGGACAGGAACACCGTGGGGGACGTCGCGCTGGCGAGAGCCTCCAGGACGCCGCGCGCCGCCCACGTGATGCCACCCGCCTGGATGCAGTTCTGGCGGTTCGTGGTCCCGCGGTAGACGAACCCGAGCCCCACGTAGAGCGCCCCCCGCTGCGTCGTGCCGCGCGGCGTGGTGATGGTCCCGGACGGGCGACCGTTCGGGTCTGGGGGTACGGTGCTCTCGACGAGCACCACCGGGAGCGGCAGGGCGCCCGCCAGCAGGCCCGTCCCGCCGAGCGCGAGCTGCGGCTGGTTGCGGCCGGCGCACAGGTAGACGTAGTAGGGGCGCGCGGCCGTCGCTGGGGCGGCGCTGCCGAACGGGTTGGCCGTCGAGTCCTGGACGACCTTGGGAGACCCGGTCCACGTGATCATCTCCCCGTCGATGATCGCCGCGTGCTTGGCGTTGTTGTTCATCGACATCTCGGCGGCGACGGAGGCCGGGTCGACGGTCATGTCCCAGAGCAGCTTGCAGTCGGACACGACGGTGTTGATCGCGCTCATCGGGTAGAGCGCCTTGCGCCAGAGGCGCGGGAAGAACCTGAAGAACGAGGCGTTCGCCACGCCGGGCGGCACGTACACCTCGTAGATCGGGACCAGGTGGGCGGGGATCGTCGGGCCCTGCGGCGACCCGGCCGCAGTCCCCGTCACGACGGAGAGCACGGTCAGCGGGTTGCTGGTCTTGAACACGTTGTTCGGCGTGATGGACCGCGTGGTCGGGTCGACCAGGATGTTCCGGCTCTGCAGGTCGGTGTCCTGCCCGGTGACGGTCCCGCAGATCACGTCGATGCGCCCGTTCGTGCTGTCGGGGGAGGCGAACGTCAGCAGCGTGGACGCCCACCGGAGGACCAGGTAGGCGCTGTCGTCGGCGGTCAGGCCGGGGAACGTCGGGTCCCACGAGAACCCGCGCCCGGCGCCCACCGTCGCCGTGAACCCGCCGGCGTCGCCGGTGACGGGCGGGAGCTGGATGGCGCCGGAGAACGGCGCGTTGCTGTCGAAGTCCGAGCTCAGGTAGGCCAGGGAGTCCTGGATCTCCCGGGAGTGCAGGTCCAGGCCGCGGTTGAGGTCGCCCGAGAGGACCTGCTCTCGCGCGTTCTCGTTGACCCGGGAGAAGTGAGATCCGCCCATGCGACCGAGGCTAAGCGATCGCCCGACGGCCTGTCTATCTCCGGGCCGGTCAGTACAGGCCGTACATCAGGTGGACGCGCATGGTCATCACCAGGTTCACGGCCGTGGACCCGTCGGACTTCACCGACCCCTGGACGCGGTGGACGGCCTTGCCGACCGCCACCGGCACGCGCACCGTCCCGTACCCGCTGCCGTCGATCGAGATCGTGGAGTTGTCGATGAGCGTGAAGAACAGGTTCCAGGCCGACGCCGGGACCGGGTTCGGCGAGTCGACCCCGGCCGTCACTTCCATGATCATCCACGAGTCGAACGCCGGGGCGATGAGGTCGAACACCTGGGTCAGGGTCGCGCTGGTCGTCGCGCCCACGCCGTAGACCACGTCCGGGTCGCGCATGTAGACGTCGAAGTTGACGCCCCCCGCCTTCGCGCCCTGGACCGCGCGGAGCATCGACAGGATGCCGGCCAGGACCTCCGGCGGGAACCCGATCCACGCGTCCGCGTACCCGTGGATCGGGTCGTCGTAGTACCCGTCCTCGTAGAACATCGCCAGCATCCCGACGTCGCGCGCGTAGTCCTGGCCCTGGACCCGGAAGTAGGCGCGGATCGTGCGCCGGTCCCCGAGCTCGAGCTCGTCGTCGTCCAGGAAGTCGGCGTTCCCAGGCGCCGGGGTGGCGTCGAATGCGACCGTGTCGAAGCTGCCCAGGTGATGCAGCTCCTTCAGCGCGGGGGTCGCCAGGTCCCGGAACGGCTCGAGCACGCGGAACGTGGGGACGCCGTCGACCTGGCCGGTGGCCCCGACCACGTCGGCCACCGCGACCGGCGACACCGCGTCGGGGACGTTGCGGATCCGGGCCCGGTAGTCCGACTCGGTCTCGCCCGTCTGGCGGAGCGCCCCGCGCTCGTCGCCGTGGACGGTCAGGTAGTCCGCCGCCCCGCCCTGGATCGGGGTGGACGACGCGACCGCGACGAACGTCCCGCCGCCGTTGGCCGGGTCGCCGACCGGCCCGATCAGGTTGCTGATCGAGAAGTTGGCGATGACACCGGGGGCGTCCGGGGCGACTTCGAACCCGGGGTCATCCGCCGTGTTGACGAGCTCGGTCTGCCGGACGGTCTCGAGCTGCAGGACGACGGTCGTCTGGCCGATCACCACCGGGACGTCCGTCTGCGTGATCGCCCGGCACCCGCGCTGGTCGACGAACGGGTAGCCGTGTGGGATCGTCCCGGACGAGCCGCCGGCGCGAGTCATCGTCACCTGGCACGTCCCGTGCTGCCCGGCCGAGCACGCCGAGATCAGGGCCGCGTCCCGGTTGTGCAGGACCGCCGGCCCCAGGCGGCCGAAGATCGCCACCGTCGCCCCCACCAGCGCGGCCGAGTCGGGGTCGTCGAGGAGCGGCTGCAGCCAGCCGAACTCGTCCGTGTTCGCGCGGAGTAGCTCGAGCAGGCTGTCGGCGGTCTCGGGGAGCGCCATCGGCTCAGCCTACCTGGTCGTGGACGACGACGTCGAACCCGTCCGGGCTCTCCGCCGACGGCCCGTACGTCTGGATCAGCTGGACGCACGTGCCGTCCCGGCAGTAGCAGCACGCCGCGGACGGCCGGTTCCTGACGACCGTCACGCCCAGGAGCTGGCCGGCGCCCTCGCGCGCGAAGGCCATGGCGCTCTCCTCCGTCTCGAAGACCGCCGCGAGTACGACCGCGCTCACGTGAACGACACGTCCTCTGGGCGCACGCGGAGGAGCTGCTGGTTGTCGTCCGGGATGATGTCCCCGACCGGGGCCACCAGCGCGTCGTCCGCGACGACCACGCCGGGGACCGACCGGGCCGCCCCGATCAGGTCGGACCGCAGGAGCCGCTGCCCCGGGTTCAGGAACTGGGCCATGGCGACCACCACCGAGCGGACCTCGTTCGCGGCGCGGATGGTGTCCACGCCGGGGGCGAACCCGAGCTTGTAGACGACGCTCTCGAAGGCCACGTCGCCGCCCGAGAGGAACACGGGGATCCCGCAGGCCCGGAACTGCAGGAGGATGTCTCGGACGGACTGGAGCATGTCGGACGAGGCGTTGCCGTCGTCGTCGCCGATGATGAGCTCGACCGCCCCGGCGGGCAGCGCGTTCCCCGGGTTCACGATCTCGTACGCGCTCGAGACGGAGACGCCGGGGATCGTGGTGGCGGCGTACTGGATGGCCCCCACCGTGGCGCGCCGGAGCGTCAGGAAGTAGCTCCGGATCCGACCCCGGAACTGCGCGTCGCTCTCCGCGTCGGACCCGCCCGCCGCCGGGTTGGTCGAGTTGGTCGCGACGATCGACGGGTCGAACAGGGAGTCGGAGATCACCCAGGCCGTCCCCGCCGGGACGTTCATCGAAGGCCCGACGACCTGCGCCACGGACGGCGCGTTCTTGGACAGGTCGGTCGGCCCGAACACCACGTCGACCTCGACCGCGAACACCGACCCCGAGGCGGTCGTCAGGCGCGTACCCGCCGCGACGGTCCCGCCGCCCGCGGCCGCGCTCGTGCGGTGGAGGTTGATGTCGACGGTGGCGGCGGACGCCGGCTTGCGCGTGACGCCGAAGCGGTCGAACGCGATCCGGTCGAGCGCCGCGCCGCGGGCGGTGTCGACGAACAGGTCACGCATGCACTTCGCCCAGCTGGCGACGATGGCCTCGCCCATGAGCGACGACTGGCCGACTACAAGGTTGACGTCGGATCCCTCGACGTCGACGACCAGCGGGTTGATCCGCGTGTTCGGCGCCGTGACTATGTAGCGCCTGCCGATAGCGAATAAATCACTGCGATTTGGGAGGTCGCCGATTTGCCTACCCTCCCTTCGTTACGTGCAGGTCACCCAACGGACACCACCTGTCCCGCCTGGTCGACGGCGAGCTTCACGGGGACGACCCCGGTCTTCCTGGTCTTGATCCGGGCGTCCACCGTGGTCACGCCCAGGCCGCTCACGGAGACCGAGACGGAGACGTCCTGCGCCTCCGGCTCGCGGCGGAGCTGGGGGCCGGCCTCGTCCCGGAGCTCGGACATCTTGGCGGTCGTGGCCACGCCCTTCAGCGGGATGCGCAGGCCGTACCCGGAGAGGAACGAGAACGCCCCGCGGCTGGTCCCGAGGCGCCGCAGGACCCGCTTCCGGATGCCGACGTCGGGTGCGTCGACCTGGGGCGGTTCGGGGACGACGTCGCCGCCGTCGTCGATCACCCAGTGGCCCTGGACGCTCAGGAAGTCGGTCAGGTCCTGGCGCCGCTGGGGGCGCTGGGTCTCCTGGAGGAGCGTGACACCGCTGAAGTCGGCGGTGTACGGCGCGCCGATCTCCCCGCCGACCAGACTGTCGACGTTCTTTACGAACACCCGGTAGCGGATCCCCACGACCAGTTGCCGGTCCACGTGGACGTCGAGGGCCCGCTCGTCCCCGGCGTCGGTCCCGTTGCCCACGCCGTAGGCCGGGCCCACCACCAGGTCGCGGCTCACCCCGACCGCCGCCGGCGCGGTGGCCTGGCCGTCGACCACGGAGAACACGTAGTTCGCGACGTTGAGCGCGTCGCGCGCGCCCGCGGGGGTCCGGTGGAGCGGCTCCTCGGAGAACGTCACCCGGACGACCTGGCCCGCCACCGCCAGCGCCCGGACGACGCTGATCGGGCCGCCGCCCCCGAACGGGTCACCGTACGCCTCGCGACCGTATCCGGCTGACTTCAGGGCCACGGCCCGAGACTACTCGCCTTTGATTGCGCTCGACAAGAACTGGGAGGCCTGCGCCTCGAACGCGAGGAGCGCGGCGTGGGCGGTGGCGAACCCGGGCTGCAGGGCCGCCAGCGGGCCCACGGCAGCCGCCTGGAGCGCGGCGAAGGCCCCCGCCAGGCCGGTACCCTCACCGTTCAGCTGGGCCTCCGCCTGGCGGTAGGTGGAGCCCTTCAGGAACGCCTCCTGGGCGCCGGCGCCGTGCAGGCGGACCGTCCCGTCCGGATCGATCCGGACCGTCCCGTTCTTGTTCTCAACCTGGACGGCGCCGCCGGCCTCGAGCAGGACGCGCGACCCGCCGTCCGTCACGATCTCGACCGGGACGCCGCGCGCGTGGAGCAGGACCCGGTCGTTCTTGAACAGGGGGAGCCCGTCGTCCCCCACCGGCATGGGCGCCGAGGCGCCGGTCACGGCGGCCAGGACCTGGGGGACCATCGACACGTCGCCGTCCGGGAACCCGACGATCACCTGGTCCCCCGGCTCGAGCGGGCAGTGGAAGTGGGCCCGGCCGCCGCCCCAGCCCCAGCGCGCCGTCACCGGGTGCATGCTGGGCTCGAGTACCAGGTCCACCTCGGCGCCGCTCGGGGTGACGACGACGGCGTTCCGGTTCGTGAAGTCGGGCTTGCCGGTGGCGTCGTCCACCACCGCCACGGTCGCGTAGCTGACCCAGTGGCGCAGGTCGAGCCCGGCGGACCGGAGCCCCTCCGCGAACCGCGTCATGTCCAGGGCGCGGCGGGCCGGGATGGACCGGGCCCTCACGGCGTGCCACCCCGCCGGACGGCGGCCTGGGCCAGGCGGAGGAGGACCTGGTCCTTGTTCGCCTCCAGGGCGGCCGCGCGGGCGTCCGGCTTCTTGCCGCTGACCCTCGCCTTGTAGTGGTCGTCAGACGCCTTGTCCTGCGCTGAGAGCGACGCGGGGTTGTTCCTGGCCTCCTGGTACCCGGCGAGCTCGATCGTGAGCTGGAACCCCTCGTCCGCGCTCCACCGGTAGCACACGGAGCGGACGTAGAACCAGTCGGTCAGCTTGGCGGTCTGGTAGGCGGCGTCGATCCGGGCCAGGGCCCGCTCGAGGGCCGGGCGCTGGCCGGCGGCGATGTAGGCCTGGCTGTTCGGGTTGTCGAGAAGCGCCTTGCGGAGGAACGCCGGGTTGCTCCGCCGGTCCATGAGCTGGGAGAGCCCGTCCGTGGCGACGTCGCCCGAGGCCGGGTCCTCGACCGAGCGCGCCACCATGACGCGGACGCACGCCCCCGGGCGGAGCCGGAGCAGGTCGGGATTCTCGTTGTGGCTCTCGGGCCGGGTGGGGTCGATGTAGCTCGACAGCTCGTCCGTCTCGATGGTCGCGGTGACCTCGTGCTGGCTGATGAGGTGGTAGAGCGCGACCGCGATCCGCTCCAGGTCCTCCTTCGAGCGGATCTCTCGGACCACCCGGACCACCTCCTCCTCGATCGGCTGGTGCCCCTGCGCGGCGCCGGCGGCGCCCGTCCCGGCCGCGCTGACGGCGGTGGCGCGCGGCGTCTTGGGGAACACGGCCTCGAGCGTCCGCTCCCCGGGGCGGCCGTCGGGGTTGTGGCAGATGACCCGGACGCGCGGGACGCGGCTGTTGCGCCCGTACTTCCTGCCCATCTTGTACTTGCGCAGGTTCTTCCCCCACACGAGCAGCCGCACCTGGGTCGTGACCTCGCTCGTCCCGCCGAGCGTCACCTGGCGGGAGAACCCGTCGGCCGGTCCGCCGGGGATCGTGAGGCCGCCCTGGGGTGTCTCCTTGATGTTCTGCGGCGGGACGATCAGGATGCTGTTCGCGCCGATCGGGTTGACCGACCCGTCGGGCTCCGTGACCACGATCGACGGGTCGTAGATCGGGATCATCCCGGAGAGCAGGCAGGCGCGCGTGACCAGGTCCCACACCGTGATCTCCGTGGTCGGGGCCGGGGTCGGGTAGCCCACGCCGGCGGGCGTCCCGCCGCCCGGGTCGGCGCCGGGGTCCATGCCCGGGGGCAGCCCCCCCTGGACGGCGCCGCCGGCGGCCGCGCGCGACTGGGCGCTCTGGAGCGACCGCTTCAGGCGCTTCCCGTCGATCCGGGGCGCCTTGGCCGGGTCGACGTTCGGGAAGTACCGGACGCCGATGGCGCTCCCCAGGCTGCCGTTGAACTCGGGGACCACCGCCAGGATCTTCCGGACGTAGTCGGCCAGGTCCTCTCCGCCGGCCGCCACCCGGCGCTCCTTGGCGAACGGGTCGAACTTCGCCTCCATCAGGCGCTTCTCCAGGCTGTGCGCGTCGATCGTCAGCTGGAGGTCGGAGTCGGACGCCTCGATGTCCTCCTCCTCCGCGTAGCCGCGGAACACCGGCGCCGTGTGGAACAGCTGGGGGATCCACCGGGTCGGGTCGGTGTAGTCGTCGGCCGCCACCGTCCCGAAGAACACCTCCACCAGGACGGCCCGGACGATGTCCGGAACCACGGGGAAGTCGCCGAGGGGGATCTGGATCGACAGGTGGTCCGCCGTCTTGAACCCCTGCAGCTCGAGCGACAGGCCGATCGGTACCACCGCCACCTGGATCGTCAGGTCGTCGCCGGGGACGTTGAGCGGCGCCGCCGCGTCCGCCGCCCCCATCCGGTCCGACCGGCCGGCCGCCGCCCGCTTCCGCGTCCGGATCGCCTCGGCGTCCGCGCGGATGTCCGCGTCGCCCGAGGCGCGGCGGATCGCCTGGAGCCCGGCCGCGAACGAGGCCGCGACCGCCGCGCGCGCCGCCTTGGACTTCGGGGGCGCCCCCTCCTGCAGCGCGATCGGACCGTCGTCGTTGCCGAAGTCCTCCAGCCGGATCGTCAGGCGCGCCACCAGCGCCGGCCGGTAGACGTACTTCACGCCCTGGCGCGCGGCCTGGTCGGTCGCCAGGCCCACCGGGGCGGTCGCGTCGGTCAGCCCCACTCCGACCTCAGCACTGGGCCCGCAGGTCCGACGTCGCGCCGGGCTGCACGCGGGGGATGTACGTCGGGCGGGGGGGCGTGTCCCCGGGCCCGTCCGGCTGCGATGGGACGGACATCCCGTCCGCGTCGTTGAACTGCGCGATCGCCCACCCGAGGTCCGGGTCGCCGTAGTAGCGGAGCGCCAGGTCGCGGTAGGACGTCCCCGCCGGCGCGTCCACCGCCGCCACCACGTCCGGCTCGACCAGGTCGACCACGCCGTCCCGCACGCGCAGGCAGGTCTCCTTCGACTGGCCGTGCTGCAGCAGTTGCGTGAACACGTCGTCCGTCACGCGCAGGAGGTCGAGCGCGCTGTCGCGCACCTCCACCAGTAGGAGGGGCGTCTCGAGCAGCGTCCGCTCCATGAGCCTCACCGACGCCACCGCGTCCTCGGCCGCCCCGATCATCCGGAGCGCCGCCTGCGTGGGGATCACGGTCGCCGCCTGGATGGCCGACTGGCCGCTCTGCAGCGCCGCCACCGCCGTCTCGATCGAGTCCTGGGCGTTCGCCATCACCTGCTCCACCAGCTGGGAGAACCCCACCTGGCTCACCGGGCCCTGCGAGTAGGCCGTCCACATGGCCGAGGACATCTCCAGGTCGTCCGTGGCGTCGGCCACGTCCTGGCGCGGGTTGAGCTTCGGGGTCGCCGTGATGGCGGGCGCCGTCGGCGTCCCGCGGCCGCGCCACTCGAACGTCAGCTCCCAGGGGACGTCCTGGACCCGGACCGGGCTGAACTTCGCGTTCGTGATGACGCCCACCCGCACCAGCGCCGACCCCGTCGCGCTCGAGCCGGAGATGGCCCCGCCCCAGGAGACCTCCACCGACACGCCGCGCGCCCGCACGTCGTCGAGGAGGTTCATCAGCCCCATGGCCGCGCCGTCGCCCAGGAACCGGTCGTTCCACTCGCCCGCCACCACCATGGGCTTGTCCGTGGCGCCGAGCGCCTGCTGGGAGCCGTTCTGGTTGCCGGGGTAGTAGGTCGTCTTGACCCGGTGGCTCCCCTCGTAGACCAGCCCCTGGAGCGGGCCGGCCCGCCCGGAGAGCTTGATGACGCCGGCCGTCTCCCCGGGCTGGAGCTGGGCCACTGACAGCTCGCCCTCCAGGACGCGGATCTGGAAGGCGCCTGCCTGCGAGTCGAGCTCTGCGCCGGGCATGCTGCCCAGACTACTCCGACAGCGGGTCCGCCGTCACCGCTTGGGTCCGGCGGCTGGTGTAGTTCTCGATGTGGTCGATGAACCGGACGAACACCCGGTCGGGGTCCGTCTCCTCGTTCTTCCAGGTGACGTGGATGCCGCCCGTGAAGTTGTTGTTCACCACCTGCTTCGCGAACTTCCGGTTCGCGTCGTCCGCGCCGGCGCCAGCCACGACCGGCTTGTAGGTCTTCTGGAACAGCTCGGTCGCGGCCGCACCGAGCATCCCGCTCGACACGTCGCCCAGGCCCTTCAGCCCCAGGGACTCGGCGAACTTCTTCCGGACGTCGTCGCTCATCGAGTCGACCACGCCGTTGAACTTCTCCACCGCCAGGGCGCCGTTCTCGAACAGGCCCTTGGCCTTCAAGATCTCCGCCGCCGCCGCCGCGTGCGTCGCGGCGAAGTCCTTCCCCGCCTGCGCCTGGTCGGAGGACAGACCGAGGTGCTTCTGCATGTACTGCTGCGTTTCGGCGACCTTCCCCATCTCGGAGAAGAACCCGCCGAGGTCGGCGGCCTGCTTCTTCCGCCCCTGCCACTCGTCGTAGACGCCCTTCAGGGCGATGGACGCCAGGGCGGCCGCCGTCACGATCCCACCCAGCGCCGGGGCCAGCGCGCCGAGGGACCCGGCGATCCCCCCCAGCCCGCCGAGCTTGCCCCCCAGGTAGCCCAGGGGGCCGCCGCCGCCGAGCGCGCCGCCGGCGCTCCCGAGCGCCCCGGCGATGCCGGTCAGGAGGCCGCCGACCTTCATCCCGGCGACCACCGCGCCGATCGACATCCAGTGCTCCTTGAGCGTGGACGTGATGTCGGCGAGCGTCTTGAACGCGGACAGGAGCTTCCCGGAGAACTCGTCGATCAGTGGCTTCGCCCCGGCGCGTGCCTCGCGCAGGTGCTTCACCCAGGACTCGAGGCGGGTGGCGACCTCCTTGAACACGGGGGACGTCAGGTCGCGGAGCGTCTCACCGATCACCATCCGGGCCCGGCTGACGGCGCCGCCGATCCCACCGGCCATGACGTCGGCGATCTCCACCGACCCACCGAGCGCCTTCTGGATGGCGCCGAAGCGCTGCTCCTGGTTCATCTTCTTCAGGTTCCCCATGCGCTTCAGGAGGCGGTCCAGGGAGATGGAGAACTCGTCCGTGCCGCGGACGCCGCCCGTCCGGAGGGCCCGGACCACGGTGTTGACGGCGTCGCCGCCCTGGATCTGGAACCGGGCCGCGGATGCCGACGTCTTCTCCGTCAGCTCCATGACCTGCTTCTGGGAGAGGCCCATGCTACCGGCGGCGAGCGCGGTCTTCTTGTAGACCTCAGCGACGTCGGTGAACTGGAGGTTGAACCGGCCGGCCGTGTGCTCGAGCTCCTCCGTGACATCCTTGGCCAGGGCCAGGGACCGCGTGTAGCGGTTCACCTCGGTGGTCCCCTCGTCGAACTTCAGCGCGCCGGACAGGACGCCGGCGATGCCCTTCGTCGCGCGGCCGAACTCGGCGTTCTCCTCCTTGATGCGCTCGAACACCGACCCGATCCCGTAGCCCAGGCCCAGGACGGCGACCGTCGTCAGTCCCTGCTCCTTGCGGAAGTCGCGGATCCGGTCGCGCAGTCCCTCGGTCTGGTGGCCGGCGTGGGCGAACGCTCCGGAGATCTGGGAGAGCTGCCCGCGGAGGCCCTTGTCCTCCGCGGTGAACTCGGTCCTGACTTCCCTCGTCTCGTGCTCGCCCATGTTACTTCCCGTTCTCCTCCTGGACGATGCCGGACAGGGCGCGCTGCAGGAGGTCGGCGTCGCGGCGGGTCAGGGACAGGACCTCGACCATGGGGACGTGGGCGTAGCGGCAGATGTACGCGATCCGGTTGAAGCAGTCGCGCTCGAACCGGGTCGCGTCGAACCTCTCCACGGTCACCCGATTCCGATCGACATCCCGGCTAAAAAAGCGTCCGTCTCCTCCTTGCCGAGGCCGGTGCTGGTGAGCTTGGCCATGGCGAGGTCGAGGAACATCCGGACCTGCTGGCTCTGGCCCTCGAGCCAGTCGAAGTCCTTCACCTCGACCCCGTTGATCTCGAACACGCACCGGCGGATGACCTCCGCCTTCAGGGAGACGTCCGTCCCCCCCTGGAGCGCGGCCGCCCGGGCGGCGTCGATCTCGTTCTGCAGGGTCGGCGCGCGCATCTTGAACGTCTTCACGTCCGTGTCCGGGAAGGCGCGCGCCGCCTCCGGGATCGTCGCTGACAGCACCGGCCTCGCCAGAAGCTTCGGTTCCAGACTCCCTCGGTCGCTCATCTTCTCGTGCCCCTTTCAGGTCGCCCGGGATGGGGACCAGGGCTCCGATGCTACTGCCCGATGGGGATGAAGTCTTGCCCCTCGCCGGAGAGCCGCAGGGAGATGTACGCGTCGCGGCCCGAGCTGGTGAGGCTCGGGTCCTGGAACATCAGGTCCGGGACCGTGATGCGGGCGCGCTTCTGGAGGAAGTTGATGCTGAACGTCAGGTTGATCTGGACGTTCGCGTTGGCCGTGCGGCGGGCCGCCCGGTCGCGGATGGCCGTCAGCAGGTCGATCACGTCCGGCGACTCGGCGTCGATCGCGATCTCCACGCCGACGCCGCGGTAGATGTCGTCGCGCCGGTCGATGGTCTCGCCCTGGTACCCCTTGCGGATGATGTCCACCTTCAGGGTGAGCGTCAGGCTCTCGATGGCGGTGATGGTCCGGAGGAGCTCCCCGCCCTTGGTGAGGCGGATCTGCATCTCCTGCCCCTTGACCCTCAGTTCGTCAGCCACTGCTCAGCTCCTCTCTTTTGAAATCAGGCGGCGGCCTGGACGGTGACCGGGATGACGACCGTCTCCCCGATCTGGGTCCGGTAGACGATGTAGTCGTTCGTCGGCAGGATGCGGACGTAGACCAGGATGGTGCGGATCCCGAGCGCGATGAGGGCGCTCGTGTTCCCGCCGTCGGGGTCGACCTTGTACTCGGCGATCCGCTGCGCCGACGGCGTCGCCGTCGCCAGCAGGAGCTCGAGGAACGCGATGTTCTCGGCCACCAGGGCGTCCACCCGGTCGGTGGTCGCGGGGCTCTTGAGGTACGGGGCGGCCTGCTCCGCCAGGCTGTCCTGGATGAAGTCCGCCATGCGCCGGCGCTTGATGCTGGTGCGGGTCGGGTAGGACGCGCTGTTCGCCGCCGTCACGCCCTGCATCCACTGCCAGCCGGTCGCGCGGTCCTTGTAGAGCGCGCAGACGCCCGCGCGGATCAGGTTCGCGTGGTCGGTCTTCTCCAGGGGGCTGTTCTTGAACGCGTCCTCCAGCTCCGTGATGTCCTGGATGTAGACGTTCGCCTGGCCGGGGTTCTGCTCCTCCGGCATGTTCGAGAGGGTCGCTGCCATGGCCGAGCAGGAGTCGGTCGTCACGTTCACCGACCCGAAGTCCGGCACGGTGATCTTCCGGTGGGGGAAGGTGATGACCGCGCGGTCCGCCGGCTGGGCGTAGCCGTCCGACCCGGCCAGGCCGATGGCCGCGGTCTTCGCGGCGGAGGCCGAGGCCACCGTCCCGTCGGCCGCCGGGTCCGCCGCCACCACCGCCATCCTCCCGCGGCCCATCTCCGAGCAGGCCACCGCGTTCGCCACCAGGGCCACGCGGATCGCCGAGGTCCGGCGGGCCGACCAGTTGACCACGATGTTCGGGGTCACGTCGCCGTCGCCGGGGATCGTCTTGTTGATGGCCGCCAGGTACTGCGCCTCGAGCCGCGCCGCCAGCGTCGTCCCGGCGCCCTGGGGCCAGAGCACCGTCGCGTTGTTCACGGCGGTGATGGTGGTCCCGGCCGCCACGTTCGGGAGCGCGGGGTCCAGCACGTTGGCGATCGCCGCGATGGCCGTCGCCACCACCGGCTCGACCACGCGGATCGGGAAGCACGGCGCCGTGATGGTCACGGCGTTCGTCGTCAGCGCGGTCCCCTTGGGGATCGTGTAGTCGCCGGAGAGCGCGAACACCCGGGTCGACGCGGCGAACGTGCTCGAGGAGCCGAACCGTGCGCCGGCGGGGAGGACGATGTCTTTGTTCGTGTTGCTGGACCCGTCCTGGTCCACCGACGCCACCGTCACGGTCAGCGAGAGCGCGGCCTTGGTCGTCCCGGCGTCCGCCGTCACGGCCTCGTGGTCGACGCGCAGGAGCGCCAGCCGGCGGAATGGCTTCTTCAGCAGCGACAGGTTGCCGTTGCCGTTCCACGGCGCGTAGCCGATGGAGGAGAGGGTCACGTCGGCCGAGCCGTCCTGGATGCCGGCGGAGGACTGGCTGAAGTACTTGTAGACGGTCCCGCCGAACAGGGCGGCCTGCTCGCCGGACGATCCGATCTCGGTGGGGACGAAGGGGCCCTTCACGAACTCCCCGATGCAGACGCAGATGCCGGGGGCGGTCCCGATCGAGATGACCGGGCCGGTGTCGTCGATGATGACGATCTGAGGGACGGCCGTGATCTCGGCTAGGGTCGGCGTGGTGTCGCGGCGCAGGACAAATGCCATCTACGGCCTCCGCGGACCATCCTGGACTACCCGTGAAACGGGCGTCAAGGAATCGGCCCCTCGCCGGTCGACACGACGAGGTTGAGCTTGAACGGCTGCACCGGACCCACGATGACCTTCGGGGCGTCGCACCGGACCACCAGCTGCGCCTCCTCGATGTTCTTGGCCGCGCTGTCGCTGTCGTCCAGCTTGCGCGAGCTGAGGAGCGTGAACCGGGCCGGGACGCGGTAGTAGTCCCCGAGCTCGACGACGACCCCGTAGCGCGTGCCCTGGTCCGTCATGAGCACCTCCGGGTCGACCGCCAGGAGGTCCTCCAGCCCGCCCACGACGGCCGACCGCTCCTCCGGGGAGGACGCGCGGACCTCCAGGAGGAAGTCCTTCGTCCCCTCGCCGAGCTTGTAGAGCCCGAACCCGGGCTCGCCCTGGCGCTCCCAGGTGTCCTCCATCAGTGCCGGGGTGGCCTGGGGGGCGGAGATCGTCAGGTCGCCGTCCGGCAGGACGCACGCCGCCGGCGCCACGTTCCCGTCGTTCAGGTCCGGCCACTCCTCGTACACCTCGAGCAGGCGGACCGGGCCGCCCGGCGCCGTGAACGACCGGCCCCGGACCAGCTCCACCAGGGCGCGCGCCATGGCCGTCTCCAGGTCGCACCGGCGGATCCGGGAGAACTGCTCACGGGTTATGGGCACCGCCGCCTCCTAGCTCCGCTCGCAGGGCCTGCCGCACGTCCGCCTGGATGTTCCGCGAGGCGATCCCCAGGACGTGGCGCCCGGGGATCCCCCGACGCTTGATCGCGCGCTGGATGAGCCAGGCGACGCCCCTGACGTCTGACTGGTTCGCCTTCCGGCCGCCGGCCACGAGCTTCTTCCGCACGACCCACTCCATCAGGACCTTCAGCGGCGGGCCCTTCGCCCCCTTGCGGCGCCCGTACTCGATGACCGCGGCGTAGGGCGCGGAGTTGTAGACCGTCGCTCCGCCCTCGATGTCCTCGTACTGGAAGCTGCGCCGGTAGGTCCCGCGGTCCACCGGCTTCCTGGCCAGGGCGGAGATCACCTCCTGGACTCGCCGGGGGCCGCTGACCTTCACCGTCTTGCGGATGACCTTCACGGCGTCCTCAACCGTGCGGTCGTGCTCGCGGTAGACCTTCGCCATCTCTGAGAAACTGTAGACCTGGCCCGGCACGTCAGAAGTCCTCCCGGCGGGTGCCGCCGTTCCGGCCGCGGTCGTAGTCCTGCTTCGTGATCGTGACCACCCACCCGAGCCCGTCGCGCTGGAGCTCGGGCACCGCCACCGGTGGGCTGAACCGCCGGCGGGCCGGTTTCGGCTGCGACGGCCGCAGCTCGACCATCTCGTAGAAGAAGTCCACCGCCCGCCGTGACGTCCGCTGGAGGACAGGGTCCTGCAGGTCCGGGGTCCGGCCCATCAGGTCGTCCTCGGTGAACCGGTTGGAGATCTCGTCGACGATGACCTCGCCGTCCTCGATCGTCCCGGTCGGCTGCACCACCCGGCGGATGCTGTCGACGTCGCGGACCCGCGGTGGCGGGACGATCTCCCGGCGGGAGATCTCCCTCTGCTCGCCGCTGCCCCGGCGCCCGCCCGTCCACTCCACGTGGACCAGGTAGACGCGCCAGCGGCGGATCCCGAACTTCGAGTTGAGGCGGCGGACCCGGTCGACCACGCCGGTCAGCCGCCAGGCCAGCGTGTCGGCCACCTGGTCGACGCGCGGCCCCTCGAGCTGCCCGGACGCCTCGGGGATCTGGGACCCCGGGACGCCCGTCTGTGTCCGGTCGGCCGACACGGGGTCCTACCCTCGCTTCAGGCGAGCTGCTCGGGGACCGACGGCTCGACCGAGGTCCAGCGAATGAGCAGGTCGACGCCAACGTGCGGCGTCGGGGTGAAGCTGCCGTCAGTCGTGTGCTTCACGCCGAGCTTGTCGCCGGCGTTGAAGGCGACCGGGACCCCGAACTGCAGCGTGCCGGAGGTCGACGTCGCGGGGGCCGCGAGGTTCGCGGTGTCACCCACGGCGGTGCCGGCGATCGTCGCGCGGGCCGTACACACGCCGGCAGTGACCGCGGTGCTCAGGGTCCAGGCCAGGCCGACGATGTGGCCGGCGCGCCCCGCCACGAAGCTGGTCTGGGCGTTCGCGTCGATCCCCTGGTACTTTTCGGCGACGCCCGCCTGGCTGGCCGCCAGGGAGTCGACGCGGAACTGGCCGATCTGCTCGAACCGCGCGTTCGCCGTCTCGAGGGCCGGCTCATTGCAACGCTCGGTCCGAGTGGTCCCGTTGTTCTTGTCGATGATTCGCCGTGTGTTCATCTGCCGTTGCTCCTCAGAAGTGGATGACTGGTCGAGACGCGCCCACCCCGGCCGTCGTCGCGTAGCGCTCAGCGTACGGGTTCAGGGGCGCGCCGAGCAAGTTTGAGAGCCGCTGGGCCCACCGGTTGTACTCGCGCTCGAGCGCGTTGGTCGCGTCCTCGCGGAGCTTGATGTTCCCGATCTCGCTCACGTCCAGCTGCTCGACGATGTCCATCAGGCGGACCTTTATCCGCTCGAGGTGGCCCAGGGTGCGCCGGAGCTCACCCACCGCCGACTCGGGGATCCGCTCGAGAGCGGACGCCACCAGGAACATCGGCTGGGTCGCGGACGGGATGCCCAGAGACATCGACGCGGAGGCCATCTGCTGGGCCTGGTAGCCCATGTGGAGGAGGACCGACGTCTTCTCCTCCTGGCTCAGGATGGCGGTGTTCTCGGCCATCGGATCACCCTAGCAGGGGCGGGGGTCGGCTGGCGAGTGTCGGCCCCCGCCCGCCCCCGTCAGCCCTGCGCCGCCGTGTGCCACTCGGGCGCTTCGCACGCCTCGAGCTGGATGCCGGCCTGGCGGAGCTTCGCCGGGTCGTAGGACGAGGAGTGGATCACCTCGCCCTCCGGGAGCTTCATCTGCCCGTGCTGCCGGGAGACGACGCCGCCCTTCTTCACGATGAACCAGCCCTCGTTCGCCGCCACCTTCGCCGCGGGCTTCGCGGCCTTCGCCGGGGCGGGGGGCTGCGCCTCGTTCGTCAGGTCCTGCTGCTGGTTCGGGCGACCGCCGCCGAGCGGGTTCTTCTTCGGTTCATCCATCGCGTCCTCCTGGTGCGGGGTGGCGCGAGATTGCGCGGTCCGCGCCCCTGAGACTGGGTCCCCGGGCGCGGACCGTCAAGCGGGTCAGGTCGAGGGCGGCGCTTCGGGGGCCGGGGGCACCGGGTCCGCGGCGGGAGCCGGCGCGGGATCGGGGGCCGGGGCGGGAGCCGGCGTGACGGCCACCGTGTTGGCGGCGACGGCGGCGGAGAGCGCCTCGGCGCTCCCCATCAGCTGCGACCGCAGGTCAGCGAGCTTCGTCGCGTCGGTCCCGGCAGCGGACAGCTGGGCGTTGATCCCCTGGATCAGGGTGAGCGCCGACTGCTCCACGGTCACGCTGGCCGCGACCTGGGCGGTGAGCTGGGAGATCTGGGTCTCGAGGTCGTTCATCTGCTGCGACATGATTTCTACCTTCCTGGCGATGCCCTCCACGGTCATGAGCACGTGGTCGATGCGGTGGAGAGCGCGTTCGACCATCTCGATTACTTCCTGCATGACGGAGACGGTACGCCCGCGCGCGCCGCCTGTCGCCAAAATAGAAACGGCCGCCCTGGGTCTCCCCGGGACGGCCGCTCTCTCAGGCGCTGGCGTTACTCGCCGTGGATCACGCAGACCGCGCGCTTGAACACCGCCGGGCTGGAAGTGGCCAGAGCATCCGAAGGCACGGGCCAGTCTCCGCTTATGGACCAGCTGGAGCTGGTGACCTGCTGCAGGCGGTCCTGCGGCGAACGGAGCACCAGGCGGATCCGCTCGGTCATGACCTGGACGCCGCCGTTGGTGACGGCGAACTCCCCGATCTTTCCCATCACGCCGGCCTCGCTGATGTAGCGGGACTCGTCGAGGTACTTCTCCTCGATGGCGCCCTGGCCCGTGAAGATCGGGCGGTGGATGTTCACGCTGGCACCGTTCGTCACCTCGAACCCGTGCGTCGCGCCGTTCACGACGTCCGGGTCGCAGGTCGTCACGAAGGGTGCCTCGTTGTTCCGGTAGAACGCGCAGTTCAGCAGGTACCCGGCCGCGAACTCGCGGTAGTGGATCCCGTCGGGCAGCGACTGGTTCAGCCGCTGGAACTCGTTGTCACCGAAGATCTGGTTCTCCGACGTGGGGTCGAGGTGGACGTGGTAGGCGCCGTCCTCGTGGGTCGGGATGTTGTTGAACCGGAGCTTCGCCACCGCGGTCCGCACGTCCGCCAGCGTGAGCTGGTCGGCCGAGGAGATGTCGTCGACCGACGTCCCGCCGCCCGAGTAGACCAGGGCGGTCCCGTTCGTCGCGAGGATGGCCGAGCGCGCCGCCACGTTGCCGGCCAGCGCCGGGGTGATGGTGAGCGTCCCGCCGTGGACCTCGTCGCCGGCCGTGTCGGCGGTGAACCCGGTGACCTGACCGGAGTACGACCCGCCGGCCTGCGCGGGGATCGTGATCCCGATCGGGTTGGTCGAGCTGACCAGCTGGGGGCGACCCTGGAACAGCTGGCGCGTGAACCCGACCAGGTTCGCCACGTGGACCGTGGTGTTGGTCGAGGTCTGCGCGACGTCGACCACCGAGTTGCCCGAGACGTAGGCGTTGTAGAGCTTGTCCCGGACGACGCGGTTGATCGACTGGCCGGACTGCATCCCGAGGGCCTGCATGTTCGACAGGTACTGGCTGGCCAGCGTCAGGTAGCTGGTCGGCATGTGCGTGTCGACGGTGTCCGCCCACTGGGCCGCGGTGGCGTCCCACTGCTCGGTGGGGACGATCTTGGGAGACGGGTCGAAGCCGGCCGTCTGGGGCCGGGTCTTCGGCTTCACCAGGCCGCGCCGGGTGAACGTCTGCGATCCGCCGAGGTTCATCGCCCAGAGCTCGGCGGTGGCCTCCATGCGGAACAGCAGGCGCGGGAACAGGGCGTCCCGGAACATGCGCTGCAGCGTCCGGTCCTGGATGGTCGCGACGACGCTCGGGTTGAATGCGACGGAAAGCTGGTCAGCCATGTTCGTTCATCTCCTTGGTGGAAACCTTGCCTGTACGGCGTCTCCGCCGTCAAGAATCAGCCCCCGTAGTTGTGGTTGCGCCTCGTGTAGCGCCGGAACTCTTCCGGACTCATGTCGTCGACGTTGACCGGTTTCTCGACGGGCTTGGCGGCCGTCTCGGGCGGCCCGCCGCCGGGCGCCGTGCTCTCCGGCGCCGCCGTCGACGCGGGCACCTTGACCACCTCGGGGGCGACGGGGGCGGCGCTGCTGCCGAACAGGTAGGGGTACTTCCCCCGCAGCCCGGCGAAGAACGCGCGCGGCTCCTGCGCCTTGTCGGCGCCGTCCGCCTGGACGTGCTTCTGGTACCGGTCGAGCGCGAAGTCCACGTGGTCGTCGAGGACGCCGGACACGAGCGCCGCGTGGCGCAGGTTCAGCTCGAACACCTCGGCGCCGTGCGAGGCGCGCGTGCGCTGCAGGCGGGACTTCCACTTGTCGCCGCGCTCGCGCTCGCGCTCGGCCTTCTTCTCGAGGCGGGCGATCCGCTCGGCCTCCGTCTCGCCCTCCGGGGCGCCGCCGCCCTTGGCCTTGCTCTTGGCGAGGAGCTCCTTGGCCTCCTCGAGCGTGCAGCCAAGCTCCTTCTGGATCCGCTTCTCGGCCTCGCGCCCCACGCGCGCCTCCAGCTTCGCCTGGGGGATCCGGAACACCTTCTTGGCCTCCGGGGCGGCGGCGGGAGGGGTCGCGGGGGGCGGCGTCACCGCGGGGGGCGGTACCACCGCTGCCGGCGGGACCACCGCGGCGGGCGGGGGCGGGTCTCCCGCCGGTGGCGGCGTCACGGCGGGCGTGACTGGCGGGACGACGGGGGCGGTGCCTGGGATCGTTACTTGGTCGGCCATCGGACGTTTCTCTTCCGGTCCCTCGGGTCAGTAGGCGCCGGAATGACCGCCCGGCGGGGGCGTGGGGGAGGGACTCGCGACCCCTACCCGGGGATCCCGCTGCTCGGCTGGAGGCGGCGCGCCCGGGGTGCCCCGGGCACTGGCGCGCCGCCTCGTCGGGTTACTTGTCGAGCGGCTGGGCCAGGATGCTGCGGGACACGTTCGCCGCGGTGGCGTACGTGAAGGCCGCCGTCGTGATCGCGTCGGCGGTGGAGAAGAGGACCTTCTTCGCGCCGTCCCACACGGCCTCGCCGGCCACGGGGGGGACGGCGTTCGGGCCGGAGATCGCGCCCTGGCGGAGGGTCTTGATCCCGGTCGAGGTGCCGGCGGTCCCGTTGATCAGGACGAACGAGGACGGCACGTTGGCCAGCGTCGCGACGTTCGCCGTCACGGTGACGCCGGTCTCGGTCGCCGTCAGGGCCGACAGGAGCAGGTTAAGCATCTCCCCGAAACCCATCAGCCGGAGGACCTCGGCGAGTCGGTTCGGATCGACCGTGTTGAGGCTGTCTCGGAGGGTGGTTTCGGCTGCCATGTTCTATCTCCTGGTGGACGTTTGAGATGCGCGCTCGCCGACCAGACTGCTGCACGCCGCGACCGGCTGTCAAGGAACCGACACGTCGCGGAGCACCAGGAGCTCGAGCTCGCCCAGCCCTGACACCGCTACCCCCGTGACGCTCGTGCCGGGGAGGATGACCGTCCCGGACACCGGGAGGAGCGCCACCCCGTCGTCCGTCGTCAGGTGCAGGACCATGTCGCGCCCGCCCGCGTAGCGCGCGGCGAGGTACGTCGCCGCGCGCGGGAGCGCCAGGTCGTACGGGTCGTCGCGACGGCGACGGACGGAGAGCTGCCCTGAAAACATCACCGCGAACAGGCCGCGGTCTGCAGACGTCCACGGGGCGTCACCAACCGACAGGTGCAGATCGGTCACCACCTCGGACGGGCCCACCGTCGTCACGACGGCGACTGCTCCCTCAGGCGGCGTCGCCCGCGATCATGTACGCGATGTCGCCGACGCCCACGACCTTCAGGGCGGTCATCTCGTCGCCCGCCCCGGGAGCGTGGATCACGAACCGGTCGGAGCAGGGGATCACCTGGTCCACCCCGCCGTTCGGGGACGTGACCAGGAGCTTCATCGGCATCTGCGTCTGGAACGCGAAGAAGCGGACCTTCACGACGCCCTCGAGCGGGATCACGAACGGCGTACTCGGCGCGTTGATGCTCGGGCGGCCAGCCTTGGATGCGCCGTAGGCCGCGTTCACCGTGACCTGCATCGTGTCGAACAGGGTCGGGCCCCCCATGCTCACGGCTGGCGCGAGCGTGGCGGCCCCGGTGACCTGGACTATGACCGGCTGCCCCATGCGGTCAGCCGACTTCGCGGACGTTCTTGAACGGGGTCGGCGTCTCGCGGACCGGGTTCAGGGTCGTGCCCCAGGCCTCGGCCTCGGAGATCGGCTTCGCGTCCGGCTGGCTGCCGGGCTTGCCGTGCTCGCGGTCGTAGGCGTCGATCGGGTTAGTGTCGGACATGGTGGCGCTCCTTCTCGAGAGGGGTTGTGGTTCAGCCGCGGGTGACGCGGACGGGGGCCGGCTGCTTCGCAGGGTTGCGCGGGTTGGCGCGCGGGTCGCGGTCGCGCGGTTGCTCCTGCTCCTTCACGAACTTCTCGGCCTTCTCCTCGAGCTGGCCGGCGGCGCCGGAGCTGATGGCGATCTCCCTGGGTGTCGGCATGGTCACTTCCTCCGGAGGTTCTTGTAGGGGATCGGGTCGCGGACCGGGTTCTCGGGGTCGGAGTCGGAGAGCCCGCCCGAGGCCTCGCGCTGGTTCTGCAGGACCCGGCCGTCGGCGAAGTCGTCGACGATGGGGTCGCGGACCACCTCGGTCACCACCACCCGGTCCTGGACCGGCGCGGTACCCGGCGTTCTGTACGGGAGCGGCACGGGTCAGTCCTCCGACCCGGCGTCTTCGTCCTCGTCGTCCTCGTCGTCGTCCGGCTCCTCGTCGTCGGCCCTGTCGCCGGGCTTCTCGTCATCGGCGTGGGCCTTGTCGTAGTCGTCCGCGAACTCCGTGAGCTCGTCGGCCGTCTCGCCCATGTCCTCGATGACCTTGTCCAGGCGCTTGCGGAACTTCTTCGCGTCGGCCGCCGGGAGGGCGTTGTCCTTCAGGACGTCGAGGCCGTCCCCGATCGCCCCGGCCACCGCGCGCAGCTGGTCGCCGAGAGACATCGGCCCGTCGGCGGCCGCGTCCTCGTCGTCTACCGCGGCGTCCTCGTCGTCCGCGCCGGCGGCGGCCGCGCCGCCCACGGCTCCGGCGCCCTTCTTCTTGCCCCGTTCCTTCGCCCAGTTCTGGGCGTCGGCAGCGTCGAACTCGTTGGCCATTCGCCGAGGATGCGCTGCGCGCGCGGCGGGTGTCAAGGAACGGAGCGGGCGCGCTTCCTGGCGAACTGACCGTTGACGCGAACCCTGTCCTTGGAGTGGTGCCTCATGTGCTCCGAGATCGTCGTCAGCTCTAGGTTCAACGGGTTGTTGTCCGTGACGTCGCCGTTCACGTGGTGGACGATCTCTTCACGCCCGAGCGATCTCCCGAGCTTCTTTGCCATGACGAGCCGGTGCTCTTTCACGTACCCGGCCCTGTCAGCCATCGGATGATCCGGTACGTAGCGCGCGAGATACCCGTACCCGTCAACCTTGTAACCGACGGTCGGCATGCCAGCCCGCACGTACTTCCTCCGACTCTTCACGCTGGCCGCGATCGAAGCGCGCGACGCCGGCTTACCCGCCTTGGCCTGCGAGATCGTCCTGGTCCCGATCCCAGCCATCTTGAGCCAGAACCTGATGGTCGTGGCATCCGTGCCGAGCTCCGCACCGACCTCCCTGGTGCTCATTCTCCTCTCCAGGTACAGCTTCCGTAACACGACCTCGCCGGGGTAGCTCGAGTAGCCGTTCCTCGATCGCGGCTGGACCCCCGCTTCCAGTAAGCGCTTCCTGACGACCCCTCCGGCGACCCCCAGGTCGTGCCCTACCGAGGCGAACGACTTCCCTTCTCCGTACAGGCGAAGGGCCTCCGCCAAGTCGAACGACTTCCGCCTCTCCGGCCGAACCTTCCTCGTGTCCATCCAGCCACGATACCACGGCCGCGCTCTCGTTCTGCTATAGTCCGCGAGTCGTCGGCTCAACCGGCCCAGAGTGATCGAGAGAAACCGAGGCTGGCCAGTTCGAAAACCACGGGATACTAAGCTCTCTGTCGTTGGGTCTCCCGGGAGGCTGCATGTACCTGACCACCTTCCCGGTCGGACTTCCCTTCGAGTCCTTCACGACCCACACGAACGGCTGGTCGACTGGCACCGTCTGGCCGTTCAGTTCCTTGGAGTCCTCGCCGGTTCGATCGTCGAGTGTCGCCACCAAGCGCTTCAGCATCTGCGGGGTCTGCTTCGATAGCTCGTCCATTCCAATCTGCGTCGCCACCCCGTAACTGAACGAACTTTCCGTCCTGACGATCCGCTCCGCCCGCCAGCGCTGGTCGGCCACCAGGCCGGTCGCCCCGGCCACCCGGTCGACCGCCTCGTCCACGCCCTCTCCCTGGAGCACGGAGAGCGTCAGCTGGTCCCGGACCTTCGCGATCACGGGCGGGCCGTAGAGCCGGGACGAGCTCTCGTAGTGGTCGAGGAGCGACGGCGCGCGGCCCTCGTAGGCGCGCTGGAACACCGCCGCCTGGCGCGGCTGGAGCACCGGGGTCGCCCCCTTGAAGTGCTCCTGGAGCTGCTCGATGGCCGAGATGAGGTGGCGCGGGGCCAGGTCGGCCGCCACCCGCCCCGTGTCCTCGAGCCGGGTCACGATCCCCTTCTGTACCTCGTGCACGGCGCCCACCACCTGGGCCAGCACCTGGCGGACGTGGTGGGCCTGGAACGTCTGGCCCTTCCCGCCGCGCACCAGGTGCTTCAGCTTCCGCTCGAGCTCCACCCGGGCATGGTCGTACGAGGGGCGCAGGCGCTCCACGCCGCGGATCTCCACCAGGCCGAACAGCTGGCGCCGGTGCAGGTCGATGATCCGGCGGATGGCGGAGACGGCCACGTGCTCAGCCCGCGGCGCTGCGCTTCCGGTGCGCGAGGGCCTCGTCCAGCATCCAGTGGTGCGAGATCGCGTACTCCTCGTGACCCGCGTCGCGCGGGCAGAAGTACTCGTCACCGCCGCTCACGCGCTTCGCCTTGCACTGCAGGTGAACGTTGAGATCGCAGCGCTCGCGCATCGACAGGTCTGACTTCTCACACGCTCGCGCAACCGCGTCACCGCGGATGAGACGGCAGACGATGCTCGTCACCTCCCCCAGTGCGCTCGCCACCGCGTCACCGACAACGTTCCTGAGAATCTTCATACTCATGGGATTCGCTCCTCCTCTTGGTTCAGCCCGCGAAGATCAGGTCCAGGACGGCGATGGCCGCCGCGTTCCGCTGCTCGTACCCGGTGACGCCGAACCGGTCGTGCAGGAGCATGGCCACGTTCGCAACGTAGGCCTGGCGGAGCCCCTCATCGGCCATGAACGCGGCCGCCATGATGTTCCTGGCGCCGATGAACCGGCGGACCGCCCGGTCCTCCTGGACGCGCTCGGAGAGGAGCCTGGCGAACGACTCGACCAGCTCGCCGTCCACCTCCTTGCCAGCGTGCTGCGGCTCCCGCAGGACGGCCTCGGCCCAACCCCTCGCCTCCTGCAGGTCCATCACGCCTCCCGGGGCGGCCAGTTCCAGCAGCCCGGCGTCGGGACGTCCCCGGGGGCGTGCTTGACCCGGTTGAAGAACAACCCCTGGGGGTTCATCACGACGACGCTGCACTCCTCGTCCTCGTGCACCTCGGCGATGATCGCGGCGCGCGGCGCCGGCTTGAACTCACCGTTCGGGGTCCCGTACGAGTGGTAATGGACGATCCTTGCGACGGTTGGCTTCATGACCCAGGACCCTACTACTTCTTGAGGTCGGATGATCCGAACTGCAGGGGGGCCCGGCCGAACGGGTTGTCCATCGCCTGGTGCTGCGCTTGGACAGGCGCCTCGGGCTCGGTCGCGAACGCCTCGAAGTAGGCGGCGGTCTGCGGCGCGGGGGCCAGGTCGGGGAGGTTCGCGAGCGCCGCGTCCCACGGGTCGGGGATCACGACCCCGTCCTTCGAGAGCGGGCGGACCAGCTTGGCGTTCCGGGTCCGCGGGCGGATCGGGACGACGTTCGGGTGGGACGGGAAGGACATCACCGGCGCGTCGGGCATCCCGGCGGGGAGCGGTACGAGCATCGGTACACCCCCGTGGAACGCGTAGGTGTACCCGGGAGGGGGGGCGGGCAGGGATGCCGCCGCCGGCTGCCTGGCGGGCTCTGGCGCGGCCGGAGAGGCGCTAGAGCGGACCTTGCGGCCCGCCCACTTCCCGAGCTGGTCCCTGTCGATCCCCATGCCACGAGACGGTAGCACGGCCGGGACGCGCGCTACGACCGCGTGACCCGGCCCGGGGGGCGCGGTCCGCATCCCGCGCGGGGTCGCGTGTAGGTCCGCCACTTGCACCTCGACGCGCCCATGCCAAACCAGCAGGACGTCCTCATCCGCCCGCGGCTCTCGGAGCGGCCGCTCTACCCCTTCAACGTCAACGGCCCCGACCGGGAGGTCAGGGCCGAGGAGGTCGTCAGCTACGGTGGTTTCCCGTTCGCCATGACGGACGACGGTTGGGTCCTGGTCGAGCACGTCGACCTGGGGGACTGACCGCTCAGAGCGGAACGACGAACTGGACGCGCTGGTTGCAGGCCCCCTTTGTCGGGTCCGGGCTCTGCGGGTCGATCGTGATGATCTGTACGCCGGCAGGGTAGTCGGGGCGCTCGTTCGGAGCGTAGATCCACGTCCCGTACACCGGGATCGCCGCTGGGGTACACCCGGGATTGAACGGGTCGGTGCTCTTTACGCACACGCCGCTGGTGTATGGCAGCGGTCCGGCGTTGTACAGGACGTGATAGGGGCCGTCCATCGCCTCTGTCAGCTTCATCCTCGGCGCCACCGTCAGCTTCTCGGTGAACCCCCACGCGATGCCAACGTTGGTGTCCTCGTAACTCGTGTACCAGTCGCCGAACCCTCCACCAGCGTTGTACGTGCGAGTCCGCCCGCCCATCGAGAAAAAGTTCCCTGGCACGCAGCTGTAGAGACCCCACAGCGCCGTCCAGTCCGACGCGAAGTTCGGGGGGCCGAACACCGACCCCTGCTTCGCTTCCTCCTCGGCGGCGGCGGAGGAGCTGGTATTGCACGACACCGCGAGCGGGTTCATCGCGCACATCGCGTCGTGCGCGGGGCCCGAGACGGACGTGCCACCACCGTCGCACCCAGCGGCGGCGGCGAGCAGGGACAGACTGACGATCGCTCTCTTCAACATGGGATCCTCCTTACGGTTGGTTGGGCGGTGACACAGGTACCAAGAAACCGAGCTCGCGGGCCAGGCGGATGAAGTCGGGCCCCTCGGACCAGACGTCGACGTACAGCTGGCAGGGGGGCATGCCCTGACCCTCCCAGACGCGGACGAGCGGCCACGCGCCCTCGATCTGCAGGAAGGCCCGCATCCGCTGCTGGTCGGTCCAGCGCAGGGAGGTTGCGGCCGGGACGCGGCCGGTGCGCGCCCAGTCCTCCGCGTCGCCCGGCAGGACCTCCGCCTCCTGGACCGCGGCGGCGGAGACCACCACCAGGCGCCCGCCGGCGGCGGCCACCGCCAGGACGAAGTCCTTCGCCCCTGGGCGCCAGGTGAGCGGGGCGTCCGGGGTGCTCACCACCAGCGCCCCCTCGAACGACGCGGCGACGATCACGCGGCCCCCTTCGTCAGCCACAGCGCGAGCTCGGCGAACCACTCGAACACGGGGATCCCCTTCTCGCGCGCGACCAGCACCTCGTTCGTCGCTCCATTCGAAGACCCCCACGCGTCGACCGTCAGCACGGCGTCGCACTTCAGCATCAGCGCGAGCGTCGCCTCGTACCAGTACGCCGGCGTGATGGTGCCGACCAAGTGGCGACCCATCGTGTGCGGGACGAGCGCCGACGCGCCCATCTCCGCGACGCGCAGTCCAGCCTCCTCCGCCACGCGGACGTTCTGCTCGATGCCCCACGCGGTCGGAGCAGTGAATGGGCCCGCGACGTAGACGACCTTCACGGCGCGTCCTTCTTGTTCGCTTCGAGGATCGCACGCGCGATGCGCTTGCTCGCGTTGTCGATCGCGTACGTGATCCACGCGACCAGAGCCGCCGCGTTCATCATCGCGAGGCCAGCGATGAGGATCCCGTCGTGGTTCACGCCGCACCTTCTTCCGCGCGCATCTCCTGCCACCTCACCAGCGTGTCGACCGCCTCCGCGACGTCCTGCCGGATGTCCTTCCCGGCGCCACGCCCGCCCGCCACCAGGAGCTTCTTCAGCGCGTGCTGCAGGCACGGGTCCGTCACGCCGAACAGCAGGAGGACGCGGTAGACGTCCACCTCCGCGAACGGCGTCGCCTTGAAGTAGTGCGCGTGCTTCCGCTCGGGTACCTCCTCCGCTTCGTTCGCAGCGCGTTCGACGCGCATCGCAGCGATCGCTGACGGAGTCGACATCACGTACGCGGTGTCCACACCGTTGTCCACCGGTAGCTGCATGATCGCGGCGGGGATCTCTCCGGCGTCAATCGCACATGCCGCCGTCACCCTTGCGCGCGTCGCTGCCAACGCGCGCATCTCGACGCGCGCGTGGAACGCGACCAGCTCGAGCAGCGGCACGATCGACTCATGGCACCGCGCCGCCGCATCCTTCCCGATCAGTTCCAGTGCTGTCTTCATGGCTTCACCGGAAGCGCATGAACCCTGCGCCCGAATTCGATGATCGAGTCGGAGAGGTCCAGCAGACTGCACGTCCCCACTCCGATGAGCGACATCTCCGACACGATGGCGTCGCGCATCTCCGCGCGGGCCCTCTCCGCGACGAGCTCCATCATCTTTCCCATCGACTCACCGAACGGACCAGACACCGTCGACGTAAGGCACAAGAACGTATGCGAGTCATCCCCTAGCAGTTCCAATGCTGTCTTCATGACCACTGTGTTGGCTAGCTGACCTCAGAGTCGCCCGCGCCCTGGCTCCCCATGGCCTCCTTGCGCAGGTCGGCGTGGTCCTTCCCGAGCAGCGGGGTCTTCCCCGCGCCGTTCTGACCACCCGCCGCCGAGCTCGACCGCTGGAGGTCCGCCAGGGCCACGCCGGTCACCCCGCCGCCCGCGGCCGCCATCATGGCGTCCACCTCGGAGGCCTGCTCGGTCTCGACCTTCGCCAGCATGGCGTCGAGGTCGCGGACCTGGAACACGGACTCGGCCACGTGGGACGCGGCGGTCCGCCGGTCGATGAGCCCGCCGTTCTTAGCCGCCACCGCGTTCGTGATGTCGACGCCCTCCTCGGCCGGGCCCTTGTTGAAGTACGGGCCCCACTTCACCTGGATCACGCCGCCCTTCCCAAGCCGGTGGGCCTGCATGGTCCCGTCCGGCATGCGGCGCGGGTCGAGCTCGAGCGTCGGCACGCCCACTCGCTCCCGCCCGTCCTCCGCCGGCGGCAGGGGGATCCGCTGGGCCGCGAACCCGCGGACGATCTTCTCCACGACCTTCAGCAGCTCGACCATGGCAGGCCCGTACTGGCCGCGCTTCTTGTCGGCGCGCTGGATCATGGGCCTGAACATCAGGCGGATAGCCAGGGAGCTGGCCGCCGCGCCGGCGACCTTGTCCGGCTCGGCGAACACGTAGCCGGTGCGCCGGGAGATCCACCGCTCCAGCTGCTCGGCGAACGACATCGCGGACGCCAGGCCGGTGCCCGTGACCTCGAGGAACTTGGCGGTGCCCTTCTCGGACAGCTCGACGGTGTTGTCGCTGCTGCGGCTGACCGGTCCGGCCTCCTTCATCTTCGGGTCGTCGCTGATGACCAGGCTGGGGTCGACCGTGGCGAGCTCGCCCTTGTTCACCTGGGAGAGCAGGCGGTCGAGCGCGTCGACCGTCTTCCAGGCGCCCTCGCAGTCGGCCAGGCCGTCCTTGTCGTCGTCGGCCGCGGTGTTCTGGATCCACACCCCGGGGAACACCCCAAGGTCGTGGCGGGAGCAGAGCGCCTCCACCCGGACCCAGTCCCACGTGTTCGGGTCGGACGCCTTTATGGGGCGGTAGACCACGTCCTCGGCCTCCGAGATGATCCGCCGGTGGACGTACTCCACGGGGGTCTTGTTCCCGGTCTTCCGGTCCTTGTCGTCGAGCTCGTCCTCCTGGACCACGACGACCTTGAAGATCAGGACGGCGGCCGGCTTCAGCTGGCGCCGGTTCCGCCACAGGGGGACCACGCACTTCGTGTTGTGGACCTCCATGTCCATCTGGCCGGCGCGCGCCGCCACCGTCACCAGGACCGAGCCCACCGCGCCGCCCAGGTCGCGGGCGTGGGTCCACTTCGGGAGCCAGTGCATCTTCTCCTGGAGCGCCAGGAGCATCGCCTCCGTGTCCGGATCACCCTCCACGATGGTCCGGGGCGCCGCCTGCTCGGACATCATCAGGTCCGTGTAGCCCTCGACCACCGTGGCGCAGGCGCCCGTCTCGATGCTCGGGCGCTTCTGCCGGGTGTTCAGGACCAGCTGGGCCGGCTGCACGAACCCCTGGGGGACGGCCACGCGCGGGCTGACGGTCTCGTAGTCGTCGGCGTTCATGCCCCACCAGTCGACGCTCTGGTGGTCGTACTGGCAGCCGCGCCAGTGGGCCTCGTACCGGTCGAGCTGGAGGTACCGCTCGTCGGACGTGTAGGGCGGGAGCGCGTTCTGCTCGAGGAAGGCCACCGCCTCCTCCGGCTTCATGACGAATGGGGCCAGGACCGGGGCGCCGGACGGGAGGAACGACATCCGGTCAGGCTATCCGGGTCGGCCGAGGTATCGCAAGACAGTGTCCGCCGCCCAGGCCAGGAGCCACCGGAGCCAGCGCGGGCCGCGGAGCTTCCTGTCGAAGTCCACCGGGGCCGGCAGCCCGAGCGCCAGCGGGTACTCCTGGGGTGGCTCCCACCCGGCCGTGGAGGCGGGGATCTCCACGAACTCCGGCGGGCCGCTCACAGCTGGCGCAGCCTGACCAGGACGTCGGCGGACGTGTGCCCGTCGAACGGCGGCGGCGCCCGCTCCGGCACGTCCGCCTCGTCCCACCGCGAGAGCGGCAGGTGGTAGGTGACCTGCTGGCCCGGCTCGGCCCCGATGCCGACGATGAACCAGCCCAGGAACGCCGTCCCGTCGGAGTGGACCCGGCTCTTCCAGGCGTCGGAGCGCGTGCGGCAGAGAGCCAGGTACAGCGCGATCCGGTGCTCGTACAGCTCCCCGAACGTGTGGTAGCCGTCCGAGACCTCCACGCCGTCGGGGATCTGGAGCTTCACGACGGGAGCGCTCATCGCCCGTCGTCGGCCGGCTTGCGCCCCGAATCGAAGCAGGACACGCCGCCGCCCACCGCGTACTGGATGACCTTGCCGAGGCGCATCCTCGCGTCCTCCAGGTGGCGCACGGCGAGGACGGCCTGCGCGTGAGCCTCGCCGTAAAGTACCGGGGGCCCTTCCGCGCCACCGAAGGCCATCTGCCGCACGCGCTTCTCGATGGCGAGGAGCTCGGCGCGCATCTGGTTGCAGGCGTCCTCCGACGTTGGACTGGACGGCGGGATCACGCTGGCGACCGCGGCGTTCATCGGCTCAGCACCGCAGTGCTCGCACCGGGACGCGTAGACGCCGGTCTCCTCGCAGATCGGCCCCAGCTGTACCTGGCGCTCCAGGTCGCCGCTCATGACCGCGCCACCACCAGGCGGCGCTCCGCCTTACCCACCCGCGCTCTGGTCAGCCGGCGCTCGAGCTTCTCCTGCTTCACCCAGCGGTCCAGGTCCTCGTGGCTGGCGTAGTTCGCCACCAGGTCGCTGGGGGTCAGCGCCAGGCGCAGGCCGACGTGCCGCCACTGGCCCTCGACCTCCGGGGCCGCCTCGCCCGGGGCGGTGACCATCTCGGTCCCGGCCATGAGCGCTGCCTCGGCCACCAGTTCGGCCGGGTAGAACCGGAACCCGTGGTGCTCGAGGACCCGGCGCATGGCCTCCGGGCTCTTGCCGTCAGAGGCGCGGCGGAGCAGTTCGGCGCGCTCCTTCGGGTCGAACTGCGGCCGCTGGACCTGCGATCCGCTGTCGGCGCCCTCCCGGATCCGCTCCATGGCCTTCGCCATCGCCCCGGCGTCGTACTTGTGGAACATCTTGGCCACCGGTCACCTCCGCTATCGAGACGTCCAGGAACCCGGCGCGCACCCTGGTCACCGCGACCAGGAGCGGGCCGGGCGTCAGACGAACTTGACCTTCTCCCGGTCGGGCCGCCAGGAGGACGTGTGCGCGCGCTGGCGCGCCTGCATCTCCGGCTCGGTCGTCACGCCAGGCGGCGCCACGAACATCACCCGCCAGCCCGGCGCCTCGGGGAGCGCCTTCTCCACGTCGGCGTGGGACTGCGCGGCCAGCGAGCTCTCCGCCTCCACCCGGACGCGCTTGAAGTCGTCCTCCGCGGCGGCGTGCTCCCCGACCTCCTTCTTGATCAGGACGACGTCGAAGACCTCGAGCTTCACCGGGTACCTATCCTTCGGCTGCTGCGACATGCTTCGGAGGATTGCACGGATCTACCACCTCGTACACCGACAGCTTCGCGCCGGGCTGCACCACGAGCAGCGCCGAGAAGTGCGGGTGCACCAGGTTGCCGAGCACCTGCGCCATCTGCTCGAGCTTCAGGTGAGAGAGCTTCAGCCGGTCGGCGTGCTCGATCGCGAACACGAACGCGCGCCGCTCGGGACCGACGTCGAAGCGCCACTTCCTGACCGGCACCTCGAGCGGCAAGATCGCCGGGGCCACCTCGTCGATGCGCAGCTCGCGACCCTTCTTCCGCTTCTTCGCCACGCTACTTCGACCTCTTGAAGTACTCGACCTGCTGCTCGTGCTTCACGGCCTCGGCCTTGGTCGCGAACGTCCCGAGGTTCCTGTGGCGCCCGGTCTTCGGATCCTTTTTCTTCGACACGAGGTGATACTTCCCGTCGACCCTCTTGATCATGACTGGATCACGTGGCCGAGCAGGGTGGCGGCGACGAACGCCGAGTCCTGATTCTTGCAGTCGCCGAACGGGTAGACGGTGACGCTGCCGTTCTGCGCGATCACCGCGATCAGGACGCCGCGCGTGTCGGGGTCGTCGGAGATCTGGGCCAGCGCCTGGACGCCGTCGCGGACGTGGTCGGTGTTCGGGGTCTTCAGCGCCCGCACGACGTTCCGACGGTCCTCGTCTGCCACACCTCGACGGATACAACGGAACGACCACGCTGTCTATCGCACGTTGTGGTCGCGCTTCGCACTGCGGGAGGAGCCGGGGCGCCACCAGCGGTCGATGGCCGCCTTGCAGAACCACGTCGCCATGATGCCGTCGGAGGTGCTGTACTTCGGGTAGAGCCGGAACTCGCGGGAGAGCACGCACCAGGCGCAGTCGTGCCCCGTCTCGTGCCCCTCCCACTCGCCGCTCGGGAACGCCCAGCTGTGGTTCGCGAACTCCACCTCGAGCCCGGGGAGGCCGAACGCGGGGTCGGCCTTGTTCCGCCCGGTCGTGTGGGCCTCGACCTTGTTCCACCAGGGGAAGGCCGACTTGCCCTTCTTGACCCAGTCGATGATCGCCTCCTGGTAGGCGTTGTTCTCGACCATCACGTACTGGAGGTTCGGGTGGTGGGAGCAGACGTCCGTCAGGACCTCGGCCGTCTCCGGGGAGCTCCAGGCGCCGGCCCTGGCCTCCACGGGGATCCGGATTCCGTTCGCCGTGTCGACCGCCACCGCCACGATGAAGTTGCCGGGGCGGCTGGCGCTGGAGAGGTCGACCCCCACGTAGGTCGGCAGCGCGCGGCGCCACACCTCGGACAGGACCAGGCCGGGGGACAGGCAGGACGGGAAGCTGGGGAACTTCAGGTCCCCTGGCTTCACCACCTGCATCCGGAACCCCTGGAGCCACATGGCCGAGCCGCCCACCTCGCGACCGCTGGCCTTCGCCTGGAGAACCTCGAGCGGGAACTTCTCCTCCCACCGGGGGAGCTCGGGCAGCTGGAGCTTGGGGACGGCCCTCATGCCCCCGAGGGTACTACAGCCGCAGGACGTGCCCGGCGACCTCCCAGAGCGTCACCAGGAGGCCGGCGCCGAACGCCAGGCGCCCCATCTCCTGGACCTTGGGGTTCGAGGCCAGGGCGTAGACCAGGACGCCGACGATGCAGGCCAGGAGGGGGATGAGGATGATCATGGCCCCCACCTTGGGGTACGGCGGCCGATACGGCAAGGGGCGCCTGGCTCACCGGTTCGCGCCGTACGGGGCGTTCTCGTCCCGGGCGTCCGGACGTACCGGCGGGCTCCTGCGCGCCCCTCAGGGGCGCGGGCAGGTGCCGAGGTTGCCGTTCGTGTCGTAGCAGACACCCTGGTCGCCGCCCGTACCTGGCGGTACGGAGCCTCCGGATCCGCTCGCCCCCGGCGTCCCACCCGTCGAACCGACCGATCCGCCGGTACCCAGTGGAGGCGCCCCCACGGATCCCCCGGGACCTGCTCCGGTACCCGCAGACCCACCCGGGGCGCCTCCGCTGGACACCGGCGCGGTACCGGCGCGGCCGCCCTCCTCGCCCCCCGCGGCCCCGGCCGCCCCGCGGGAGAGCTTCCCCGGGGTGGCGCCGGTCGCCCCGCCGAACGGCATGGCATCCACACCGCAGGCGGACAGGAGCAGGAGGACGACCAGGGGCCTCACTCGCACGCCTCGACGGCCGCCACGCGGGCCTCCAGGCGACGCACCGACGTCACGGTGAACCAGATGTCCACCACCTGGCAGGCGAGCACCAGTATCACCACGACGAGGGTGGCCGCGCGGAGCATCAGAGCGCCTTCACCGGGACGTAGTCCGGCGCGGCCGCCATGCGGATGTCCGCCACGTCGAACTGGAACATCCGGCCCGCGTTCCTCATCCGCTCGTATTCTGCGACGACCGCGTCAGTCACGCGAGCGCGCTCCTTGATGACGGCGCCCTCGCGCTCCCTGGCAAGGTGGAGCGCGTCGGCGATGGCGCGCTCGCACGTCGCGCTCGCGTGACGGACGCGCTGCTCCGCGGCGGCGACCTTCTCGAGCGCCGCGCTCTCGGACGCCAGGAGCTGCTCGACGCGGGCGTCGTGGTCTTTGGCGGACCGCGTGAGCTGCGCATGGATGACCAGCAGGGCCTCGTAGTCCGCGAACAACGCATTGTTCTTCGCGGCGAGCGCGTCTCGCTTGTCGCGGACTTCGTCGAGGACGCGCAGCGCCTGCGAGCGGTCTTCTTGGTTCTCCCTCGCGCGCTTCTCCGCGTCCTTGACCCTGGTGACCAGCTTGTCGTTGATGACGTCGATCGCCAGGTCGATGTGGCGCCGCGCCTTCGACAATTGCTCGGGGACCAATAGGTGCTGCTGCTGGAGGTCGAAGATCGCACCGGAGATTCCGACGTGTGCCTCGGTCAGGTCATTCGTGACGGACGCGACGTCTTGGTCTTGCTCAACAATCGTATTCGCTGACTTCGGCGGCTGGCACCACGTCAGCCCGTCTACGCTCGCCCACCCGCACCTGCGACACAGCCACGTCGACGATGCCATCGACAATCCCGGCACGACGTACTCCGGCGTGCCGCACTCGACGCACTTCGGAGATCCCGCCTGCACCGAAGCGTTCGTCAGCTTGACCTCGACGCCGCCGGCGCGATTGAAGTCGTGGGCGATGATCCCCTTCGGGAGGTGGCAGACGAGGCACCTGATGACGCTGGTGTCGCTCGCGTCCAGGAGGGTGAACCGGTGCGGCGTCTTACGCATCTTCTCGACCCTTTCCAGGATCGCCGAACCGATGAACTCCACCTCCTCCGGCGCCTCCTTCGACTTCATGTACACCGCGTACTCGGCCAGCAGGTTCGCGACCGACTCGAGCGCGACCGACTGCCTCTTCGCCTCCACCAAGATCGCCTCGGCGTGCTGCTTCTGCGCGGCGAACAATCGCTCCCGATACTCGACCTCTCGCTCTTCTGGGCTGCTCATCGTCTCCGTCCTCCTGGGAGACATGTTGGCCGGCCCCGCCGAGTCCCCGCCGGGCTGCCGCGCGCGGCGACCTCCGGGGGGCGACGCGGTGGCGGTCCATACCAGAGCAAGCTATCCGGCCGAGCAGGCGCGGATCCGTCAAGTTATGACGCGGTCGAGCTACGCCAGCGCCAGGTCTGACGGGATGCCGGCGGCGACCATCAGGCGCCGCTCGACCTCGAGCCAGTCCACGCAGTTGAACTGCGCCGCCAGGCCGAGGTGCTTCCCCGTGGCGCCGTAGTCGAGCTCGTAGGCGTGCTCGTGGCAGTCGACCGCCAGGAGGATCTGGCAGCCGGGCGGGACGCCGCGCGACTCGCCCTCCACCAGGGCGGTGATGACCCGGCGCTCCCTCGGGTCCCACGCCGCCAGGGACCACCCGGACGTGCTGCCGGCGGCGGCGCGCAGGTCCGCCAGCCAGGCGTCGGTCGAGCCGAACGCCTCGGCCGCCAGGAGCGCCGTGTTCAGGCCGAGGTACCCGCCGGCAGGCGGGGCCAGGTTCTCGAAGTGCAGCTCGTGCAGCCTCACCGCGGCGTGCAGGTCGGGCAGGCGGCGCAGGATGGCGCTGTGCTCCGAGTAGGCGGCGCGCGCCCCCAGGTAGTCGCCGACCGTCTCCGTCAGCTGCTGGTACGGCTCGCGGCGGCCGAGCGCCGTCACCTTCGGGTCGCCGTAGAACCTGCCCCGGTCCACCACCAGGCGGGCCACCACCTCCAGCTTGCGGGCGGCGCCGGTGCCCTCCTCGTACTCGCCGGGCCGCACGCCCGCCAGCCACACGGCGAACGTCTCCGCCCAGTCCTCGTCCGGGTGCTTCTGGGGGTAGTGCGCCAGCTGGCCGGGCCCGGGGCGGGACAGGTGGACCACGTAGTCCTCCGCGGCCGCCGCGTCGGGCTCGTAGGCGTCCTGGTAGGGGGCGCCGAACGGGCCGAAGGCCTCCTCCCAGCCGGGCGCCTCCCACCCCTCGTAGGCGTAGAGCAGCGCGTGGGCGTACTCGTGGCGGAGGATCCGCAGGACGTCGTCCTCCGTGAGCTTCAGGCGCCGGTCGTTCACCATGCGCCAGGTGGCCTCGCTCCCCAGGTACCAGGGGAGGTTCACGCTGGTGGCGCGGTCCGTGGTCCAGAAGTCGTCGCCGCCCAGGTAGAAGTTCGGCCACCAGGTGATCCCCTTGGACCTGGTCTCGGCGCGGAGCCGGGCGAGCGCGTCGCCCAGGCGGCCGCCCTCGAGCGACAGCTGGAGCTGGCCGATCGGCGTGTCGAGGACGCGCTGGAGGTCACCGGCGGGCAGCGAGAGCGCGGCGGGCGGCACGGCCGCCGACACCAGGCGCAGCTGGGAGCGCGCGGCCTGGAGCTCGCGCGCGGCGCCCTCGTAGAGCGCCAGGTGCTGGTCGAGGGCGCGGTCGGAGAACCCGGGGAGGCGCCCGAGCAGGCGGGGGCGGTAGTCGGTCACCGCAGCCCCAGGTACTTGTGGGTCTGGACCGACAAGCGCCAGCCGTACTGGCGGCACCACTCGACGCACCGGGCGGTGGCCTGGGGGGACTGCGACAGCGGCTGGAGCCACACGGGGATCCCCGGCCGGTGCCACCCCATCGCCAGCAGCTCCCGGAGCTCGTCCACGTGGCGCTGGGTCGCGGTCGGGTGCTTGATCTCGTCCGCCCGCTCGACCGCCTCCCGGACGACGGAGAGCCCGCCGGCCTGGAGGATCTTCGGGCTGACCGTCACCCACGCGTCCTTGGTCACCATGACCGGCGTCGTCCCCGACGTCTCGACCTGGACGCGGAGCCCGCGCGCCTCGAGACCAAAAGCCAGCGGCTCCAGGTCGTAGTCGGCGGGCTCACCGCCTGTCAGGACGACCAGGCGCGCGCCGCGCGCCGCGCGCACCACCTCCTGGACCAGGTCGTCGGTGCCGACCTCCGCGTACTGCGGCGTCGCCACCTCCGTCTTCCCCAGCATCCTGGCGAGCGGGACGAAGTTCTGGTCGGAGAGCTCCCACGTGTGCTTGGTGTCGCAGAACGCACAACCGACCGAGCAGCCCTGCAGGCGCACGAACACCGCCGGCAGCCCCGCGTTCGCGGCCTCGCCCTGGACAGTCAGGAACACCTCGTTCACCGGGTAGGTCACGCCGTCACGCTCGCCGCGCACTTGCGCGTCTCCTCGAGCGTCACGCCCTGGAGGCTGCACCCCGTTCCGGCGAGCTGCGCCGGGCCGACCACGAACACCAGGTGCTGAGCCAGGTTCTCCGCCGTGGGGTTGAACCCCACGACCGCGACGGTCGGGTCGACCGCGCGGATCACCGCTAGGTCGGGGTCCTGATCCCACAGGACCATGCGGTGGTCCCAGTTCTCCTCGAGCCACGCGCACAGGCGGTCCCTCACGACCGAGAAGTCGACCACCCTGCCGACGGCGTCGAGGCGGTCGGAGACCACGTCGAAGTGGGCCCTGTAGTTGTGGCCGTGCAGGTTGCGGCACTTGCCCTCGTGCCCGACGACCCGGTGACCGGCCGAGAAGTCGTGGTACCTCGTGATGGCGATCTTCATGTCGAGCGTGTTGGCCGCGCCAGGGCCAGGAACTCCGCCCGCGCGGCGGGCTTCTCCAGGAAGGCCCCGCGCATGACGCTGGTGACCATCTCCGCGGACGAGTCGCGGACCCCCCGCCAGGTCATGCACATGTGGCTCGCGCGGACGACCAGCGCCAGGCCGCGCGGCTCGATCATCTCCTCCAGCAGGTCGGCGAGCTGGATGGTCGCCTCCTCCTGCATCTGCGGCCTGGCCATCACCCACGACGTCAGGCGGGAGAACTTGGAGAGGCCGATGAGCTTCCTGTCCGGCAGGACACCCACCCAGGCGCGCCCCACGACCGGGACCAGGTGGTGCGAGCACATGGACCGCACGTCGACCGGGCCCACCGCGTAGACCTCGTCGAGCTCCCTGGTGTTCTCGAAGCTGGTCACCGCCGGCACCGGCTCGTAGCGGCCGCACATGACCTCGCGTACCAGCATCTTGGCCACCCGCTCGGGCGTCTTCTGCGAGCCCGGGTCGCGGTCGACGTCGATGACCAGGGAGCGGAGGAGGCCGCGGACGTGACCGGCGACCTCCTCCTCGATCCTAGTCAGGTCACCCGGCTGGACGGCCCGGCTGACGTTGTCGTTGGAGAGGTACGGGAGGCCGGCGGCTTCAAGCCGTCCCCTGATATCGTCGGACGTCGCCACGTCAGCGACGTTATCAGGCCGCCGGTGCGTACGCGACCGGATCGACGGCGCCGGACTTCTCGAACGCCTCCAGGCGCTCGCGGCACGACCCGCACTTGCCGCACGCGAACGCGCCGCCCTCGTAGCAGGTCCAGGTGTGCTCGAACTTGACCCCGAGCTCGAGCCCGCGAGCCACGATCTGCTGCTTCGTCATGTCGCGGAACGGGGCGATCAGCCCCATCTGCTCCTTGCGGTGGCCCTCGGTCCCCAGGAGGAGCGCGCGCTCGAGCGCCTGGAGGTACTCGGGGCGGCAGTCCGGGTAGATGTAGTGGTCGCCGGCGTGGACGCCGAGCGCGACCGCGTCGCACCCGGACGAGCACGCGATGCCCCACGCGATCGAGAGCATGATCGTGTTCCGGTTCGGCACCACGGTCTGCCGCATGGTCTCCGCCTCGTAGTGACCGTGCGGGACCGGGACGCTCGGGTCCGTGAGCGCGGAGCCGCTCAGGAGCGCGCCCAGGCCCGGGAGGTCGATCACCCGGTGCGGTACCCCCAGGTCGCGCGCGACCGTCGCGGCAGCCACCAGCTCGCGCTTGTGGCGCTGGCCGTAGTCGAACGACACGGCCTCGAGCTCGTGGCCAGCGTCCACCAGGTGGTGCGCGAGCACGGCGCTGTCGGCGCCTCCAGACAGGATGATCAGAGTCTTCATGTGGTCCCCCTCTTCATTTCGAAATCATAACCGTGCAGTAACCTCGCCACGTCTCCGTTGCCAGCCGACGCGGCCATGAACAGCAGCGTACCCAGAGATCGCTGGACGTCGAGCGACATCCTGACCGCGCTCATCGCGTTGACCATGCGGTTCCCCGAACCGACCGTCGACCAGCCGCTCGCGTCTCGCGCGAACACCGCTGGGTCGACGCCGTAAGACCTGATCAGGTCCACCACGCGCTTCGTCGGCCTCTTCGCGAAGTCCGCCTTGCTCAGCTTCACCGACATCCCGGCCCTGTCGTACAGGACCAAGCCGCCGTACATAGCCACCTCCCACGTCGACGAGTCACACATGTACGGCCGGTAGTGCTTGAGGAACTCGACCGAGGTGAAGCCCAGCCAGTGGCAGCGACGACTCTTCACCCGCTTCATTACCCCGTTCACGAAGCCCTTGTTCCCCGGCGTCCCCACCAGTCCGCCGACCCCGACCACGTCACTCGTCTCGTAGTAGTCGTCGATCACAGATAAGTCCTCGCCGCGGGTGAAGATCGGCACGGGCTTGAAGCCCCGCTTCACCATCGTGAGGTAGTTCCGCATCGTCCCCGCCGGGTCGCCAACCACGTCGAGCGTGAAGTAGCGCCACGGCTTAAACGGCATCGATTCGATGAACCTGCAGTAGTCGTCGACCTCGATCTTCTTCTTCGCCTTCCACGCGGTGAACGCGCCGGAGTCGAGGAGGAACCGGATCTTCTCCTGGCCGTCCGACAGGATCTTGATCACCCGATCGGACATGTACGGGTACGCGACCAGGACGTTCAGCAGCTCTGACTCGGAACGCGGCGCGATCAAACGATCTTCACCTTCGGGAACCGCTTCACGGCCGCCGCGACCACCTTCGAGACCTTCTCCTTCACAGCCTGGGGGCAGAACACGACGATCTTCGCCAGGATGCCGTCGGTGTTCTCCCCGTGGCTCCTGATGGCGGTGATGTCGCTGTCCCAGCCCGCGGCGATGGAGGCGACCTGGTCGGCGGACCATCCGATGGCCGCGAGCGCGTCCCCGCCGTGGTCGGCAACCGCCTGGAGCATGGACCCGAGGACCTTCTCATCCCACCCGGCGAGCTCCACCAGCCGGTTGTCGGCCAGCAGGTACTGCTCGGCCTCCGCCTCGTTCTCGAACGTCCCGCCGCGCACGACGGGGATCATCCACTCGCCGTCCTCCCCGACCTTCACGCCCCTGGGGACTTCTCCCGGCGTGTCCGACTTGATGAACTCGACCGCTTCCTTGCGGCCGTGCCCCGCCACGATCCTCCCCGTGGCGGCGTCCTCGACCGGGGGGGCCTTGAAGCCCCACCTCCGGATCGACGCGACGATCGTCGGGACGTCGTGCAGTTTCGGGTTCCGCTTCGCCGGTTTGACGTCCGGGAGGCGGACGTATTCGATCCGCACCTCCTCCTGGACCTTCGCCACGGCCACCTTGGTCGCTCTCTTCGCCATGGGAAGAGACGGTATCACGGCGCCGAGCTGCTACGCGCGCGCCACCCGGACGGCCAGGTGGTACAGGCCAGGATCGGCGAAGTCGCCGGCGTCGCACTCGCTGGCGTGCTTCCCGCGGACGTCGAGGCGCGCGTCGACCAGCCTGCCGGCCGGGCGACCACCGTCGCTCTCGACCGCGTCCTTCGCGCTGTCCACCCGAACGTGGACCCAGTAGCTCCCGTCGTCGCAGCGCGCGACGTCCACGTCGCCGCCCGGGAACACGATCCGAACGTGCGTCGGTTCAGGATTGCATCTTTCGCCCAAGAGCCTGATGCCCTGGACCTCCGTCCCCATCTGCTCGACCTTCAGCGTCTTCATGTGACCAGCCTTCCTTCGTGTTCCCTGTGGTGCGTCCTGCAGAACCACCTCACCAGTAACGGCTTCGAGTAGTCCTCGTGATGCGCCTCAACTTTGACCACCGTGCCGCACGTCTCACACGGACCGCGAACGAGCCTTCCGTCCCTAATCGCGTTCCCCACCGCGGTCCTTGCACGATAGCGATCTGGATACAGACCGCGTTGCTTCTTCGCTGCCTCGATTGACCACCGCCGACGCGCCGGCCGTTTGAATCTCTCCCGATCATAGGCACGCTTCGCTTCGACGTTCTCCAGGTATCCCAGACGAACATCGCGCTTCGCGCACACCTTGCACTTGCCGAGGTAGCCGTCTGCCATCTTCGGATGCCGATAGAACAGGCCGACACGCTTGCGCCGATGGCACTTGAAGCAGACCTTCGTTCGTTCCGCCCCCGGGGACTCCCCCGGGGGCTTCGTCAAAAGGGAGGTCATCGTCCCCCGCCGCGAAGTCCGGCTCGTCATCCTTGGCCGCCGCGTCGCCGTGCGGGTCCGGGTTCTCGAGGTCATCCCCGCGGTACCCGCTCCGCGCGTCGTCCCCGATGTTGGCCTGGCGCGGGCGGGCCCGCTCCCCGCCGGAGCTGGCGGCTGGGGCGCCCTGGCCCCAGCCCTTCGCCTTGGCGAGCCACTCGGCGACCCACAGGTCACCGCGCTGGCCGTCGCCGCTGACCGGGCTGTCCTTGTCGATCCCCCGGAGCGGGACCCACGCGACAGTGCCGTCCGGCAGACGGACCTGGATGGCCTTCTCGCTCGAGCGGAGGACCACCACGCCCGGGACCACCGCGTGCGGCGGCGGGCCCTCCTCCTCCCACTTCCCCACCAGCCAGGCGGAGACCTCCAGGTCGATCACCTCGTCCAGCTCCCCGAAACTCTGGTAGCTCGGGCACTGGTTCCGCGACACGAACCGCTCGGTCCCGTCCGGCAGGCGGCAGAGCACGGATCGCTCCTGCTTGTCGGCGGAGCGCCGGTCGATGTTCACGGTCCCCTCGAACATGACCACCTCGTCGCCGTCTCGGAATGGCATCAGTCCCTCCTCACTTGCACCAGATCTCCACGTAGCAGATCGCCACGACCGCGCCGGCAGCCGACCCGACCGCGCAGGCGAACGCGAAGTCGCACGCGAGCTTCAGCGTCCCGAGCCACCCGAACCCGTCTCGCTCTCTCCACATGACTGACCTCCTCACCGGTTCTTGGTCCTGTACGCCATCAGCCTCGACCAGGCCGCGCGCGAGCACGGCGTGCAGCGGTCGCGCATCGTCATGAACGACTGGGCGTCCACCGCGTAGACCCCCGGTTCGCCCTCCCCGCAGTACGCAGATCGGTCGAACGTCCCGGGGACCCAGTGGGCCAGGACCGGGGGGGGAGGCGGCGGGGGCGGTGGCTCGCGCCGGAGGAGCTTCTTCAGCCAGGCGATCATGTCTCCCCCTCCGTGTTGGCCGGACCGATTCCGAACAGGCTGGACTGCGCCACCGGGAACACCGTCGGCGTGACCAGCTCGTTCCCGAGGCACGTCCACCCGGGGCGCTCCGCCCGGGCGAACAGCTCGACCCGCGGCCCCGGGCAGAGCCCCTCGACCAGCGCGTAGAACGCCGCCGGCTTCTCGCTGTGCCGGAGCACGGGGGCGGAGAACGACGACCGCGTGCTGGCGTTGTAGCGGGTCGGCCGGCCGCGCACGGCGAGGATGGCGGTCTCGTGGGAGGCGCGGACGTGGTGGCCCATGCCGAACCAGGGCTTGCCGGTCTTCGTCAGCTTGTTCCAGACGACCTCCGACTTCGGCTTGAACCCCCAGGCCCGGACGACCCGGTAGGCCTCCTCCACCATCGCGGAGACGCGCCACAGGAACAGGTAGGCGTCGTCGGCGATCGGGGGGAGCGGGATGCGGCAGAGGTCGTCGACCGACATGACGTCGTAGTTCCTGGCGGCGCCGCGCTTCTCCCCCGAGAGCTGGTCCGAGAACGCCCAGGGCGGGTCGGCCACCACGCACGCGAATGGCTCTTGGTTCAATTCCTCCTCCGCATTTTCCTGGTTCGATTCTGGCGAGAGATAAATTTCAGGAGCTCGTCGTTCAAGATCGCCTCGCAGCCTTCCCTGTTCCCGAAGTACTTCACGGGGCCGTGTGTCACCTGCTCCCCGACGTCGAACTCTTGCGCGAAGGCGACGATGACGACGTCGGAGTATTTCATCAGCAAAAGCCGAAGTTCCTCCTGCAATTCATTGAGGCGGCTCATCGCTGCCCCAGCGCGAAGACGACGCGGTCGCGGGCGACGTTGATCCGCGCCAGCTTCTGCGTGTCCCCGCCGCGGTCCGGGTGGTTCTCGAGCGCCAGGCGCCGGTGCGCCGCCTTCACCGCCTGCAGGTCGGCCGACTGCGCCACGCCGAGGACGCGGTAGTCTTCTTCGGACGGCTGCATACCGCGGCGGAATGGGGACGGCGGCGGGGACGGACGCGCGGCCCCCCGCCCCGGCGTCACCCCCCGCATGAACTGCTCGAAGTCCTTCCAGCTACCCTCGAACACCGTCTCCCTCCAGGGCGACTTCCTTGGCGGGATGAAGAACGGGCACCCCGGCCGGTGGTCCTTCGGACCCATCGACGTGTTGCTCGAGCACGTGCACCGCGGCTCCGCTGGACCGCTGCATGGGGCGCCATCGGCCGCCGCGCGCGCCTTCGCCTCGACGTCGGCGTCCACCTTCGTTCGCGCCGCGAATACCTTCGCGAGGCCCCTGTCCGGCTCGATGCGCGCGCCGAGCGACTTGAGCTTGTCGAGCACCAGGTTCGTCCACGAAGTGTCGACGACCCACATCTTCGCCATCGGGTCCCACCTCCGCGCGTGGCCCGGGGCAGCCATCTTCACGGCGTCGACCAGGTCCTGGCGGAATCCGAACGAGAGGACGTCCCTGTCGCCGAGCCCCGGGACGGTGACGCGCGCCCACCGGACCGTCGGCGGCATCACGCTGCACCCACCGCTAGGGCGCGCACCAGACGCATGAACCGCTCCGGGTCGCCGTCGATGAGCCGGGACGCCCCCTCCGAGCAGAAGTACATGGCCGTCGCCGAGTCCCACCCGAGCCCGTGCTTGGCGCACCAGGCGGCGAGGGACTCGTAGTCGTGGGCGTAGCTCACGCACGCGGTCGCCTCCGGAGAGACGTCGGCGAGGTGGCGGGCCAGCTCCTGCTCGTGCGCGGTGAAGCAGTGGTACCCGCCGCGGTAGCCGGCGTAGGCAGGACGGCGCGCACCGGTCTCCGGGCAGCGAATCTCCACGCAGCGGATCAGGACCCCGCGGTAGAGCACCTTGTCGCCAGGGACGAGCCCCGTCACCGGGGGCGCAGGCGGAGGGCCCCCGCCGACCTCCGCCTCCACGTGCGCCTCCGCGCGCGCCAGCAGCTTCGACACCTCCCAGCCCAGCTCGTCGCTCACGACTTTGCCTCCTTTCGAGCGATCCCCTTGCGGATCCACAGGAGCAGCCCCAGCACGTCCACGTTGGTGACCCAGTGGCTCTCCTGGACGAACTCCCGCAGCTTCTGGGAGACCGAGATCAGCCTCGCCACCTCAGCGGCCTCCGGGTACGCCGGATCCACCCGGGCCACCACGCGGCCTGCGACGTCGACGACGTTCAGCGGAGACCCGCTCTCCACGTCCCAGTCCGACTCGAGGACCCACATCTCTGCCGGGTCGCTCACGGCGCGCTCCGGGGCATCGGCTTCCACTCCGGCAGCGGGACCTTCACTTCGAGCGCGGCCTGGGTCTGGCAGTTGCCCACGTGCGTCCCGGCCTTGTATCCGCGGTTCAGCACCCACCGGACGACGCCGAGCTTCGACGAGCTGACCTTCGCCCGTCCGCCGTCCACCAGGAGGACCTGCGCGCAGGGATCCGCCAGGACGGGGTTGAGCGGGATGACCACGTCGCCCTCGACCATGTCGTAGACCGCCAGGCACCGGGCCTCGTCCGTGGCCTTGAAGCACAGGGCGCGGTCGTGGACCTTGAGCGCGGTCGACAGGAGCCGGTAGTCGTGCCCGCGGATGCAGGCGGCGTCCCTGGCCGAGCACTCCGTGGCCATCGGGTCCGGCAGGTCGGGGCCGTACATGACCGGCTTCGGGTCAGGGCGGAAGTAGGGTATTGGGTCGCTGGCGAAGGCGTAGCCGGAGGCCGCCAGGACGACGGCGGCGCACATCAAGTTCAGGGCTCGGTTGTTCTCTCGCATGGGGTCTCCTCCTGGGTTGTTGGCCGGGCGCAGCGCGGGCGGCGCCGTCCCGGCAGATCCTACGGCAGCGGGCGGGCGCCGAGCCGGCCGAGGAACTCGGACCGGGCGCGGGCCAGGCGCTCGCGGTGGATGTCGGTCACGGCTGACAGGTACGCCGCCCGCTCGCTGCGGCACCAGCGGTTGTAAGCGAGCTCCGCCTTGACCAGGTCACTAGCCATCCGGAAGCAGGAGCCGTGGGGGAGGCGGAACCCCGGGTGGCCGCTCTCGATCCGGACGAACCACCGGGCCGCCTCGAACGCGTCGTGCGCCAGGACCACGGCCCCGGTCCGGCGGGCGCGGACCTGCCACTCGTGCTCGGCGTACATGGCGGCCCGGCCCGGCGGGTCGTAGAAGGCCACCTCCGCCAGGCGGCCGGAGAGGCGCCCCGCGCGGAGCAGCTCGGCGGCGGCGCCGGCGACGTCCTCGGCGTCCCCGGTCAGGGCGGCGCACCGGGGGCACCACCCATCGACCGCCGGGCCGGCGTGCCCACACGGGAGCGCGTCCGGACCATCAGACAACCCGCCGCCATCGACGCCGTCAGACGGGTCGCGCGGCATCTCCGGAAGAGACGTCCCCGATGACGATCGAGCCTTCACCAGGGCTTCGTACAGGGGGAGGTCGAAGTGCGGCTGGCCCACCACGTGACCGGGTCCGGACACCACGACCACGCGCTCCCCAGGTAGGTCACGGGCGGTGGCATAGGCCCACCCGTCACGCCTCCGGTACCGGGACACCTCTAGCGCTAGCCACGGAGACCCGCTGCGCTGGCAGCGAGCGGCGATAGTCCGCTTCGCAGTGTGGACCAGGATACCGGGGTTCACAACCGCACCACCCGGCGCTCGACCACCGTGACCGGTTCGCCGTACGTCACGGTCGGCTCGTCTTCGAACTCGACCGTGGGGGTGGAGGCCGAGGAGTGGACCACCATGGCCGCCAGGTGCGACCAGATGTCAGTCGCCGGCTGCAAGGCCAGGGGGGCGAGGCGGGGCACCTTCCGTTCCGTCGTCGTTTCCATGACCTAGATACTACCGTAATTAAAACTAGAACGCAAACGGGAATCGTCCGACGGCTATTCCCAGGCTTCCCCGGGCATCATTCGGACGCACAACTCCGCCGGCCACTCCTCCGGGTCACCGCCCTTCGTGCTGCGGATCGGGTAGGCCACAGGGGCGCTCCCTCCGCCGGCCATGGCGAACCCGGGCTCGATGACCGAGTCCACCCTGACCGGGACGGACCCGTCGACCGGGCGCTTCCCCAGCTGCTTCACGAACACCGGGACGCCGGCGTCCCGGCATTGGTCGACGATGTCCCCGATCCACCCGATGTCACAGGGGCGCGCGCGTTGCCCGCTCTCGCCTCCGACGACGACCCAGTCGATGCGCGGCGCGACCGGGCGATCCTCCTTGTCATCCAGCGGGAACAGCTCCTCGTCCGAGTACTCCTTCCCCGTCAGCGCCTCGACCATGTCCCACTGCGCTCCCGCGTGGTTCGCCGGGATCCGCTGGAAGTCGATCGACTCCAAGAGAGGCTCCGCGCTCACCCACCGTACGGCGGCCGGGCAGCTCAGGAGCAGCGGGATCCGTTCGTCGGCGCGGCGCCGGTCCTCGCAGCTGACCCCCAGGTGCACGTTCGGGAGTGGCCACGCGACTGGCTTCTGCCAGGCCACGAGCAGCGCGGCTTGGCCAGGCAGGTCGACCAGCACCCGGCTCGCCTGCATGAAGCAGCCCATCACCGGTTCCGCCGGGGCGACGAGCTTCAGGCCGGTCCTGACGTCCGCGCCGACCATCCCCCCGAGCCACCGGAAGAACTCAAGCGCGCGGTCAGGGCGCTTGGTGAGGACCTGGTGCGTGTGCTGAGGCGTCGCGGCCATCACCCCGAAGCACGCGGCGACCCACTCGAACGGGACCCAGTCGCCGAACATGTCGGTCATGTCGCACCAGAAGATCTTCGTTGGCTTCTTCCGGCGCAGGACCTCGCCGAGCTTCTTCGGGTCGAGGTACACCTCCGGCGCGTCCTCCCCGCGCTGCTCCTGGAACTGCGGCAGGCCGAACCGCGGCTGGAGCCGCGAGCTGTAACAGTTCTTGCAACCAGGCGACACCTTCACGCAGTAGTGACCGGTGCGCCCGTTCAGGCGCGCGCGAAAAACATTTTGGGACCAGTCCGTCCACTCTATGCTGGTGTCGCCCATCTTCGTTTACTCCGCCGCCTTCTTCTTGCGGCTGCGCTTCGGCTTCTCCTCGGCGACCTCTTCAGCGGGCGCCCCCTCACCGTCATCCGCGCCGTCGATCATCTCCTGGCGCTCCTCCGCCGCGAGCGCGCGCGTCTCCGCCACCTCGTTCGTGTCGAGGCGGATCGTGCGCACGACGTTGCGCTTGAAGTCCTTCTCGTCCACGCAGTCGACGTTGCGCTCGTCACCGCCTGCCTCGAGGTCGGCGAGCACGGCGTCGAGCTTCGTCTTCACCTCCGCGAGCTCCTCCTTGTACATGTCGGCGGCGGCCTTCTGCTTCGCCTTGATCTGGTCGAACTCCTTCTTGAGGTGACCGGCAGACCGACCCTTCTTCTCGATCTCCTTGTCGGTCATCTCCACGCGGAGCTGCTTCTTGTACTTCTTGCCTCGGACGACGTCTTCACCCATTCGATCCTCCCTTCAGTTCTTGTTTGTTCGCGGCGGTGTTCACCTCGCCCGCCGCCAGGCGCTCGTCGATGTGCTCGAGCCACTTCACCGTCATCGCTCCGACCTGGATCAGCTCCTTGCGCAGGTCAGCGAGCGACCGCGCGTCGAGCGCCTCCGAGACCTCCTCGTCGAACACGTCGGTGTGCGTGAGGATCCCCTCGCGCGTCGCGCGTTCGCACCACGCCTGCGCCATCCTCCGGTACGTCACGCGCGCGTGGCAGGTAGCGACTCCGTCCGGGAGGCGGATGCTGTCCGGGTAGAGCTCGCGAGCGCGGAGCAGCTCCGCCTCGATCTCCGTCGCGATGAGGAACCTGTTCGGAGCGATCACCATCCTCAGCGCCGGCAGCTCCGTCTTCCCCGTGAGAGTGAACGACGTACCCGGCGGCATCGCGACGACGCTCGGCGGTTCGTACTTGACGGAGACGTTCTCGAGCTTCTTCACCCGATCGGACAGCGCGTGGAAGCGCCCGTCGTGCATGTCGTTGTAAGTACCGCAGGCGTCGCACGGCTTGCCGCTCACGAAGCGTTCTCCCGGTGCGCTGCCTCGACCTTCTCCTCGATCTGGGAGCGCCACCGCTCGGTCATGAAGTCGCCGATCGCCCGGCCGGCCCGGTAGAGCCGGTGGCGGACGTCCTCGTCCGGGTGTCCCTCGCAGATTGCCGCGAGGGCGCCCTGGACCATCAGGGACACGACGGCCCCCGTGTCCATCTGCCGCTCCGCCGTGCGGAAGTGCTGCTCGGTCTCCTTCGTCAGGCCGGCGGCGGAGGTTATGACGGCGCCCACCAGGCCGGCGACCGCCTCCGCGGCGACCTCGGGGGCCAGCTTCTGCACCTCGTCGGACAGGCGCTTCGCGCGCTCGGCCGACGTCTCTTGTTCGTTCTCCATGCCGGGGATGTTGGCCAGAGCCCCTACGGGTCCGCCAGCATCTCGGCCACGTTGCGCGAGCACTCGGCCGCGTAGTCCAGGCCCACGTTGTGGGCGTCCTGCTCGTAGCCGGACAGGTCCTCCTTCACGCGCTGCTCGAGCCAGCAGAAGTCGGGGCGCGCGCGGAGCTGGTAGGAGGTGTCCTCCAGGTCCCACGGGGTGGCGATCGCCAGGGCGCGCCCGCCGGGCTCGAGGCGGGACATCCAGAGCACCTCGGTCAGCCGGGTGTTCTTGGCGCGCTTCTCCGGGGTGGTGCTGTTCTCGGCGTCCACGATGTCGTCGAACAGGATGGTCGTGGCGCGAGCGCCGGTGGCCTTCGTCAGGACGCCGCGCGCCTCGATCGTCGGATCGATCGCGTGCCCGCGCCGCTCGACCACCATCATGTGGTCGGTCCACTTGCCGCGCTTCGACCGGCGCGCCTCCGGGAACACGTGGCCGTAGAGCGGCGACTCCATGATCTGCTTCACGGACTGCATGCGGAGGGCGGCGGCGCTGTCACCGGCGCAGACGATCTTGATGCGCTCCTGAGGGTTGTGGCCCACCAGGTACGCCAGGAGCGGGCAGGACAGCGCCGAGCTCTTGCCGTGGCCGAACGGGGCGAAGATCCCCGCGTGCTTCCCGCGGCTCCAGGCATAGTTGATGTGGGCGATCCACCAGAGGTGGATGGGGGCGTAGCGGATGGGCTCACCCTGGTCGTTCCGGACGACGGCGGGGCCGAACTTGTGGAAGTCGTTCCTGGCGCCCAGGAGGAGCTTCTGGCGGGCGGCCCAGACGACGCGGTCCGGGTCTACCAGGGCGACGGCTGGCACGGGGTCACGTGACCGCGGCGGGCGCCTTGGCCTGCAGGACCATGGCGGCCGCCCAGGCGTTGCGCGCCTCGGCGTGGGGCGTGTCCGCGTGGCGGTGCGTGGCTGCCGCGACGCGGTCCCAGTCCGGCGGGGTGGCGGCGAGCTCGCGGCGGAGGACCGTGAAGGCGCGGATCCCGGTGGCGGTCTGGGTCGAGGTCGCGATGCGGCCGGGCCCGACGTTCCAGACGATGTCCACCAGGGCGCGCCGGACGCACAGCGGGAGCGCCGCGAACCCGGGGAACACCTCCGCCAGGGCCGGCAGGAACCGCTGCTCCAGGGCGCGGCGGGCGAGCGTCTCGGGCCCCTCGTCCAGCAGCTCGACGACCGGCTCCCCGCGGTTCTGGTACGAGGCGGCGGCGCGGCCCGGGGGGAGCGACATCACCCGCTTGAACTCGTTGGCCACCTCGACGGCGCCGGCCATGCGCCCGGCGGTGTAGTTCCACCAGGGCGCCGTGGCGGCCTCCGTCCAGGAGCCGGCCTTCTGCCCGATCGCGTAGGTGAACCACCCGGAGGACGAGCTGTCCCGGTAGCCGTACCGGGTGCGGCCCTCCTTGGACGGGTCCGCCAGGTCTGCGATGTAGACGTCGACGTCGTCGGCCATGGGCCTGACGATATCAGAGCGGGCGCTTGGTCGTCTTGGGGATGGTCCCCGGGGCCTCGGGCGGGGGCGGCGGCAGGACCGGGTATGCGTTCGTCACCTGGACCTCGTCCGGGCACTCGGGGCACGCGCGGAGCGACCCGGTGGCGGCGACCCTGACGGACAGGGCGAACACCTCCAGCGGGAGGTTCCGGACCTCGATCAGGGGAGGGTTGTGGAAGTGGCCGCACTCGAGCCGGAACATGACCGACGCGTACTGGAGCCCGTTCACGTAGGCCACTTCGACCAACGCCACGGCGCGGTGCCTCACCGGCGGGCCTCCAGCTGCGCCCTGGCGCGCGCGGCGGCGCGGTCGGCCCGCTCCACCGGGCCGCGCATCGCGAACCAGCCCACGGCCACGTAGAGCGCCAGGGCGGCTCCCCAGAACACGACCGCCACCGGGCGCTTCATCCCGCGTTACCGGAGAGGACCCCGCGGGCGATCCGGTTGAGGCTCTCGCCGGTCGCCTTCCCCATCCCCTCCATATGCTCCAGGTACACCAGCCTGCCGTGCGGCAGGCAGAACCTGCCCGCCTTGTGGTCCGCGCAGAAGGGGCGCCCGCACGCCTCGCCGGCCCTCCGCCCGCGGAGCTCGAACTGGCAGGCCGCGGTCGCCTTCTGCTGGCAGAGCCGCTGTGAGCACCGACCCAGGTCACTCGCCTTCTTGGCCATCGGGACCTCCGTCTTTCGCCTCGGTCTCCGCCACCTTCAGCGGCCAGTATACGCCGAGGAGGTCGCCCTCCCGCACGACGATCACCTCCGGGTGCGCGCGCATGAAGCGCTTCGTCGCGCAGGAGCACGCCTCCGCCGCGCCCACCATGCCGGTCCCGCGGCACTTGGAGTGCCCGCCGAGCGCGTAGGCCGACACGTCCCCGGTCTTCACGGGGCGGCCGCGGGGGACGTCCACGTTGCGCTCCACGGCGCGCGCCATGGAGTCAGCGTTCCGCTGCGCAATCGCCTTCCGCTGGCGCCCGACGAACCCGCCCTTGCTCATCGTAGGTCCTCGAGGAGCTCCTCGACCACGCGCGCCCCCTCGTCCGAGATGCCGCCGACCATGATCTTCCGGTCGAGCCAGTCCTTCACGGCGCGGACCGTCTGCGCGCGCTGCTCCTTCTTCGACACCTTCTCGGTTGCCAGATCGTCATCCATGCCGACCATGTTGGCCGGGCGAGGTCAGTCCCCGCCGAGCATCTCCGGGGTGACCCCCGGGGGGAGCGCCCCGCCGTGGTCGGCCATGTACTGGATCTGCTCGATCGTCACCTTGTGCTTCCCCTTCCCGGCGGCCTCGTCCGGGACGTCTGCCAGGAGCTGGCCGAGCTCGCCGCCGCCCGTCCGCTCGAGCGCGGCCGCCAGCTGGTTCAGCGCCTGGGCCACGTCGAAGATGCTGGGGGCGAACTGCGCGTCTACCGTCAGCGTCTTCGGGATGCGACGGACCACTCGCCCCTTCGCGTCCAGGACCTCCTCCACGTGGACCTGGCGCGTCGGGCGCGTGGTGGTGGCGACCGCCCTGTCGACGTTCTGCATGATGACGGTGACCGCCTTGGCGATGCCGGCGCGGACGCCGCCGGCGATCGTAAGGTAGTCGTCCCGCATCTTCAGGAACCCCTTCGCGGCGGACGCGCGCCCCGAGTCGGTCGACATCGACGCCTGCTGGTGGAGCTTGTCGTGGAGGGCGGCGCGCTCGTCGAGGGGCGGCCACTTGTGCTGGGGCCATCCCTCCTTGATCGCCTTCTTCGCGGTCTTCTCCGTGATGGGGAAACCCTGCTCGCGCATCGCGCGCATGAGCCCCTTCACGGTCCGGTTGCCAGCGAAGTACGTCGTCGCGCAGCGCTCGTAGGTCTCGAAGCTGGTCGGCTTCGACGCCGGCCTCTTGCCCCCCGGGACGGACCGGAGCTTGGGTTCCTTCGGTTCTTCGGGCGGTGCTTCTTCGCTCACGCCCCCCAGGATCACCCGCGCAGGGCGGCGCGGTCAACCGGCCGGAACACCCACCCGGCGGCGCGCAGGCGGGCGAACTCCCCGGACGGCCCCATCCCGGACCACGACGACACCGTCATGCCGCGCCCGCCCGAGTACGGCGGGGCGACCTTGACGACGAACTTCCCGGCGAACTGCCGGTGGGTCGCCAGGTGGGACCCGAACCCGCGCACCCTCACGAGACCACCACCCGCGAGACGGTGCCCAGGTCGCCGGGGGCTATCCGCACCCTCTCGGTCCTCCAGGTCCGAGCCGCCGGGACCATCGTGCTGAACCGCTCGTTGTGCGTGATGACCAGGACCTGCCGGTCGCGCGCCATCTCCTCCAGGAGGTCAGCCGCGCGCTCCACCCCCTCGTTGTCCAGGGGGTCGAAGATCTCGTCGAACACGAGCAGGCCCTCCGCCCCGGCGACCTCCGCCAGGGCCAGCAAGATCGCCACGTCGATCCGGGCGCGCTCCCCGTCCGACGATCCGGAATAGGATCCTCCGCCGGCACCGGTCACCTCGAGCGACACCTCCTCGACCTCCTTGCCGGACGCCTGGACCTTCTTGTCCGTGACCCGGACGGTGATGTCCATGCCGAGCTTGGAGAGCACGCGCGCGGCCGCCGCGTTCAACTGGCCCAGGGCGTCCCGGAACACCCGGACGCGCGCCCCGCGCGGCCCAGCG